GGTCGCGGACGACGGTCCCGATACGCAGCTGGCCGTCCACTCGGTGGACGAGGTCGCCGTCGAGGGTCACCACTTCATCCACGCTGTGACGCGGTGACGTCACCCGAGCAGGACGAACGACGCCTCAAGCTCAACGCGTTGTTCGAGCGCTTCAAGGTTGACGCCGCCGTCGACGCCACGGTGCGTGGTCCCTCGGTCACCCGGTACGAGGTCCGGCTCGGTCCTAGCACGCACGTGCGGGCAATAACCGGCCTCGCCGAGGACGTCGCATACGCAGTCGGCGACGATCGCGTGCGCGTGTTTTCCCCGGTCAACGGCCGTTCGCGTGTGGGAATCGAGCTGCCAAATCCCGTGCGAGACGTCGTTGACCTGTCAACGATCCTCGCCCAGCTGCCCAGCAACCAACACCCGCTCACCGTTCCCATCGGCCTCGACGTCGATGGTGCACTCGTCACGGCTCGCCTCGATGAGCTCCCACATCTGCTCGTCGCCGGCACCACCGGCTCGGGCAAGAGCACCTTCATCAACGCCCTGCTTGTGACCTTGATCCGCAAAACCACACCCGAACGCGTACGACTTCTCCTCGTTGATCCGAAACACGTCGAGCTAACGCCATACGAGGGCGTCCCACACCTCCTCGAGCCCATCCTTACCACGCCCAGCGAGGCCATCGCGGCCCTCGAGCGCCTCGTCGACCTGGTCGAGCATCGCTACGCGTTACTCCGCAGCTACGGAGCGCGAAACGTGTGTGAGCTGCAAGACCCGCCACCCTACGTTGTAGCCGTGATCGACGAGCTCGCGGACCTCGTCTTAACCGGCGGAAAGCGCGTGGAACGTGTTATAGTGCGCCTGGGCCAGAAGGCCCGCGCCGCGGGTGTGCACCTCGTCCTCGCGACCCAACGTCCCAGCGCCGATATCATCACGGGTCTCATTAAAGCCAACGTTCCCACACGCCTCGCGTTCACCACCGCATCCGCTATCGACTCACGTGTCATACTTGATCGTGCCGGCGCCCAGGCCCTTACGGGTGCCGGCGATGGCCTATGGCGGCCCATCGGCTCCTCCAGTCCCACACGAATCCAAGCCCCGAACGTCTCGAGCCAAGAGATCCAGCGCACCGTCGCCTCGGTAACCAACGCCAACGCGCAGAATCACACACGAAAAAACAAGCAACGCGCTGGTCAGAGCGCTTCTCGCCCACCGCGCCCACCGCGCAACGTCGAGGCGGCCGCGCGGAACACCGTTGCCGCGCTCATCACCATACCGGTGTGGATCATCGTCGTGATACTCTTCCTCGCGATCATCTTCCACTAGGCGGCGTCGTCCGCGCCGTCCGCGTCCTCAGCTGACCCGCGGACGCGTGCTGTAGCCTCCTCTGCGGTGTCAGCCTCCGGCCGCCGGACCGTTGGCCGCGCCGTCCGCCGATTCAAGCTGCAGCAGCTCGCGATGCGCCACCGCGAACGCCGTCTGCCGCTGCTCCGCCGAGAGCTCCAGCGCGTCCAGCGTCCGCCCCAGCACCTCGGCGACCAGCCGACCTTCGAGCTCGACCTGCCGTACCAGCCGTTCCGCGACACCGGCGTCGACCGCCGCCTTCGCCGTGCGTGCCAGCAGTGCCCTCTCGGCCCGCGATTCCTTCAGCCAGCGCCGCACGACCGCAGAGTCAACGTCACCGTCCGCCGCAGCCGTCGCCGTCGCCTCGGTCAACTGCAGGTCAACCCAGGCCACCCTCCCAGCTGCCAGCCTCGTCGACAACAGCAGCGCGTCCCACGGCGAGACGTTCAACTCACGTGCGACGTCCATCGCGTTCCTCCAAGCTTCTCGAACGTCCGACGTTTCGTGTGTCCGACACGGTCCCATGCCGTAGTGGTCGGTGTCCTCTCCGGGATACCTCTTACATCGTCGATCCGACCCATCGCTCACAGGTCGACCGCAAAATGGCCCATGTTTTCGTGTCATGATCCGATCACATAAGTCTCGAGTTGACACGTTTCGGGCGTTCAAACCGTGTCAACAGACTAACTCCTCTCCCCGCGCGCTCTCGCGCGCGCGTATAGGCAACTTAGTCAGTTGACACGTTTGGAACCGCCCAAACGTGTCAATTTCTGACTCTCAGTAACAATCACTGCACGTTGGCTACTCTCAGTAACAATCACACGTCCGTTCACTGAATCTTAAAACCCAGCCACTTAAAACCACCCTTATTGTATGAACCACGTGCCTTTTTAAACCCGTGTTCCTTCATTGCGGCCTCAAACGCACGCCGTCGTAGTGGATTCCGTACGTGCTCTACACCCCACAACTGGTACGACGACCACACGTCGTCCGTGTAGGACGAATCAGCGTAACCTTCCACTACGTCTAGCCGGTCGTGGACAAAGCTCAACACAGGATCCGACTCCAACGCGTACTCTGCCTTAGCCTCATCAAGCCACGGCGTGTCACCCAACGACGACTCCTGTTGCCACCAAAGACACCCCCTTACTGCCCACGCAAGCATGGCTCGTTGGGCCTCCTCCGAGTCCTCCAGGTGCGCCTTGATCGCTGGATCACGTTTCACCGGTGTGTGCTGGAACGGCAGGATCAACAACCGCTCGTGCAACGCCTTATCCGCCGACCCAGGCACGTAGTTGGTGGCCATCCACAACTTCGCCTGCGGTCGATATGAGTAACTATCCTTATACAGCCCCCGGGCGTCCATGGTGTCCCCGCCGGTGAACTGCTTAACGAAGTTGTCTGCCATGCGACTTCCCTTCGCCAGCTCGCCCACCAGCACCATGCGCGCGCCTCTAACCTTGTTCAACTTTTCCGCCCTATTAACCTTGGCGTCCAACTGCACGACGTCCGCGTCCCAGGTCGTCGCGTAACCGCCGTCGTGGACCGCCCCCAACGCTCGGTACAACGGCTCCGTGATCGTGCTCTTCGCGGTGTTGGTTGGGCCTGAGATGACCAACATGCACTTTTCCGTGGTGCGGCCGGTCAACGTGTAGCCCGCGAACCGCGCTAACAGCCGCAGCCGGTGCTCGTCACCTTCCAGCGCCTCGTACCGCACCCGGTCCCAGGTCGCGTCCGCCGCGTCTGGGTCGTACGGCGTTGGTGTGCACCGCGTGATGAGGTGCCGAGGATCGTGACCGAGCAGCTCTCCCGTCCTCAGGTTCAACGTGCCGTTTGGACAGTTAAGCAGCCACGGATTCCCATCCAGGCGCGTCACTCCCACCGCGACGTACGCCTTCGCAAAGTCCAACGCGCCGTTCAATCCGCTAGACGACTCGATGCGGTTAGCTCGTGCCATCAACACCTCCCCCTCATCACGACCTGCGTGCTGTCCCGACGTCACCTGCTGCCGCAGCTGGTCCGTGTACTCACCGACCAGCAGCAGCCTCACCAGCTCGGCGTCCGGGGCCCAACGCTTCCCATCAAAGACGAACCACCCGTTCTCAGGCGTCCAGAACGCCTTACCGTCTAGGAACCGCGCCACCTCGATGCCGTTCGCCCGGTCCGTGTTGCGCCACGGGTTCTCGGGTGACCCCCCGGTCGTGGGCAGCTCGACGTCTCTCACCACGGTGTGAAGATCAGGTTCGGACGCCGGTGCTGGTACCGTCATCGTAGGCTCCTGACGTTCTTGTGTTGGTTCGTCGGTAACGAGGACGATCACCGGTCTCGCGTCGCTCGTTCCCGCTGGGTATCGGCAGGCGCTGGTGACCTTCTCCCGAACGTGCGCCTCGGTCCACGGTTCCGCCGAGTCATACACCTGGAACCGCCGCGCGGCCTCCCAACCCAGCCGCTGCATCTCCTCCGGTGACACCGCCCGCGCACGCAGCGACGACATGAACCGAAATAGGAACCACTCCTGGTCACCGTCACCCAACCCAGCCGCCTCGGCGAGCCAGTCCTCCCGACCACCCCCCACCTGTTCCTCGTCGGACCAGCCTCCCGCCCAACCGATCCCAACCCGCCGCTCGACGAGCTTCGCGAGCCAGCGCGGCGTCTCGGCTAGCTCGACCTCGCCGGCGCTGGTAACGCGGTACTCCCCGGCGGGCGTCCACGAGCCCGGTGCGACCGCCTGCCCGCCGTGTCCTCTCGTGTCCAGTCCCGGCCCGAGCGTGTTGGGCTTGGTGACGACCTCACCCTCGGCGGGGTACTGGAACCAGCGGTGCTCGCCTCCGGACGGCGTCCGCACGGTGAAGGTCTCTGGTAACGGCTCGTACCGCGCCTCGAGCTCGCGCAACGTGTCGAATCCGTTAGGCCCCGCTTCGTTGCTGCTACCACCGTGCTGGTCGACGTCGAGGATCCAGATCCCCGACCCGCGCCCCGTCGCGACGCCGACCGTGCAGCCCGCGAACGCCCCGCCCGCTCCCGTCCACCATTCCTCGATGATCTCACGATCCGTCGTCGCGCGTTCGGGCCACGCGCGCAGCACCGGCTTCTTACTCCGCCGGTCGAGCGGCAACACCCGCCAGCCCAACGATGCACACGCCGTTGCGATTCGACCCGGCGCGGGACGTTCCAACGTGCGTCCCAGGTAGGTGTCGGTCATCACCGATCACCGACCTTGCGTGAGGCGTCGCTGCCGACGTCGTCGTTCCGGTTCATATTGCCACGACACGTTGTGCGCGACGAGCCACTTTTGCGCGTCGTATTCCAGTGGTGAACGAAGTTCACGACCGAGGTCGGGAAACTGCCGTTGTACCTCAGCGAGCGTCTCGTTGAATCGAACGATTCGGTGTCCACTACTACCGGTGGTAGAATGAGTCAAGATAGTCCGCCTATCTAGTTGTTACACCAACGGGATCTCCGCTAGCACGGAGCTCGGCGCGATCCGGGTGCCGCGTCCTCCTCGGGACGCGGCACTCGGCTGAAAACGGCCGAACGGCCAGCGTACGGCCCGTCGTTCGTCCCGCGCTGTCCTCGCACACACCGCCGGTACGCTGGTCGGATGACCACCAACGCATCACGCGCACGCACCCTTGCGCTCAACACCGCGTCCTGGCGTAAGTCCTCGTTCTCCGGCGGTGGCAACGACTGCGTGGAACTTGCCGTCACCCCGGCCGCTACCGGCGTCCGTGACTCCAAGAATCCCGGCGGTGGCTACCTGGTCCTGCCGGACGCGGCGCGCCTCGCTCTCTTGCGCCGCGTACCGACGGCACCGGCCGCGTGACGTCCGGCGCTACGCTGGTCCCATGACGACACGGCGTAGGTCTACGTTTGCTGGCGCCGCGGGCGCGTGTACGGAGCTCGCCACCTGGCGTAAGTCCACGTTTTCCTCCCCTAACGTCGGCGTGTGCCTCGAGCTGGCTACCTGGCGCAGGTCTTCCCGATCCGGCGGCGGCAACGACGACGTGCTCGGCGTCCGCGACTCCAAGCGCCCCGCCGCCGGCGCCCTGGTCCTCCCCGGCACCGCTCGCCGCGCGCTGCTGGACTACGCGCGCCGCGCGTAGCTCCGGGCCGTACGTAGCTTCTCGGCACGCTCTCGGCGCGCGCGCTTTCGGCACGCGCGCGCGTGAGTCGTTCCCGGCCTCGCCGCCGCGCCCGTGACCGGCCGCGCTCGTTTGCTCAGGCAAATCGCGGGCGCCGCTAATGTGATATAATCAGCTGGTACGGACGGAACGAACGATCAAGGGAGAACAAGTGATTCACACGATTCACACGACTCACACGCCTGATCAACTGGTCGACGACCGCGAGGTCGACCGCTCGATCCTTATCACGGTGCACGACGGCTTCAGCGTCATGGCGTACGACGCGCGCTCGAACCCGCCGCGCCTGCTGCTCGGATTCGACCTGCAGGACGACGAACACGGCCTTCCCGACGTCCAGCGAACCGTCGACGCGCTGCTCGAGCCGGTGCGTGCGCAGCTGGTCTCCCAGCTGGTTCGCACAGCCGTCGAGGTTCCTACCGTTGGTCAGCAGGTGACGCTCGTCGCCTGGACCGACCCCGACGACCCGACCCTCTCCTCGCCGCGCCAGCACGCCGTCGTGTTGGACGTCACCGACGTCCGCACCGGCTCGACGATCCTCGTGCAGCTCCACGAGTACGACGACGACGACATCGACGACGGCGTTCGTGAGGTGCCGCTCGACCAGCTCGAGGAAATCACCTGATGGATCTAACCTGGGTGATACCGGTCCTGGTCGTACTGTGCCTGATCTGTATCTGGGCGCCGTTGCTGCTGGGACAACCCACACGACGTCTGGAAAGAACCGTGCTCCCGAAGAGACAAAGGAACGAACGATGAAGGAAAGAACCACCGTGACAACATATGACGAACGTGTTCCAGCGCTACCCGAGCCCGACGACGTGCTCGCACTCAGCTGGACGCCGCCCGGCGACGTCGCGGGCGTCGACGTCTGGCTTGCTCTTCTTCCCGACGGCCGCTGGCGGCTGTCGTGGGGCGACCAGGTGATCAACGTCTGGACCGAGGTCTACGACGACCCCGCCGTGGCGCTAGCTCGCGCCGCCGTGCTGGTGCGCTGTGCGACGACCGGCGGCTTCTTCCGGCACCAGGCGGTCACCGACCCCCGCGAGGATCCGGACGGCGTCGCGATCTTCACCGAGGCCGGCGTGCCCGGCCCGGCCGCGTTCATCACCGACGCGACCGCGTTCCTGGACGCGCAGCTGTCCGTGCCCGCGCCCGGCTCGGAGGTGACGCCGTGACGCCGTCAACCTGGACCGAGGGCGACCCCTGCGAGGTCTGCGGCGAGGACGAGTCTCCCGACGATCCGCTGGCGCATCACTACGGACCGTCGACGGCGGCCGACGTACCGCCTCGCTACGTCATGGCGCACGGACAGTGCGGCGTCGACTACGGATTGGAGCTTGCCTAATGAGCGGTCAAGATCAAGATCAGAACTACGTCGTGCTCTCGTTCGTTGACGCCGATGCGGCAGCACACACGGTTGAGCACGTCCGCCGCGACGGCGGCATCTTCGACGACGACGGAGGCGGCGTCTGGTGCGTATCCTGCACGGTGGTCGGCGACGTCGTCCACCAGCTGCCGCTCGATCCCGGCGAGGTCTACGTCTCCTGCGGCCTCGGTGAGGACGACGTGTGGCCCGCGCTGGTGGATCCCGACGACCGGTGGAACGGTTTCGTGTCTCCCGGTTTCCGCCCCGAGGTGGCCCGCGCGCTGGCCCGCCGTCAGACCGCCTACGTCGCCCGGTGCGAGCGTGAGCACGACGACTTCCAGCAGGATCAGCTGGTCGTCTCCCCGGACGAGCGCACGATCGCCCACCTGGTGCACGACGACTACGCGCTGTCCGTCGTGGACGAGGACGAGCCGTGGTGCGTGCGCTGGAACACAACGCGCGAGCACTCCGTGTGGGCCATCTACCGGCTCAAGCCCGGCGAGCGCGCCTTCGTCGGTGCGTGGCACTGGTGCTGGTATCTAACCGATGCGACCCGATGATCGAGCGGATCCTGTTCGTGCTGCTGTTGCTGCTGGCGAGCACCGTGGGCGCGCCCGGGCCGCTGCGCGAGTGTCGTGTCCGTGCTGGAGCAGGCCGACCTTGCGGGACTGGTCGAACACCTGACGCCTGAGGTGATCAACAACGACCGCCTCACCGACGACCATGGGCGAGAGATGTACCGGCCGCCGTCCGCCGACCTGATCCGGCCGGCCGACCCCGGCCGGTGGGAGTCGGCCGACACCACCTGCCTGGGCGTCGAAGGACCCCTCACGCCGCTCGAGCGACTGGTGATCGAGGTCGAGCGGATGCTGACCGGGCCGTTCCGGGAGCAGAACCCCGATTTTGGCACCGATGTCAAAGTCCTCGCGGTTCGCCGCAACAGGGAAGCCGACGTGACGCTGTGCGTGCCGGTCAAGGCGCGCGAGGTGCCAACCAAGGCCGCCTACTTCGCGGCAAAGGACAAGGTCCGCTCGGTCGTGGGTGACATCGCGGACAGCTACGCGGAGCATTTCGACGTCGACTGCCACGTCAACACGAAGGACGACACGGGGACTGCCTATCTCACGGCCTTCGGCAGCTCGCTCGACAAAGGCGATCAAGGTGCGGTGGGTCGTGGAAACGGCCCACTCGGGGTCAGCTCGTCCGAACGGCGCGGAATCGCGGAGGCGGTGGCCGGCAAGAACCCGTTCCACCATCCGGCGAAGGTGTACACGGAGATATGCCGCACCGCGCTCGCCGAGATCGCCAAGGATTCGAAGGTGCCGGTCCGCATCGCGGTGACGTCCCGCAACGGCGAGCCGCTGGTCAGCCCAGCGGTCGTGGTCGTCCAGCTGGACGTGGCACCCGCGACGAGGCCGGCGTTCCGGACTCTGGTGCTGGACACCGTCGCCGACTGCGGCGACCGACTGCTCGCCCAACTCCCGGAGATGTCCACCGACCTCGCCCTACGCGATCCAGTGGTTCAATTCCGCGCGGATGGAAGCCGGCTGCTCAGCGCATTTGGCTAAGCGGCGAATCTTGAGCTGAAGCGTGATGAACAAGCCAGCCTAGTGGGCGCCGGCGCGGCCCGTTAGCTCGTCCGAGAGTCGGCGGCCGCGTCCCATTTCAACATTCGCCGCAGATCGTCGTGCTCGCGTTCGATGACGCCGAGGTGGCACGAAGCACCGTCGCGCAAATTCGTCGTGACGGCGGCATCTTCGACGACGAAGGCGGTGGCTACTGGTTCGCTGCATGCACCGTGGTAAACGCCGTCGGGACGGCCGACGAAGGGAAGCAAAGCTAACACGATAACCGTGCTACCGGTCGCTAGTCTGAACGCGCAACGAAAACCGCCGGGTCCGGTTCGTAGCAAGATCCGGAGCTATCGACACAACGATCGAACGAATCAAGAGAACCAGGAGACACATCAGTGACTACTCCCACCGCCACCCGCTTCGTCTTCGAGGCCCGCCTGCGCTACGACGGCGCCGGCTGGTCGGCCATCGTGCCCTACGAGGGCGCCGAGGCCGACCTGCAGGAGGGCGCCCACCAGATGGGCGTCGCCTACGAGCTGCGCGAGGCCAAGCCCGAGACCAACAAGGCGCGCCGCGTGAAGCTCACCGGCTCCGGTGACGCGCTCCGGCGCGCGCTGGCCGAGTACGCCACGCGGGCGACGCGCAACGGGTCCTACCGCATCTAGGACCGGGAACGTCGGTGCGAGCTCCCGCTGGGATCTACCGCAAGATCGGGTCTGCGGGGCTCCTCCGGGCATCGACGTTTCCGCTAAACCGGGACGCTGGATCATTACCTTCTTTGGTTTCGTAGCGCGATGATCCGGCGTTCCGCCAAGACCGGGACGTGGATCGGCGGTTTCACGCGAACGAGCGCGATCTCCCGCCGCCGGCTCGCGTTCCGTTCTACTTGTTCCGACCGAGGAGGCATCATGTCCGCCCGTGACCGCGTGCTGCGCGACGCCGTGCGTGCCGAGCTGCGGCGCGCGAGTTCTCCGTCGCTTACCGAGCGAACGTATCGCCTTGTTACCTGGGGCGCGTTGGTCGTCGTTCTGCTGGTTTTACTAGCCGCGTGTCCGCGTTCCGATCCGGTCGTCCAAGGCCGCGTGACGTCGCTAACGCCGACGCCCGGCAGGACGATCGTGCAGCTGACGATCCGCTACCCGGATGGTCATACCGCACGGCGGGAGCTGACGCGCGGGCTGTGCGTCGTCGGTGACGAGTATCCGCGCTGTACCGAGGGGAGGTAGCGATATGCGTATCTTTGGTGCCGAGTTCCGGCTCGGCCGCTGGGCAACGTTCGCCGCGATCTGGCTAGGCGTGGCCGTACTCGTCGCGTTGACGTTCGCGGTCGTGCGCGTCGTCGTTCGCGATAGCGGTCAAACCGGCGCGTCGCCGGCCTCAGCGTCCTCGACCGGCACCGCGCGCCGCGTAGCCGTACCGTCCGCTGCGCCGTCCGCTACGGCCTCGTCAGCATCCTCGGATCGGCACAACTACCTCGAGCGTGAGGCGCTGGCGCAGCTGCGTGCTATGGCGCCGGACTACCCGGCGTCCGCCTGGCCGGACAAGCGCGCGTATCACGCGTTGGTCGTCGCCTGCGATCCGCTGACGACGCCGCAGACGCTCACCACGCAGGAGCGTATGCCCGGCGTGCTGGCGCTGGATACCATCGTGGTCGCCCGCGTGACGCTGTGCCCCGAAAAGTTTCCCACCGGTGAGGCTCCACCGAGCTAGCTAAGAAGTAGATAGGTAGGAACGAATGTGAACCTGACCTCGTCAGACGGTGTGACGCGGCTCGCTGACGCACTACGTGACGATTTGTTGAATCGGCTGGACGCCGACGAACGCACGGACGTCGCGTTTGCCGACGGGAGCGACTGGACGCTCGAACAGGTCGCCGTCCTCGTGTTAACGCACGCGCTCGCCGCCGTCGACGGGCTCGAGGATGACTGGAACGGCGTGTTGTTCGAGCTGGTCGCCAGCCGACTCGAGAACTGGCTCGTCGGGAACCGACAGCTCTCTAACGGGCGATGGAAGGACTAGTCGTGAATCAGCCACCTACGCGGTTTACCCGCTATCTGCGTGCCGCCGCTGTCATGATGGTGACGCACCCCGAGCTTCGCCCAGGTCAGGCGTTCTTTCACACGCTGTGGCACGATGATCGGTTCATCAAGCACGCGCCCGGCGACGTCGCCGCCTGTACCGACCTCGACCCGTTTAACCGCGACGACGTCGTGCCGGCGTTTCTGACCACGCTGGCCGCCTCCTGGAACCAAGAACGGTGATGGTGACGTATGAGCGAGCCGATCGACCTGCGTATCGGCGAGGACGTGTTACGCGCCGTCGCGCGGACGTTGAACGTGCTTCCTACCGAGTACATGCGCGAGATAGTTATCGAGGCGTTTGCCGAGCTAGCGCGTCTTGGCGTGGCGTCGGAGGACGTTGAGCGGATCGCGGCGGCGTTGCGCTGGGATCGTGCTGGGCGACCGGGTGTGTGACGTGGCACCGGCTTAGTCGTGGTAAGTTGCGGCGTGGCATGGCTAGGCACGGCAGGGCCGGCAGGCTTGGTTCAGCCGTGGTTTGGTAGGGCGTGGACGGCATGGCAGGGTTCGGCGAGGCAGGCTTGGTGCGGCGCGGCGCGGCGTGTCTAGGTGTGGTCCGGCAGGGCGCGGTTTGGCGGGGTAAGGCAGGTCCGGCTGGGCGTGGTCTGGTCTGGTGGGGCGGGTCAAGGCTGGGCAGGCATGGCATGGCTAGGCATGGCTAGGCTTGGCGTGGTAAGGCAGTCGAGGCGGGGCGAGGTACGGCAAGGCAAGGCGCGGTAGGGTAAGCAGGGGTAGGGGGTACTACGAGGAGGTAGGACCTAGGATGCCAACCGATGTGACATACACATCGACGAGGTATGAGACGTTGCTCCTAGCATCGACCGGCGCGTTCCGTATCACACGCGAGCGAGCGCGCGGGGTCCTAACGCGCTACCGCGTGCTGCGTACGCTCCGCGACTCGGAGCATCACGCGCTGTCGCCGAGCGCCGCCGCGTCCAGCGAGGCTCGCACCGTCATGGACCTGTGGCGCGGCGGCCTGATATCCGCACAGGTGGGCCCGACCAGCGCGATCTCGGCGTCTGGTTCACCCGTCAAGCTGACCACGTTGGGCTACGAACGCCTCGCGGCCTGGCAGCGACGCTGGCGTGCGCATCGATCACGGCGGTCGACAGCGGGCTAGGTTAATCAACACTATGACCGTGCTATCGGTCGATACGATACGCGCGACGGAACGAACGATCACACGATCGGAGGTCCAATCGTGACGACCGACCAGCAGGCGACCGAGCTGCGACGGCGACTCCACGCGGCGCGCGTCGCGCTACGCGACGCCGAGCGCGTCCGCGACCGAGCACTCAACGTCTGGCTTCGTCATCGACGGCAACGACGCGCGAGCACGCTGTGCGTCGCCGCCGGTATCGGCCTCATGCTGTGCGCGGGAACGCTGACCGGCCTCGACGGCACCGTGTTTCCGCCGGACAGCATGATGGGCCTTAGCATCGCCTGCTGGGTGCTTGGTCCCGCGTTTACCATCACCGGCTTCGTCTTCTTTTGCGTGTTGTTCTTCACGGATGCCGAGTATCAACGTGCCGCGTACGGCACGGTGTATCAGACGCGTTACGACGTCTACGACGACGCCAAACTTGAGGTACGTTGCGCGTTGGACGCCGTCACGGTGGCCTGGACCGCCGCGTCCCGCGTGGGGGTGCTCGATGACGTCGAGTAAGAAGTTGGAACGCGCCGTCGTCGTCGTTGACGAGCTACGCGTCGAGCTGCATGCCGAACGCGACGTGCTGTTCCAGCATGAATCGAAGCTGTTGGTGTACCGCGCCGCTGCGGCAAGGTACGCCGGTCAACGTCGGTCGTACGCCGTGCTCGCGACGCTCGGTGTCCTCCTACTAGGCACCGCCGACGGACTGAGCATGGCGGACGGCGCCGTCGTCCCGCTCGATACGTTTACGGTTACGTCTGGGTTTCTCACCGTGTTCGGTCTGGTAATGACGATCGTCGGTTTCGTCTACCGGTTCGCCGTGCGTGCCGACGCCGCCAACTACGGCAAGATCGCTGACGTCAAGGCGACGCGCGAGGACTTCGTTCGGCTGTACGAGCGCAAGATGGCGTCGTGCGAGAGTCGGATCGCCGAGCTGATGATCCAACTATCCGACGCCGAGCAGGACCTGCGCGTGCTGCGTCGAGATCAAGACCGGTTCGAGGAGGCGAGTCGTGGCGACGACCCGTGAGCCCCAGCTTCAGGACGACGTTCGGCTCGAGGCCAAGATGCGCGGGCATTCGCTGGCGTACGACGGCCTGACGCCGAACGCGTTGCACCGCTGGCGCTGCGTGAATCCTAGCTGCGCGGCGGATCAACTCATCCGGTACGTCGGTGGCCGCTGTACGGGCACGGCGTTGGAGCGCGCCTGCGGTCCGCGTCGCGATGCACGGCGATGAGCGTGACCACCAGACGAAGGAAGGAACGATCATGACTGAACCGACCGCGTACACACCCGAGGAGATCGCCAGACACCGCCGTCAATGGATCACCGCGCTACGCTCTAAGCTACCGCAGGCGTACGGCCGGCTTCGAGATCGCTCGGGGCAACGCGACGGCTTCTGCTGCCTCGGTGTGGCCGAAAAGGCGCGTGGCGCGCGCTGGAAAACGACGACGGCGATAACAACAATGAACGAGTGGGCCACCGAGGATGAGCCAGAAAACTACTCGCTGCTGTCTCGTGCGGCGTGCGCCTGGTATGGAATCCTTGTTCGCGCGACCGATCCCTACGTGGTCTGGTCGTGCGAACGTGATTCCACGCCGCTGGTGCTGGTGCGCACGTTGACCGGGTTAAACGACGACGAGCGCCTATCGCTCACCGAGATCGCGGACGTCATCGAGGACCAGGGCGACGACTGGGACGGTTCGCACGACTGGGCGATCGCCGAGCATGATCGACGCCGATCAAGCCGACCATGACCGTGGCACCGGACGACCGACGCCTGCTGGACCGCGACGCGCCCGGCAACCAGATACCGGCACCGTTTCCGCGCCGAACACCGCCCGAACAGCTACCCAGCCACGCCTGGGTCATCGAAAAGACCATGAGGTGGTACGTGCCAGAAAAACCGCTACGCGAGCGCGTCGCGCAGACGCTGTACAGTGCCGAGACGCCGGACCTCGACCTACCGGGCGTCGAGGACGAGGATGACGCCGACGTACGTGCTAGCTATCTCCTGATGGCCGACGCCGCGCTGGACCTACTCGCGCCGCTGCTGCCCGAGACCACCTGGCGGTCGTACTCCGCGCGCCGCGACCAGCAGGTCGCGCGACTCGAATCGCTGGTCGCGCAGGTGATCACGCACGAGACCGTGCTGCGTGAGGACAACGCTCGGCTACGCGCTGGGCTCGAGGCGTTCGAGCTACGCATCATGGCGATGCTCGATGAGAAGAAGAAGAAGGAGAAGGAACGATGATGACCATGACACCGCTGCCGGTCTACACCCAGGACGAGGTTCGCAAGCACCGCCGCGCGTTGATCGAGGCGTTACGCTCCGGCCGCTACCAGCAGGGCCACCAGGGGCTGCGGCCAAGCGCGAGCACGTACTGCTGTCTAGGCGTGGTCGAGGATCTGCGCGGCTGCCACTGGGAGCCTCGCGTTGCACGCGGCGATTACCATGTCATCAACCGCCGGACCGGCATCAACTCGGTCTCGTATCTATCGCGTGAGGCGCGGGACTGGCTCGGCGTCACGACCAACGACCCGTGGGTCTACATCGGGGATCCGCGATTCGTCGACGTACGCACGAAAGACAAGACGGTGTTCGGTCACAACGTGACTACGCTGTCGCGGATGAACGACTCACGCGTGCCGTTCGCGCTGATCGCCGACGTGCTCGAGGCGCAGGCCGACGACTGGGACGGTGACCAGGAGTCGACGATGCACCGGGACGTGACGGAATGACGCCCCCCGACTGGGCCGCCGTTCGGCAGGCCATGGACCGTGCGATCACCGGCGTCGGTGAGTTGTTCGACGGCGCGCGGCGCGCGTTCGAACACGAGCCCGGGTCCAGATCTGAGTCGTCGACGTCAACCGAGCTCGAGCAGGCCCGGCAGCTGATCAAGGAACAGGCCGAGCGCATCGAAAAGCTGCGGTGGCTCGAGAGCCTCGATCGCCAGCACGACGCGCTGCCGCCCGACGCGGTGGATCTGCTGTGGTACGCCGCGACGCAGTCGCCCGATACGCGACCGTCCGACGCGGTTCGTGCGCGCATGGAGTTGCTGCTGTCGCGGTGGCGTCGCCCCGCGCCGGTCATGACGTCAGGCGGCGTCGAGCTGACCGAGGAGCGGATCGCCCAGCTGGCCGCCGAGGCCGAGCGCGGCTACGACGTTGCGACCGATGACGAGGATCCGGATCCCGCGCTGTACGAGGCGTTCCGCCGCGGGCTACGGTTCCACCGCGCGGCCGAGCAGCGGATCGACGCCAGCGGCGCGGCGGCCGGTACCGCTGACGTGACGATCGGACACGATACGGACGACGACAGTCACGACGGTCCGCTCTACGCGCTGTTACCCGTCGACTGGCCTCGTATCATTCACCGAATGATCAAGGACTGGGACGTTAAGCCGCTCAACTGGCGCGACGAGCTCGAGGACGCGCTGTTGACGACGATCGACGACTGGGTCGCCGACGTCGACCGGTATGACCACGAGCAAGCACGGCTCACGCACGAGCGGCTCCAACGCGCGACCGGTGCGGCACCGGCCGCGTACGACGAACCCTGCGGGTGACGCATAGTGGCCGCAACCGACGATATGCGCGCTCGACCGGCCGACGTTCGCCGGCTGATCGTGCTGCTTGACCAGCTGCCGCTGCTGCTGGTTAGCGCCCGGCAGCGGCGCGGCTGGTCCATGATGGAGGTCGCGCGCAAGATCGGAACGTCCGCGCAGGTTATCCACAAGCTGGAACACCAGCTTGGCGGTATCACCGTGACGACCGCGATCCGGCTGCTGGGCTGGCTCGCCACCGAGGAAGATGACGCGAATGATGCGATTAACAATGACGACGATGACGAGAACGAGGAGTAGCGACGTGACGAACGATTCACCTACGCCTCAACGATTTATACCCGATCCATCCGGCGCGTGGTTGAGCGCGGTGTTCTGCGCGTTTCCGGCCGGCATGCTTCTCGGCAACGTCCTGTCACAAGGCGTGTTCGTGCCGCACTTTGCGAGCGACCTCGCCTGGTGCATCATGTGGTCGATCGGCGTACTCGCCGGGTTGACGACGGCCGTCATGCGGACGATCGGTAGGAGAGGCCGGTAACGATGACCGTATGGCTTACCGCCGATTGGCATCTTTCACACCAGCGGATCATCGAGCTCGTCGAGCGACCGTTCGCGTCGGTCGACGAGATGAACCGGACGCTGATCGAGCGCTACCAGGACGTGGTAGGTGAGCGGGACACGGTCTGGTTCGTCGGCGACGTCTGCATGGGTCCGATCCGCGAGTCGCTCGCTACGATCGGCCGGCTCAAGGGGCACAAGTACCTGGTCGCCGGTAACCACGACCGCTGCTTCGAGGGCTACGGCGACAATCCCGTGAACAAGGTTCAGCTCGACGGTTGGGTAGCTGACTACCGCCGCGCCGGGTTCGAGCTGATCTCGACAGGCGCGCACATCCGCCGCAACGGATACGGCACGCTGGTGCGACTGATGCGCGGCGTCCCGGATACCGCGTCCAACCACGTCGAGCTCTGCCACTTCCCAACGATCGGTGAGTCCCAGCCGGATCGTGAGGATCGGTTTGCTGACTACCGGCCGCGTCCGCTGGGCGGTGTTGATCGGCGGCCGGTGACCAAGCGCTGGGTGGTCTGCGGGCACGTTCATAACGCGTGGCTGACCAGCGGGCGTAACCTGAACGTCGGCGTCGATCAGTGGGACTTTGCGCCGGTCGCGGGCGCTGACGTCGTGCGATTGATCGAGACACGCGAGCGCGAGTTCGGCGCGTTACTAGATGATCCGGCGACGTCGACCGTCGACGGGCCCGGACGAACGGCGGTGAATCGGTGACGCGCAAGACGAAGAACGACGAGGACGAGGACGAGGACGAGGACGAGCCGCTTCGGTTTCGTCAGGTCATCATGATCATCGTTGATCGCGATCAACGCGTGGTCGAGAGTCACGAGTTTATCTTCACCGGCAAGCTTGGTTGGGACCAGGACAGCGAGAGGAAGAGCACGATTCAGCTGACGAACGTAGTGTCGTGGGGCGTGCTTCATTATGCCAATACGTCATATGAAGAGATCGTTGCTATGCACACCAAGAATGACGCTGATGACGCCAATAACGTTGATGACGCTGGATCGTCAACGTGACCGGACCGCCGACGTACTGGCCGTTCCGCGCCGGTCAGGTCTTTCCGAGTGATCCGTTTGTGACCGAGCAGCGCGCCGATTGTCCGGCGTACGCCAACGACTACACGTGCGTTCGTAATATCGGACACGTCGCACCGCACGTGGCGATAGCGAGCGCTCGCTTGTTCATGCCGGCCGTGACCACGTGCCTCGTTGCCGCCGTCTGGGACGACGTCTGGTACGCGGATACGTCCGTGAGCTGTCCGATCCAGGAGGTAAGTCGATCATGACAGCAAGGCAATGTCGTTGTCGTGGTTTTACCGAGATGCGTCACGATCACGACGATACGTATGGTGACTGCCCGCGTTGGTCGCAGGAATCGTCCGGGCTGTGCAGTGACTGTGACGTTCAGCGGTACGCTGCGATCGGTCGCGCTGCCGAGCGATTGCACGAGCTACTTGACGGAACGAGCGAATCATGACGAATCGTCGACCGCTGTTGCTTCTTGACGTCGACGGACCGTTCAATCCCTGGCGGGCCAAGGCGACGCGTCGACCGTCCGGCTACGAGACGTACCGGCTACGACCGGAAGGCTGGATTGCCAAGCGACCGCTGCGTGTTTGGCTTCATCCGGGACACGGCGATCTGCTCGGTGCGTTGACCGACCGAACACATGCCGAGCTGGTCTGGTGCACCACCTGGGAGGACCAGGCCAACGAGCTGATCGCGCCGCTGATCGGCCTTGATCCGTTGCCGGTGATCCACTGGGACCAAACGGATCCTGATTGGAAGTTTGCCGCCGTGCTGGATTACGCCGCGACGCGAACCGTGGCGTGGTTTGACGACGCCTTCGACGAGCACCCGGATGCGCGGGACCGGTTTCTCAACGAGCGTTTACGGCGCGGTCTGCCGACCACGCTGCACTACGTTGACCCACGCGTCGGGCTGACGTTCGACGACGTCGTACGCGTCGCTACCTGGTTCAACGAGGTAAGCGCCCGCGACCAGCGAGACCGATGAATAAACAAGTATAAGGAGCTAGCGATATGACGACCAATCCGACCAAGGCGAAGGCCGAGCCGGCCGCAGCGCGAGACGAGTCGACGGCCAAGGTGGAGATCAGCCGCATCGACACGGAGACGCTGCTCGTGCCGATCGTCGGCACCGCGCCGCTCATCGTGCACAGGTTCAGCGAGAAGGCCAAGCTGCAGATGCTCCACCGGCAGCAGTCGATCAGCACACCGAAGACGCCGCGTGACCCGGAGGCCGAGTACCAGGCCGCCTTCTACCGGCTGCGTGACGGCTATGGGTTTCCGATCACCGCGTTCAAGGCGGCTACCGTGAGCGCCGCCAGGTTCTACGGCAAGGACGTGAAGATGACCGAGCTGCGGCAGTTCATCTTCATGAAGGGCGAGATCAGCAAGGAAGACCCGCAGGCGCTCGTTCCGATCATCGGCGAGCCGCGTATGCGCGAGGACGTGGTACGGCTCGGCGGGTACGGAAGCTCCTCGGAGACGCGCTACCGGCCCGAGTTTCCCGAGTGGACCACGACACTCGAGGTGACCTTCGTTCGTTCGTGTATCTCGCGCAGCTCGGTTCTCTCGTTGATCGACGCGGGCGGGCTCGGTATCGGCGTGGGTGACTGGCGGCCCGAGAAGCGCGGCGAGTGCGGTACCTATGCCATCGACATGACTCGCGACGTGCAGGTCGTCAACGACACCGGTGCCGCCGCCCGGTAGCTCAAGGTAGGCGAGGCAGGTACGGAGCCGGGTCCGGGTTCTGGTTCTGGTTCTGGTTCTGGTTCTGGTTCTGGTTCTGGTTCTGGTTCTGGTTCTGGTTCTGGGCGTGGTTTGGTAAGGCAAGGTACGGCGCGGCAAGGTACGGCGCGGCAAGGCAGGCGAGGCGAGGTATGGCTAGGTCTGGCCTGGCTAGGCAGGGTGAGGCTGGCGAGGTATGGCTTGGCCTGGCCAGGCAGGGTGAGGCTGGCGAGGCTGGCGAGGCTGGCGAGGCAAGGCGCGGCCTGTTTAGGCATGGTGCGGCATGGCACGGCGAGGCGGGCTTGACTTGGCGAAGCATGGCGGGTAAGGCTGGGCGTGGCGCGGCGAGTCTAGGCTGGGCCGGGTAGGTCGCGGCTGGTTGTGGCGAGGCAGGTATGGCGCGGCCAGGCAGGGTACGGCGTGGCGTGGCAGGCTCGGCTAGGCATGGCAGGTTTCGGCAAGGTACGGTAAGGCAGGCGCGGCAGGGCACGGCACGGCACGGCATGTCAAGGCGGTGTTAGGCGAGGCAAGGCGAGGCCGGCGAGGTAAGGTCAGGCCAGGCGTGGTATGTCTAGGCAGGGTACGGCGAGGCCGGCGCGGTTTGGCATGGCCCGGCCTGGCAGGGCCTGGCAGGGCAGGCATGGCGGGTCCAGGCGAGACGAGGTATGGTTGGGCCTGGCAGGCGCGGCTCGGCATGGCTAGGTTTGGCGTGGCAGGGCAGGCTGGGTCAGGCGGGGCGAGGCTCGGCAAGGCTCGGCGAGGCAGGCTCGGCAAGGCAGGGTGTGGCAAGGCCTGGTTGGGCTCGGTAGGGCAGGCATGGCAAGGCAAGGTCTGGTTCGGCTCGGTAGGGCAGGCATGGCATGGTCGGGTTCGGCAGGGCTCGGTGCGGTTGGGTGTGGTAAGTCGTGGTTTGGTGCGGCAGGCGCGGCGCGGCTTGGCAAGGTGCGGCATGGTGAGGTTTGGCACGGCAAGGCAAGGCAGGCATGTCATGGCGGGGTGTGGTTCGGTATGGCAAGGCGAGTTTTGGCGTGGTTCGGCAGTCAAGGCAGGGTACGTCATGGCAAGGTATGGTAAGGCGGGGCAGGCAAGGCAGGGGTAACGAGGAAAGAGAGATAACGATGGCAGAGCTACGAGACGTTCTTATGGAGATCCGGCAACGACACGGTGGTGAGTTAACACCTCAGATCGTTCTCGACGAGGCGCGTGGGACCGATCATCCGTTACACCAGCGGTTCACGTGGGACGACGCCGAGGCAGCCGAACGGTACCGCCGTGAGCAGGCTCACCAGCTCATTCGCTCGGTGAAGATCAGCTACATCAAGCGTGATGGCAACATCGATAACGTTCGCGCGTTTCAGGCCATTCGCGGACCGAGCGGCTACGTGTACGAGCCCAGCGAGGAGGTCGTACGCAACGACATCGCGAGCCGTATCCTCAAGCAGGAGATGCTGCGTGACTGGCTTCAGATGCGAAAGCGATGGGAGAGCTTTGACGAGTTCTGGGTGATGATCCGGCAGGACGCCGATACCGCATAAGAGATCAAGTCATGGATACCGAACCGCAGACCAAGAGCGAGCGTCGCCGCAACCGCGCGTTGACGAGGTTCGCCGCGCTCGTCTATCGACATATGAGGTTACAGAGCCGCCGCGTTGATCGCATGTCCGTCCAGGTCGAGTCGTTGCAGGATCGCGTCGCCGAGCTGGTCGGTGAGCTGCAGGTCATCGCGCAGTCGATCGTTGAGGTACGTAATCGAGCGTTGAGCGCCATCGCGCTCTATCACGACACGCACGATTCTATAACCGGTGAGCACATCAACGGCGGCGTGTTCGACGTCAACAACGCACAATGGATCGAACCACGAGCGCTGCCGGGCACGAACGATGAACCGATCACCGAGGTCATCGACGCCGTCGACGTTAACGCGCCTGAGAACGAGGATTACGCCGCATACTTGGATCGAACGCAACCGAGTAACGATTAGTGGGAAGTAACTGATGGAAGTCAGGCTACCGTGAACTGGTACGAGTCGATGATGATCGGCGTTGGCGTTGCCGCCTACGTCGCGTCGCACGTGTTGACGTTTCAGCTCGGCCGACGCGGTCGCCCCGTGCCGCTGGTTCCGCCGACCATCTGCGGTTGCGAGCACGATTACGCGCTACACAAGAAAGACGATGGCTACTGCGCCGCGTACGTTAAGCGTGTGCACTATGACATTAATGGATCTCGCAACGGCTACGAGTACGTTCGTTGTGACTGTCAGCGATTCACCGGACAGCTACCCGCCCATGAGCTGATCGAGCGCTGGCAGCCGCCGCCGTCAACACCGCCTTCAACCAGCGACGACCTCGCGCAACGGTCGACGTGATCGAGCCGCGACCGATGATGTGTAAGATCATTAGCATCGTGTCACCGGTCGGTAGACTGGTCGACTGGACCGACGACGGAACGAGGATACGCGATAATGGATGCCATATGAACATTTTCGGTCTGGGGGAGGACCGAGCGACGTCCGCATACGCAGCGGGTCACGTCGCGTACGTCTCGATCGGTCGCGCATCGTCTACGCTGGACGCGCGCTGACCGACTGACGTTAGGAAATATGAGATGATCTCTCTTCAGCTACCGAACTACCGCGACATCGGTCAGGTGCGCCGCTGGTTTCTTCCGCTGCCGATCCGAACCGACGTATCCGTGCCGACGCAACGAGGCGACGCGACCGCCTACGATGAATCGACCGACGAGCTCGAGCTGGAGTACTACCGCACCATCGCGCGGTTCATCGGCTACGGGTCCAGCTGGACCGACAATCACTGGGATCACACGGGGCCGTACGTCGAGCAGGGTAAGCGATGCAATGCCTGCCGCTGGTTCGAGATTCGGATCATGCGCGAGCTGGACGTCGATCCGGCGGACGTACCGCCAGAGACCGATCTCGCGGCCATGTACGATCGTGCGTTACGGGACGATAAGCTCGGCCGATACGTCGTCTATAAGGCCGGCATGTCGTCGATTCCCGGTGAGGTTCCGTACATTCGACACAATCTGATCGCGTCGCCGTTCGAGGTCGTCGAGGCGTTGACGACGCGAAAGCACACCGGTCAGAGGCCGGTCGCGTTCATCACGAAACCGTCGGCGCTCGCGTTGGCGTCCGGTGCGCGGTTCGACGACGAGCTCAAAGAGGCGTATCTCGATCGCGCAGTTTCCTAATAATGATTAATAAGGCGCAGAAACGTTGCTATAAGAGGAATTAACGATGACGAAGCACGGCAGGAACTACCAGCGGGTCGCCGCGTTGGTCGATCGCACGCGGCTGTACACGCCGTACGAGGCCGCACGGCTCGCGCAGCAGACCAGTCACACGCGTTTCGACGCGTCGGTCGAGGTGGCTTTTCGGCTCGGCGTTGATCCAACCAAGCACGACCAGGTCGTACGCGGCACGGTCGATCTGCCCCACGGCACCGGCCGAGTCGTTCGCGTGATCGTGTTTGCCGTCGGTGATCAAGCGGATCACGCGATCGCCGCCGGTGCGAACGAGGTCGGCACCGATGACCTAGTCGCACGTATTCGGTCGGGTTGGCTCGACTTTGACGTCGTGATCACAACTCCCGATCAGATGAACAAGGTCACGCCGCTAGCGCGCGTGCTTGGTCCGCGTGGGCTCATGCCGAGCCCGCGCATGGGCACGATCACGCCGGACGTCGGCTCGGCGGTTGCCGCCGTCAAGCACGGTAAGATTACGTTTCGAACCGACCGACAGGCCAATCTGCACGTCGTGATCGGTCGAACGTCGTTCGACGTCACCGCGCTGGTCGAGAACTACGCCGCCGTACTCGACGAGGTGATCCGAGCCAAGCCGTCCGCCGCAAAGGGCCGCTATCTTCGTAAGGTGACGTTCACGACCACCATGGGTCCAGGTATTCCCGTTGATCCAACTCACGTAAGGAATCTACTGCGCGATGTTCCAGATACCATCCAAGCGTAAGCATCGTGATCCCAAGACGACCGGTAAGTATCGATCAACAGCCAATCAGTCAGGCAAGCGTCACCGTCGGAAGGCAACTACCGAGGAACGTCGGCAGATGCAAGCGACGCAGCCGGACGTCACGCTCGTGCTGCTGCCGTCCGGTAAGCGTCGATTCGTCCGGGTCTAGACTATGCCCGTGCGAACAGCAAGACGGATCGCAGCGGGTACCGGTACGGCCGTGCTCGTCGCGTTCAGCGGCTTTAAGATCGGTGACGCGCTAACCGGCGCGTTGCTACGCTTGCTGTATCAGCACGCGGATCGGCGCAACACGCGCCGCAAAGATCGGAGATAATTCGAATGCTGCATGTTTGCCTGTCCCTTGCGGTGTCTCTTTGTGGCTGCTACCACGTGCTTCGCTGTCACGCGGGCTAATGCTAACGGGCCAGAATAACGAACACGGTAACGGTGTCACCGGTCGTTAGACTGACGGCGTTCAGTTTCAGTTCAGTTTCAGCACGGATGCAGTTTGACAAGTACACAGCGGTAGGAACGAGTAACGTAGGCCGGATGTCGTCGGTTAACCAATTCGGATGGCGAGGTTGGGGGTTCGAGTCCCTCCCGCTCAACGCTGGGCGGTAGCTCAATCGGCAGAGCGCGTAAACCCGGTGACGCTCATACGCTTACGTTTCTTTGGAGGCAACGGGTGTTGAATCCGCTTGGGACGCTTGACGGGCCACCCTGGTTATCGAACCCGCCCCCTCTCGTGGTCGTCCGTCGCGGGCCGACCGTTCGTCGGTTAACCACCTTCTTAGTGACTAACACCGGTGAGCACTTAATACGCTCGCGGCCCAGACGATCGAAGGACCACGGCCGAACACGTTCGGTTACCAGTGATAGCGGGTGCGATTCCCGTCGACTTCGGCATAGTGAACATCGTCGAGGTTGAACGTTCCGGTTACGACCGGAACATATCGGATGTGAACACCACGCCGTGGTCCTTCTTCTATCGCGCATCGCGGGGTAGCGCAGTTGGTAGCGTGCAGGGCTCATAACCCTGAGGTCACCGGTTCGAGTCCGGTTCCCGCAACGAGGCCTCCTACCGGAACTCGCTAACAATCGGCGTTGGGTGTGGGATTTCTAACGGAGGTAAGATGGGCCGAGGTCGATCGGTTACCCAGCAAAGTTATCCGGTCGATAAACATACGCTCATCGCGTACGAGGCGGACGTATGGTCTAGTTCGCTATACGTCCGCCGCGTACGGTACGAACCATGACGACGATCAAGACTATGCTGTATGATCCACGGCTCTGGCTGCTTGTGACGTTTTTCGTCATTATCGCGGTTGGAACACGATGCGGTGATGCGTATCGTCCGTAGGTAATACAACCGATCGACCGATCGACCGAGGAACGAGGTTATCATGGCACGCGATCCGCTGACCGAGCTGTCCACGCGTACGACGCCGCAATCACGTGCGGCTAGTCCTCGGCAGGTTCCGAACAACGCGGGCGGTTTTACGTTCCGCGTGACGCCGTGGACGCGGCTTGACCGGTTTCTGCTGCTCGGCGTCGACGGCGGGTCGTACTACGTCAAGCCGCGCGACCTGGCGCTGGACAACCTGGCGGCGCTGCGCGACCTGATCGCGCTGGACGGCCTGCAGGTCTGCCGTCGCGTCGTCGAGGTCTCCCAGGCGGGACTCGCGCCGCGCCAGCAGCCGGGACTGTTCGTGCTCGCGGCGGTCATCAGCTTCGGTAACCTCGAGGGTCGTCGCGCGGCGGCCGAGGCCGTGCCGCTGGTCGCGCGCACCGGTTCGACGCTCAAGACGTTCGTTCAGTACGTCGAGCAGTTTCGCGGCTGGGGTCCGGTGCTCCGCCGTGGCGTGTCCGATTGGTACCTGAACCAGCCGATCGAGAAGCTCGCGTATCAGGCCGTCAAGTACCGCACGCGCGTCGGCTGGTCGGATCGTGACGTGTTGCGCATGGCGCATCCGAAGCCAGAAAAGAACGACCTGGTGCGTCGTGAGTTGTTTGATTGGATCTGCGGTCGCAAGCGTGCTGCCGACGTACTCGGTCTTACGGTTTTGCTGCCCGAGGATCCGCTGCGGATCATCGAGGGCTTCGAGCGCATCCAGCGCGCGTCGAAGAACGAGTACGCCAAGCTGATCGCCGACTACCGACTGCCCTGGGAGGCGCTGCCGGACGCGGCTATGAACGTACCCGCCGTCTGGGAGGCGATGCTCGAGAACGGCGTGCCGCAGACCGCGTTGCTTCGTCAGCTGCCGCGCTTGACGCGCATCGGACTGCTGCCGAACACCGGCGGCTGGACCAACGAGGTCGTGCATCAGCTGACCAATCCTGAGCTACTCAAGCGCGGTCGAATTCACCCGATCTCGGTGTTGTTCGCGTTGAAGACGTACGCGTCCGGGTACTCGTTCCGAGGTAACTCGACGTGGCAGCCGACGCGTCGGATCGTCGACGCGCTCGACACGGCGTTCTACGCGGCGTTCGAGGCGATCGAGCCGACCGGCAAGCGCGTGATGCTGGCGCTAGACATCTCGGGTTCGATGAACGTGACGATCGCCGATTCGAATCTGTCCTGTCGCGAGGCGGCCGCCGCGCTCGCCTTGACGACCGCCAGCGTCGAGAAGGATTACGAGATCGTCGGGTTCACGACCAAGGACGGTAACCGTATCAATATGCGTTGGGGCAGCGAGGATTGGCATTCGAACAGCGCGTGCCGTCCGCTCGCGATCAGTCCACGGCAGCGGCTCGACGACGCCGTTCGCGCGTGTCACGAGCTGCCGATGGGCGGCACGGACTGCGCACAGCCGATGTTGTACGCGCTCAAAAACAACATCAAGATCGATACGTTCGTGATCTACACGGACAACGAGACCTGGGCCGGTAACGTGCATCCGCACCAGGCGTTGCGCCGTTACCGCGAAAAGATGGGCATCCCGGCGCGTCTGGTTGTGGTCGGCATGACGGCGACCGACTTCACGATCGCTGATCCGACGGATAGCGGTATGTTGGACGTCACTGGGTTCGACGCCTCGGTGCCGCAGCTTATCAGCAGCTTCTCGCGAGGAGAGATCTAAGACCGGGACGGCCGGCCTCGACGCCCTTGTCCGGCCGTCCCACCTGCGCTTCTAGCTCAATCGGATAGAGCGTCCGCCTACGGAGCGGAAGGTTCGTGGTTCGAATCCATGGAAGCGCGCGTCCCGGGCGGGACCGGGAACGAGTACGCTGGTTCAGACACCCTCGGCGTACTCGTTCCTGTTAAGAGATGTGGCCGAGCGGCCTAAGGCGTTCGTTTCGAAAACGAAAGAGGGTAACACCTCCGCAGGTTCAAATCCTGTCATCTCTGCGTTTCTGTATCGGGAAACAGGCGGCCGGCGTCACTATAATGGTGACGTCGGTCGCTACGATTGCAGAGACGGAACGACCGATCGAAGATTAGGAGGCAGGTCAGATGGAGATCGTTATCACGGTAGTTATCATCGGTGTCGTCTTAATCGGCATGGTCGTCACGCTGTTGCGTTACTCCTCACGTGCCGATGAGCTGCCGCGCGCCAAGCAAGACGCGCGGGCCGCGCAGCTCGCGTTGCGCGATGTTCGACAGATCCTCGGAAGCGAGAACGATGTGACGCTCGATATCGTCGGCATGTCGATGCGTGACCGCGCGCTCGAGGTCATCCAGAAGCACGAGGCCGATCAGCTGGAGAGAAACAAGTCATGAAGGTAGATCGTGAGGACGCGGAGGGCACCGCCATCGCGTTGATCGCCGGTGCGATCGTCGTCGGACTCATCGTCGTGATCGGGATCGTCGGCTGGGTCGCCGGCTGGTGGTTCAAGGAACAGAACACGACGCGCGAGGACAAGTTGTACGACAAGTCATACGGGCGACAGGAGGCGCTCAAGGACCAGATCGTGAGCAACATCGGCACGGTCAACGACATCTCCGCCGACGTCGCCGATCCTAGCTCGACGCCCGCGCAGGTCGGGCAGTTCACGGCGCAACGCAAGTCGATCGTCATCACGATCTGCCGCGACGCGTCCAAGCTCAACGACACCAACCCGATGCCGGACGATGTGACGTCGTGGGTGCACAAGAACTGCATGGCCGGCACCATCAACCCACAGTCCGAGTACAACATCAAGTGACGGAACAAAGGACGAAAGGAACGAACACGTGAAAAACAACGACGACAAGAACTCGTGGGGTCGGATCGTTGGGATGACGATCCTGGTCGGGTGCGCTACTCTGGTGCTGACCGCCAGCGCATGCGAGCCGCAGACGTCCGACTCGCAGAAGGAGGAATCCAAGCAGCAGGAGAGCATCTCGAAGCAGTACGTCAAGAATCAACCGGCCCCGAAGGAGAGCTACTCGCAGCTGCGCCAGAACCTCATCGACATCGAGACCGCGCAGATCAAGGGCGTTCGGACGACGTCGTTCTTCTTCAACCAGGGCATCGAGCATCCGATCTTCACGTGCCCGTCGATCGGCATGCCGATCCCGGCGACCACCAGCCTGACCAACCCGGATCAGGTCATTCAATATCGTGGTGAATACAACGGCGGCAACGTCACGGTCAAGCAGATGGAACCGAACGGCGTCTACCCGAGCGACACGACGGCGACCTACGTGCTGTGTGTCGGCGGTGATGGTCACGTGTTCGGCAAGTACTGGGAAGGCAACGTCGACGCGTACTTCGCGCCCGCCGTCTGGGACGACGCGAAGAACGAGGTGCGGATCACCGGGCGCGCGTCGTACGACTTCTCCGAGGGCAAGGGCAAGTAGCCGTGACACTCGATGGCAGGAACGAGCGGTCGACGCGCGGCACGCGTCGGCCGTTCGGCCTTCAACTGATTCTCGTGGCGACGGCCGCAGCGGTCGGCATGCTGACCGCTGCCTGCAATGACGGCAACGGCGGTACGGGCGACGTCTTCGTTGGTACGACTACCACGACGACGGCAACGGTCGCTCCGCCGGTGGGCGGCACGCTGGTAATTGAGGTTCACCCAGGTGACCCGAATACGGTCGTCGTCCAAGACATGAACGCGCAGATCAACGAGTACGAAGACGTCACCGGCAGGTGCCAGGTGAGCGATTTTTGGCCCGACTGTCAGCAGAAGTAGGAACAAACGGAACGGAGACGCGATGTTTCAGCAGGAGATCGAACGCGGCGCGCGGCTGCTCGACGAGCACGGCCCGGCCGACTGGCGTGATCGGATCAACACCGGTACGCTCGATCTGTCGAATATGCACGAATGCGTGCTCGGACAGACGTTCAGCGACGCGTGGTGGTACGGCGGGTCATCTGTGCGCAATCCATTCGAGCACGGCATGCACGCGCTCGGCGGTCCAACCGCCGAGAAGGACGAGACGATCCGCTGGGGGGCGCGATTCGGATTCGCCCTCATATACATCGAGTACTATTCCGAGCTGACCGCCGAGTGGCGCGAATACGTCACGCGAACACGCGCCGCACTACCGACGTCAAAGAAGGAGAAGGAGACGGTATCGGTATGACCGAACCGACGCGCGCCGAGGCCGTCGAGGCACTTCGTCAGGAGCTCAAGCTCGCCGGTCATCGGTTTTACGCGGCGGCCAGCGCGCTCGGGCAGGACCAAGGCGTCGACACGGTAACACGTCAGATCGTGATCATCATTGAGAGCGTGAGCACGTTGGCCGAGCGCATCACCGAACTGAACCAGGCAGCATCAACATCCAGGAGGAACGAGTGACCACCAACGAACCCGGTCCACGCCGTCCAGCGCAGACGCTGGGTACGATCCTTGGGCTGCGCAAGAGCGCGCAATCCATGTCGCATGAGGCTGTGACGGTGCTACACCACCAGTCCAAGATGACCGATCGCTTCCACGGCCTGGTGCGCGAGTACACACCCGACGCGATCACCGACGACGGCCCGCCAGAGACGTTGCCCGGCGAAACGAAGATCGTCGAGCTCAAGGCCGAACAGCTCATCGACGACATGGCCGGCGCGATGTCTCGATTCTGGGACCTGCAGCTGACGATGGACGTGGCCGACACGAACGCGTTCGCTGACATTCGCGTTTCGGATCGAGGTGGCAGCGAAACCGTGCTCGTCGAGCATGTACCGGTGACCACGCTGATGGTGCTCGGCAAGCGCCTCGAGGACGTCCGTACGTTCATCAAGACGCTGCCCGTGTTGAATCCCAGTTACACGTGGACGCGGGACAACATCGATACATACGTGTGGATGACCGCACCGGTCGAGACCGTGCGAAACAAGCGAACCAAGCGACACACGTCGATCGCGGCGGCGACCAAGGAGCACAAGGAGCAGGTGCTCGTCTGGGACGACGACGTCCGCGCCGGCGTGTGGACGAAGATCGAGCGGTCCGGCGCGCTGTCCCCACGTCGATACGGCCAGCTGCTGCAACGCGTTGACGAGCTCATCGCTGCGGTCGAGGTCGCTCGCGAGGAGGCCAATCGCGTTCTCGCGCCAGATCACGAGATCGCCGACGCGTTGTTCAGCTACATCATCAGCGAGCGCTGACGTGGAAGCCGGCGCGTGGGCACTACTCGTGATCGCGCTACTCGTGATCGTGTTGACATCGATATTGATGTATCGGATGCGGTCGCGCAACAGCGGCGGTCACCGGCCGTAGAGCGGCCGTAGTCACCGCTAACAGGACGAACGGTCGACGTTGGACGGGTCGGCCGTTCGTCGTTTGGATCTTGTTACGGTACGGCACGATTACGATGATCACCGCTGATAGACTATTGACGTAGCAACCAGACAAAAGCACAGACAAAGTCACAACGTACGATCGCGGGACGGTGGAGGTTCGACTCCTTCTCCCGACACGGATCCTCCTGACAGACCTAGACGGGCGGATCTGGTCCTCGGTTTTCCGAGCAGGCATTCGCTACAGGCACAGGAAACGTAGGCAGCGTCGTTTCCACGCGTCGCGGACCAGAAGCGCAAGTCGTGGGTTCGATCCCCTCCCGGGCCTCCAGATCATGGCTCGGTAGCTCAGTGGTAGAGCGTGCGTGAACAGGCAGGCCGTGATCAACCGTCGTCGACGTGAGTATTCTACTAGCCTCGGACGATAGCTCAAACGGTAGAGCGTCAGCCTTGAGCTGAATGTTCCGGGTTCGATTCCCGGTTGTTCAAACATCTGATGGAGGGCCCCCGCAGGGTAGTGGGGGTCCTCCCCATTTGTATGAATTATTATTTCACAACGCACCACCGCGTCATAGGCGTTGTGACCGTTCCGTGTACGATCGACCTACGGCTTGATCGATCGATCACGGAGCACATCTTGCTAATTTTGCTCGACGGTAGCGACTGCACTGGAAAAACGCAGCTCGCACAACGACTTGCGCTCGCGCTGAACCGACAGCGAGCCTCGTTGTCATCGTTAGATGTTTATCACAGGGGTCCGCCAACCGCGCATCCACTCGATGAATATGCGGAACCGCTGCTCAACTATCGAGCCGGCAACGATCATAACGTCATCTGTGATCGCTGGCACGTAGGTGAGGCCGTTTATCCATTTGTTCTCGGACGAGCGACGCAGCTCGATGCCGCCATTAACGCGTGGCTCGAACTGTTTTTGCTATCGCGCGGCGCGTTGCTCGTACATGTCCGGCGAACGAACGAATATCTCGACGCATGCGGTCGTCATCGAGACGATCTGTATGATGAGATCGATCGAATCCCCGACGTTACACGCGCGTTTGAACACGCGATGGCGTCAACGTTGCTGCCGCTTATCGTGCTCGACGACAATGATCCAACCAATGACGATGTTGACGACATCATCGAGACCGCTCACGTACAACACGAACGCGTCTCTGCGCTTAACGACTACGTCACGTACATCGGTCCACGCTGGCCGAGCGTACTGCTGGTCGGTGATCGACGCGGTGTCTCCGGCGAGCCGATCAGATACGGCAGCTGGCCCGCGTTCGCGCCGTTCCCCGGTACGTCCGGACACTACCTATTCTCTGCGTTGACGCGCGAACCGCTGCGCGTCGCGACGCACGGCACGCTGCTGTCGCAGATCGGTGTCGTCAGCGCGAACGACGTCGACGACGTGCACGCCTGCTGGAATAAGCTCGGCAAGCCTCGGGTCGTCGCGCTCGGCGTCGAGGCGCGTAAGACGCTGCGCCGCGTCGGCGTCGACATCAGTCATTACGCACCGCATCCGCAGTACTGGGCTCGCTTCCGTCATCACGAACCGGATGCTTATCTGCGTCGCGTGCTCGGCATCCAGACCATCGCGTCGGTAGCGGAGGCGGCCGATGCCTGAGATGCGTTACATGGAGGACCTGCGTAACGACTACGTGTATCTGGTGAACTGGCTCGCGCGGACCGGACAAAGGATTACGTCCCGCGGTCTCGCGACGCGCGAACAGACCGGCGTCACGTTGGTGTTCCAAGCGCACGCACGAACGATGCTGCCGCTCGGTACCGGACGCGGCGTGAGCACAAAGCTTGCCGCCGTTGAGGCGCTCCAGCTGCTCGCTGGGGAGGCACGATCCGATCTCATTAAGTTAGCCGCCCCGAAGTTCGGTGACGTCCTAGTAGATCCGTCTAATCCTGACTTCGGTGCGTATGGTCCAAGACTCGCGCAACGATTGTCCGGTGCGTACACGTTGCTTAAGAAGGATCCAACGACGCGCCGCGCGGTCGCGACCATTTGGGAACCGCGCGATCTCATGCACAACGGTGATCGACCGTGCACGTTATCGCTTCAATTTCTTTTGCGCAACGACCTACTCGAGCTACACGTCACGATGCGATCGCAGGACGTTTGGCTGGGATTATGCTTTGATGCGTTCATGTTTGCGCAGGTCCAACACACGATCGCGCGTCGCCTCGGCGTCGACGTCGGCTGCTACGTTCATCACGTTGGTAGTCTTCACCTGTATGAGACCGATGTTGATGCGGCATTAAATAAGATGTCGACGACTACCAAACCGCGCCCTGAGCTGCCGATCGGAATCATCACGCCGCGTGGTACGTCGGCGACCGTCGTCGCGCGTCGTCTGCTCGCGCACACGCCGACCGCGCGTGATCGCGAGCTCAATCCGTGGTACTGCCGACAAATGGATGACTTATACGCGCTGACGCTCCGGAAGACGTCATGACGACGACCGAGCGTCCGACCATGGACATGACGCTGCTGGCCACCGCGTTCGTCATGTCCGAACGCGGTACGTGCTCACGCGCGCGGGTCGGTTGCGTCGTCGCGTTGGACGGCCGGATCTTGTCCAGCGCGTACAACGGCGCCCCGCGCGGTATGCCACACTGCGTTCACGATGATCGAACGACCGACGACTTCGGTCCTAGCGAACCAACGTGCCCAACCGGTGTTCACGCCGAGGCCAACGCCGTAGCCTTCGCTGCCAGGTACGGCGTTAGCCTCGACGGTTCCGTATTGTACACGACGTTGTCGCCGTGCGTTCCGTGCGCGCAGCTGATCGTGAACGTTGGCATCGAGCGCGTGGTCTGCGCGAAGGTCTATCGCGACACGACCGGCGTTGAGTTGCTGTTGTCCGCTGGTCTCACGGTAGACGTGTTATCGGACCAGCCGGGCGAGACGTTTAGGCCGCCGGTCGTCGCGCTGTCGGAGGACGAGCTCGTGGAGGACGATGGTGGGGCTTGACGGCATCGCCGTCCACCTGGTGGACAATGTTGAAACCGCGTACGAATGTAAGCGCTGGCTGTCGACGCACGATAAGATCGCACTCGACTCCGAGTCCACAGGATTAAATAAGGACACGGATCATGCGCGGTTGATCCAGCTCGGCGACGATCGCGAATCGTACGTCATTCCGGTCGAATATCCGGGCTGGGCTGGGCTTGCGCTTGAACTACTTCAGCAATATGAGGGTCGTTATGTCTTACATAACATGACCTTCGATAACGCGATGATCTATAACGCGCTCGGCATCCGGCTGCCAGAAGATCGTTGCGACGACACGCGGTTAAAGACGCACGTCGTATCCAGCACCGGATCGCTCGCGCTGAAGAACCTTGCGGTGAAACACGTCGACCCACGTGCCAAGATGTTTCAAGACCAACTTGGCGACGCACTTGGCACGGGCGGCGGCTGGACCTGGGCAACGGTTCCTATTACGTACGAACCCTTTTGGTCTTATTCTGGCGTTGATACGATCCTGACATATCAGTACGACGAATACATCGATCCCATCGTCCAGCGGGAGGCTCCCGCGTCGTATGAGCTCGAGCTAGCCGTCGCCTGGGTCTGCGAACGCATGGAGCGTAAGGGCGCGCTGGTTGATCGTGCGTACGTCGAGGCGTTCGCCGCCGAGCTGCAGCGGTACGTCGACGAGGCCGAGCTCTGGTGTTCGAAAAACTACGGGTTGTATCCCGGTTCTAACCGCGACGTGATTCGGTATTTTCAGTCGCAGAACTATCAGTTCACGAAGTATACAAAGAATGGCGACTTCGCGCTCGATAAGTTCGTTCTACGGGAGATGAATCATCCACTGGCCGAGGTGGTCCTTAACCGACGCCGCGCGCAAAAAATGGTATCGACGTATCTGTCGACGTACCTTGAGGCGTCACAGCGCGACGGTCGGGTTCATCCGTCGATCAACACCGTCGGTGGCATGGGTCAGAATCCGTTTGAACCCGGCGGTGCGAGCGGTGTTCGGACCGGTCGGATGTCGTCGTCGAACCCGAACATCCAGAACGTCCCCGTACGTGGAGCGATGAGTAAGAAGATTCGCCGTAGCTTTATCGCTCCCGATGATTCGGTCTGGGTTAAGTGCGACGCGGATCAGATCGAAATGCGCGTCATGGCGGATATGTCCGGCGATCAGGGTATGATCGACGCGTTCCGATCGGACGGCGATTTCTTCGTGAACATCGGACGTAATCTTTTTAAGGAACCTAACTTTCAAAAGTCCGATCCACGGCGTCAACTGATCAAGAACGGCGGCTATGCTAAGATCTTCGGCGCCGGCATTGAAAAGTTCGCCGCGACGGCAGGTGTTACCGAGCAGGCGGCCGCCGATTTTATGCGCGACTTCGACGCGTTGTATCCGAATGTTCCACGTTGGATTCGTAAGGTCGACCGCGACGCGCGTGAGCGACTAGCGCTCGAGGGCGAGGCGTACATTCGCTCACCATTAACCGGACGTAAGCACACCGCGAGCGAACGTAAGCTCTACCCGCTAATTAACTATGTGATCCAGGGGACCGCCGCCGAGATCCTTAAGATGAAAATCATTGGTGCGGATAACGCCGGCCTCGGACCATACATGATCTGGCCCGTCCACGATGAGATCGATCTTGAGGTACCGCACAACGATCTCAATGATGTACTCGTTACGCTCAAGGACGTTGTCAACGACGACCGGCTGCTCTCGGTTCCGCTGACCTGGTCCGCCGAGGTAGGTCCGAACTGGGGCGACTGCTCGTAGCGTTCGATGTTCGGTATCAACCGAACACCAAACAACAATCGATCGAAGGAGCTAAGATTGTCGATGATCTACGTCTGCGGCCCGATCTCCGGCTACGCGCAGGGCAACGAGCCGCTGTTCCGCCAGGCAGCAACATACCTTGAGACGCGCGGTCACCTAACGTTGGTACCTCACGACATCAAGCCGATCCACGAGGGCCCGTGCCCGATCTCACATACCGCGCAAACTACCGGCGATCACGGCGTGGCTTGCTTTCTTCGCATCGACATCATCGAGATGTTGATGCAGTGCGACGGCGTCTACGTCCTTCCCGGTTGGCAGGCGTCGGTCGGCGCAAGGCTCGAGATCCAGGTCGCGGCAGCGTGCGGACTCGAGATCCGATTCGCGGACGACTATCGTTTGTTTAGTGCGTAATGCGCGAACGACCTTTGCCGTTGGTATCGACCCCGGGAATAGCACCGGGCTCGCGATCATTCGTGGCGACGGATTTCGACTTCACGCCGAGCAGGGACCGCCGTCGATTCTTGACGAGTTCGCGCTTCGCTTCTCGTTCCTGACGCATCCCGGCCACGACGTTCTGGTCGGCTGCGAACGATTCACTATTACCGCCGACACCGTTAAGCACACCGCGCAGCCGACCGCGCTTGAAACGATCGGCGTCGTGAAGCAGCTATGTCGTCTCAACGACTGGCCGCTATATCTTCAGCAGCCCGCCAACGCTAAGCGTCTCATCTCTAACGGCATGCTGCGCAAGCTTAAGTTATTCGTCTCAGCACGTGACGTCGAACGCGCCGATGCTGATGACGCCAACGACGCAACACGTCACGCCCTCCTAGTGCTAGCGCACCATCGCGCGTCGTTGTTCGATAGTATGCTCCTCTACACGACTATGTGACCGTCACGCGGTACGGTAGCCATCGTTTCGTTGTTTGAACGACCTAGTGAGGAACGCCGTTGGCGACCGCCGAGTATGATGCAATGACCGAGAGCATCACTCTTACTACGCAGTGGCAGATGAAGTCGCTGGTTAAGCAGATTCCTGGTGCGCGTTGGGACGCACAAGAAAAGATCTGGCGCGTTCCAGCCGCGTGGTCATCACTCGTGATTATGCGCGGGTTGTTTGGTGCCGATATGATCGTCGGTGAAAAGCTTGCTAAATGGGCTTGGAAGCTACACGACGCGCGCATCGGACCGTCCATCGAACTGCGCTCCGCGCTCGAGCTACCGGCCGACGCGCCCGAGCATGAGCTGTTTAATTCGTGGAAGAGAGGTGATGCCCAACCTACCCTCTTCCCTTTCCAGGAGACCGGCGTAGCATTTATGCTACGTGCCAACAACGGACTTCTCGGAGATGAGATGGGGGCTTAGGTACCTTAAGCCGGAAAGACTCCACAGACACTCTCTATGATTCGTGCGCATGAGCAGCTTAACCACGGCGGTCTACCTGCGCTGGTGATCTGTCCTAACAGCGTCAAGCAGCACTGGGCCAAGGAGAGCGCCGTCTGGTTGCCCAACGCGACGCCGTACGTCGTCGACGGCACCGCCGCACAGAAGCGTAAGACGCTGAAGGAGGCGCGCGGCGACCCGACCGCGTTGGTGATCATCAACATCGAGTCAGCACGACTGTTCTCACGGCTTGCGCCGTTCGGTTCGGTTCGCCTCATACGATGCCGTGAATGTGATCCACATACTGGTGACGAGAATCTAACGCCATCACGATGTGAGGTTCATCGCAAGGAGTTGAATGAGTTTGAGTTTAAGATAGTCATACTCGATGAGGCCCACCGTGTCAAATCCCCACAGGTAAAACAAACGCGAGCCGCTTGGTACCTCGGACACTCGTCATCCGTGCGATACCGCTGGGCGTTGACCGGTACACCGGTCGCGAACCATCCGGGCGATCTGTGGTCGATCATGCACTTCGTCGCACCAGACGACTTCCCAACTAAGTCTGCCTTTCAAGATCGCTTCTGTTTGTTGTCATGGAACGCGTTCGGTGGCATGGACGTCGTCGGTGTTCGACCTGATACGCGCGATGAGCTGTTCAAGATCCTCGACCCGCGTTTTCGACGAATGCTGAAGGCCGTCGTGCTACCGCAACTCCCGCCTAAGATACGCGAGACGCGCGTCGTCGAGATGTCGACGACGCAGGCGCGCGCGTACCGCGAGTTTGAGACCAGCCTACGGACGCGACTAGCCGATGGCACGCTGTTGCTCGCCGCGAACCAGTTGGTCGTTAAAACACGGTTAATGCAGTTTGCATCAGCATCCGTGACCGTCGAGAAACCCGATGAGGACGACATCTCGTCGTGGAAGGTGACCATGCGCGAACCGTCGCCTAAGCTCGACGTACTCGAGGAGGTGCTCGACGAGCTCGGTGTATTGACCGTGAACCATCGGATCGCACCGGTCCTAATCTCGGTCGTTCATCTGGACGTGCTGGCTATGGTATCCGCTCGACTCGATAAGCTAAATGTTCCACACGGCATTATCAGCGGCGAGGTCGCACCGATCGATCGCCAGCGCGCGCTTGAGGACATGAACGCGGGTCGAAACCGCGCGCTCGTCTTCACCGGCCAATCAGGTGGCGTCGGGTTGAATATGTCCGCCGCTGACACTCTCATTAACGTGCAGCGCAGCTGGTCGCTCGTCGACGAAAGACAGAAGGAGGATCGACCGCATCGTCCCGGAGCCGAAAAGCACGATTCGATCCGGATCATCGATCTCGTCACAAGAGGTACCGTCGAGGAGGACCAGGTTCAGCGATTGATTCAAAAGCTCGAACGTCTTGAGGAGATCACGCGGGATCGCGCCGCCCTCATTGGTATCGATCCACATGCTGACACGTCGGCGTTAGACCTAACTGAAAACATTACGTTGAACTCGGCGCTCGACCTCGATCAAACGTTGAACGTCACCGACTAGGAGTTGTTTTGTTTACACCTGAGGCGCTGTACGGCGCGGTCGTTCGCGAGATACGTGATCGGCACAAGATGTCGCGTGATAAGTTTATGGCGCTGGCCGGCCTGCCCGGCAGGTCCGCCGCGCGGCTGAGCAACATTGAGAAGAAGGACTCCTGGAAGCCCGGCGATCGCGAAAAGGTCGCCGCGTTGCTGAACCAGCTCGAGCCGAACTTTGATCCGCGTTACCACGCGTCGGCCGTCACGACGCCGGTCATCGCGCCGGTCAGCGTGAACGGCGACGGCCCGACGATCTATCTTGCGTTCGCCGACGATGATCCAGATGATGACCTAGTCGACGTCGTTGCCGCGTCACCGGAGCGGGTCGAGCTGCCGATCATCGAGGTCATCGAGGATGATGATCCGGAGTTCGTTGACGTACTCGCGGAAGAAGTTCGTGAATTTCCGTTGACCGAGGTTACCGCTAACGACACAACGACCTACGCTACGCGTGAGGAGTACGTACCGCAGCTCGTCGCTGATGATCTTTACGCCGTCAGTAACAGCGAGCTGCAGACCTGGAAGCGTTGTCGCCGCAAGTGGTGGCTGGCGTATTATCGCCGACTTGCACTTCAGACCGAGGTGTTCGTCGGCGCCCGCGCGATCGGTGACCGGGTTCATCGTGCGCTAGCGCAGTGGTATGTGCCAGATGGTACACCGCGCGTCGATCCACGTGACGCGCTTGAGCGAGTCATCGTTGAGGATTGGACACGTATCGCGACGACCGGTCGCGAGCGCAACATCGATGAGGATCAGCTGACCGTTCTTGCCGCCGAATTCGCGCAGTCGACTAACCTCGAGCGTGCTATGATCGAGGGCTACGTCCAGTGGCTCGAAGAGACCGGTTCGGACGCTGATCTGCGGATCGTCGCGTCCGAGACCGCGCTGGAAGCGCCGGTTACGGTAACCGTCGATGGCGAGGAACGTGCCGCAAAGCTGATCGGCAAGCTTGACGTTCGCGCACGGCGAACTACCGATGACGTCCGGCTGTTTCTTGATCATAAGACGGTCGGCGACCTCAAGGGGCCCGCCGTCACATTACCTCAAAATGAACAAGTCCTTCAGTATATGCTCTTGGAGTTTCTTAACACACCAGAGGGCGAAACGCGCTGCGACGGTGCGCTTTACAACATGTTGCGCCGCACCAAGCGCACGGCACGCGCGCAGCCGCCGTTCTATGATCGCGTCGAGGTTCATCATAACCGATACGAGCTCGAGTCGTACCAGCGCCGCGCGCTCGCCGCGACCGGTGAGATCATGCGCGCCGTGGACCGACTCAACGCCGGCCAGCATCACTTCGTGGCAGCGTACCCGTCGCCTAAGAGTGATTGCCGTTGGGATTGCTCATTTTTTGCTGTGTGCAATCTCTTTGACGATGGATCACCAGGTGTAGAAGATATGGTCAATATGCTTTACCACCAGGTAGATCCGCGTGCCCGCTACAACGAGGAAAGAGGACGTGAAACGTGACCGACGATAATGAGTACATTCACTCCGAATACAAGCTAAAGGACGGCAACGTACTCCAACTGTTTGAGCCGGAACATTCGGGCCAAGGTCCACTCAAGGCCGGCCGCTGCCCCGGTTGCCAGAACGGCCTCGATGGTTTTATGGGTCGGTGCGCGTGCGTACGTGAGCTGGTCGACGGCGATCCCGTGAGGCCGACATACGGCGCGTACTCGACGAACTATGGACACTATGACTGCGTTCAGCTGCTCTGGTTCAAGATCGTTAAGCGCCTCGACGAGCCCGAGACCAACGCGCCGGTACATCTGTGGAAGAACGGTACCCAGCGTCAGATGATCCTGTTCATCCAACAGGCGGGCGATAACGGACAGCACGTCGTGGTCACGTACGATGGTTTAGCCGGCCGCGACCAGCGGTACAAGTTCCACATCGACGATCGGGAGACCGAGTGATCCAACCTACGTTCGACACGAACCAACGGCTCTCGATTCTTATCCACGCGGGCTCAAAGCTCGGTAAGTCAACGCTGTCCGGTACCGCACCGAAGCCGATCCTTGTTCTCGACGCCGAGGGCAGCTGGCGGTTCATTCCAGTGCGTCAGGTAGAGTGGGATCCGCAGGCGTCTGGACCGCCCGAGTACGACGGCAACTGGGACGCGTGCGTCGTTAAGGTGCAACGTTGGGAGACCATCGACCAGGTTTATCAGTGGATCACACAATATCAAACGCCGTTCGTATCGGTCGTCATCGACTCGATCACCGAGATGCAACGTCGATTGAAGCGCAACCTAGTCGGTACCGACGCGATGAAGATCGCCGACTGGGGTGTCCTACTGTCGAAGATGGACGACAAGATCCGTGGGTTCCGTGACCTAACGCTTATGCCCCAGATCAACGTGCGGTGCGTTGTGTTTATCGCAGAGACGCGTCAGCGCAACTCAGACAACAAGTGGATCCCGTATATGCAGGGTCAGATCACGACCGCCCTTCCTTATTGGATGGATGTGTGTGGGTATATGTATCCAGACTGGGAGCGTGATGCTAACGCACAGCCGACCCGTGAGGTTCGTCGCGTTTGGATCTCGCCTCACCCAGAATACGAAGCCGGTGAACGTGTTCAAGGACGCCTCGGTCAGTACCTGACGATCGAAAAGCCGCCCGTCGGCACGTCCGGTGACGACATTACGCGGTGGATGTGTACCGTTTTCGGCATCACGTCGACCGTTGATACGGTGGACTCTCACAACGGTTCAGAACCACACGAGCCGCAACTCACAACTACCAGCGTAGAAGGAATCTAAAATATGACCACGATCGATTTCGCCCGAGCGTTGCAGGAAGCTCGAGGCGCGAGCATGGAAGCGTTGCCCGTCGGCGACTATGACGTCGAGGTGGCTAAGTCGGAGGCCACGACGTCGTCCAATGGTAAGCCGATGATCAAGGTCAACATGAAGGTGATCGGTGGCCCGTACGAGCGACGCTCGGTGCTGAACCAGTTCGTCATGTCGCAGGAAAACCCGGTCGCGTTGAGCATCTTCTTCCGTCATATGAAGGCGTTCGGGTTGACCGAGGACTGGTTCATGCAGCTCGGCCGGTCCGGTTCGCTCGAGCCGGTGGCAACCGCGTTGCTCGGTCGTCGGGCACGCCTTACGCTCGGTCATCGTGACTGGCAGGGCGAGACGCGCAACGAGGTCAAGGCCGTTAAGCCGTACACCGGTGCCCCCGCCGCTAGTCCGGCGGGTCCCGTGGGTCCCGCTGGTTCAAGCGGTCCGGCTACCGGTGGACTGATGGCACCGCCTCCGGTCGCTCCAGCGCCGCAGCCCGTGCCGCCGCAGCCGCCCACTGCGCCGGTAGCTGCTACGCCGCTGACTCCTCCACCAGCGGCATCGGTAGCGCCACAGCAACCAGCGCCCGCGCCGGTCATGACGACACCGCAGCCTCCTATTGAGCCAACAGCGGCGCCGGTAGTAGCCGCCGTGGTCCCTACTGCCGCCCCTACGGGCAGCACGTCGGTCGACGGCACGTCCGCACCGTCAGCGCCGAACGATGCTACCTTTGAGCAACTGACGCAGCCACAGCAACAGCAGCCGCAGCCGCAGCCGCCGGCCGCGCCGGACATGCCTCAGCTGCCGTTCTGAGCCGACGTTGCCTACGTTTGTCGTCGTCGCCGCCGGCCGAGGCTCACGCCTCGGTCGGGTCGGTGACGAACTTCACAAGGCACTTGTGCCCTTGAGCAACAAGGCGATCTTAACGCGTCAGTTTGAATTAGCACCGGTAGACGCAAGGATCGTCATCGTGACCGGTTACCGCGCCGAGCAGATCCAAGACTATGTTCGGCTCGCGCACCCTAACCTCGACGTGACGTTCGTACATGACGGTCGTTGGGCCGATGTTCCCGGACCAGGCGCGTCGTTGTTATGCGCGGCACCGTTCGTACCGTTTGAAGACGATCTGATCTGGGTAGCCTGCGATACGCTATGGGACCGCGACGAGGATCTCTGGGAATCAAACGAGTCCTGGCTAGGCGTCGCACCGTTGCCGACCGGTACGCCTGCGGCACGCTGGTGTCGCGTCGTACCGACCGTTGACGGTTACTTTGCCCAGCGGATCGACGATAAGACACCGGACGTCGCGCCTGGTTCGGTCGTGTCAACCGCGCTCGGATACGTCGTCGCCGGCGACCTACCTACGTTTTGGCGTGGGCTTGAGGACGCTGAGACGCGCGCCGGTGAGGTGCAATTTTCGAGCGGACTCGACGCGATCGTCAAGTCAGGCCAGCCGCTCGGATTACGTTTCGTGAACTGGCTTGACGTCGGCGATGAGCAGGCGTACCGGACCGCGCAGGCGACGTTCGGTGCGTACGACAACGTGAAGCGCGGCCAAGCAACGTACGTCATACCTCCACGCGTCGTGAAGTTCAACACCGATACCAATAAGATCCGCTGGCGTGTCGAACGAGCTACGGCGCTCGGCGACGTCGTACCGCTGTCCATCTTGCCGTCCGGTATCGACATGATGGCGTACCAGTATGTCGACGGAATCACAGCATATGCGGCGATCGAAGCGGACCCGCTTGCTGACGTCACTCACCGGTTGCTTAACTGGTGGAAGCACATGTTCTGGGACGAACGTCGCTTCGTGAAGGTTCCCGGTAACTGGTATGGCACGGTGATGAGGTTCTACCGTGATAAGACGTTCTCGCGGGTCATGGCGTTACCGCGTGAGCTCCAAGTCATCGCGCTCGACGCGATAACGCGCGTCGACTGGTACGGGCTGATCGAGGGCGTCGTGCCCGGTGCGTTTCACGGTGACCTAACATACGCCAACGTCATTATTCCAAGCGATGATCGGCTTGGCGAGTTCATGACGATCGATTGGCGTGAGGATTTCGCCGGCGAGCTCGAGTGCTCGGACCTACGGTATGATCTCGCTAAGCTACTCGGCGCGACCGAGTTTCACTGGGAGAACGCCGAGCACGGTGACTTTAGATACTGGCGACAACGTGAAACCGAACGAGCGCAGATCATTAAGTTCACGATCGAACACGAGCTGCGCGTTCGTGATATCGAGCTTCTTGCCGGGTTGACGCTGCTCAACAGCGCTAGCCTCCACGCGCCGCCGATGGACGAGATCCTGGTGGCACGCGGCGCACGATGGTTAGAGCGGGTGACATAATGCGTGTGGGCTATTGCTGTCTTGGCCGTACCATGAAATTTCAAAAAGATAGATGGGGTTTTGCTGGCGACGCAGAAAAACCTAATCTTCTTTATCGACTTGCAAGGCGTAATCCCGACGTCAAGTGGGTCGTCGTCGGGCATAACGACGCCGGTGACTTCACACAGGCCAACATCGAGAACGCGTGGCTCAACGCGCGTGAGCGCGCTGCTGCAGCACCACCACGTCCAACGGACCAGCCGGGCTATTACCGCACGGCGTTCGATCCGTACTGGACCAACAAGCCGTCCTGGTGGTGCAGTGAGGTCAGCGGATTTGAGGACGATCTTGTTGAGCTGATCAGCGATCTGGACGGTATCATTATTCACGTCGGTCAACACGCGCCTACGCAGCTACGAATCCCGCAGACCGGCAACACTTGGGTCGAGACGTTCGTGAACCCGAATCTAGACGCGAACAAGGTCTACGACTCGATGCAATCGTATTGCCGCTACATCGTACGGGGGATCAACGCGCTCGGCGATAAGACGCTTGGTCGCGCACCGGTGACGTGGCTCGTACCCGATCCACGTAACTATCTCAAGGCGCGCGATGTTAAGTGGCCGTCTGGTACCGACGATATGCTGGCGCAACACCAATTCACACGCTACCAGCGACACGAGCGATACGGCGACGCACGAACGCCTTACGAGCTCGAGACGCACGACGTGAAGCTCGAACGCGGCGGTGAGCTCTGGAAGGCGACGCACCGTTACCGCCACTGCGATCTCGAGTTGATGATTCTTCCGGATAACTGGGCAGAGCTGCCGTGGAAGCGATTCGTCGATCGCTGCCCAGCGGGCGTTGCAACGACCAGCACCAAGGCATCCGTGCTCGGCGAGAATCGACGTCGTTCACAGCTCGTCAACGATTACCTACTTGCTGCGTTCCCTGATGCCGAGGTCTACGGGAAGTGGGACGCAACCAGCATCGCAGACGTTCCCGATGATACGGTACGGGGTACAACACCCGATGAGTTTTATCAGCTGCTTAACCGATGGCGCGTGACGTTGTCGCTGCCGATCATCGAATCCGATTGGTCGGTCGCCAAGTCATATCAATGTTGGGCCGCACGGTCCGTGTGCTTCATGATCGAACAGGTCGACGCGCAAGGCTGGACGCTGCCGAGTCGTCGGCCGTCTGACGCGAGCAAGCTAATCGGAACGATCAAGAACGTGCCGTTCTACTCGCCACGCAACGATTGGACCGATGCCGATCTTACGTTGGCGTACTGGCTTCGCGTCGAAACGCCCACCGAGTTTGCACAGCGTGCGCAGCTCATCATTGATGACCAGCGTTGGTATGACTGGCTCACGAACCAGCAGCTCGACCTGCTGAGTCGTCGTTGGAACGATCACCTACTGGAACGAACGATCGAGCAAAGGCTAGGTGTCACTAGTGTCTAACTGGAACTGGTTAGGATCGACGTACGCGCTTCAACGCGACGTCTTTGGTCGTACGCTGCCGATCAAGAATCCGATCGAGCTAGCCGACTTTGTTGTTATGAATCATACGTCGGCCGTAACCGAGCTATCCGAGTTCATGGACGAGGTCGGATGGAAAAATTGGACCGAGAATCGAGGCTGGGTTAATCGCGATGCGGCGGTCGGCGAGCTGGTCGATGTGGCTCACTTTGTCGCTAATCTACTGTGCGCATTAGGTGTTACCGACGATGAGTGGGAACAACGATACCGCAACAAGCAGGAAATGAATAAGCAACGACAACGCACAGGCTACGATGGCGTTTCGAACAAGTGTTTGCGTTGTAAGCGCGCGCTCGACGAGGTTGAGTTTGATCCGGTATCACGAATCTGCGTGCTATGCGGTTAGGAGTATGAATGAGTACGTTTCATGAAGGAGATCGTGTTCGTACCACGCGACCGGTCGGCGGCTGGTTCGGTGACGCCGTCCAGCGCGGCGTCGAAGGCCGCGTGACGCGAATCGAACACGGGTTGTTTGAGGAACGCGCGGTCGTCGAGTTTCCCGGCGGGCGAACAGAAACGTTGTCGAACAACCAGATCGAGCGCGTCACCGGCTGGTTCTAGGAGTCATAATGTATCGCGCCGTTGACGCACTTGGCTTCGCAGGAGGTATGACACTAGGAATCGTGCAATCGGGATTTCAACTCGTTGGCAAGCGCGAGCTTCCCGGTGGTTTTGGTGTACCAAATTGCGAAGCTAATCGTCACCTGTTAGGAAATGATTGGCAAACCGAGATCGGTCCACCGCAGGATTGGACACCGGTAGCTGCTGAGCTACTCTTTGGAAATCCGCCGTGCAGCGGATTTAGTCCTATGACGGATAACAAACATCGCGGTGTTGACTCAAAGATTAATTCCTGTATGTATCAATTCATCGCGTACGGTACGCGCGTTCGACCGCAGATCATCGCGATGGAATCGGTTCGACAGGCGTTCACCATCGGACGTCGACTGATGCAACACCTACGTTATCTACTCGAACAGCGTACCGGTCTCCGTTACGACCAGTACCACGTCATGCAGGACGCGCTCGAGCTCGGCGGCGCCGCGCGTCGGCCGCGCTACTTCATGGTGCTATCGCAGGTGCCGTTCGGCGTCGAGTATCCGCTGATCGGCCGCGTGCCGTTGCTGCGTGACATCTGGTCAGATCTTCGTGATCATCCGCTGACCTGGGAGGCACAACCGTACCGGAAGCAACCCTCCTGGTGGGCGCGCAAGGCACGCGGCGACTGCACGACGTTTGACGGGCACCAGAACCACAACGGCGTTCCAATCGAGCGCGCGCTCGATCTCTACCGCCTCGTCCAGGACAACGGCGGCTGGCCCGCTGGTTGGTCGGTCGGTCGCGTCGCGGAGCACTGTTACGACACGCTCGGTAAGCTGCCCGATTCGTGGACGCACATGCTACCTAAGCTGCTTATGACGAAGCCCGGTCGTCCGCGTTTCCACATGGGCTTCGCGTCGATCACGCGTTGGGATCCGGACAGGTACGGCCGGGTCATCATGGGCTCCGCGCTCGACATGGTCATGCATCCGTGGGAGCCTCGCATGATCACGCATCGTGAGGCCGCGCGCGTCATGGGGTTCCCCGATGATTGGAAGATCAAGCCGTTGCGCCATAACGCCGGACTACGTCATACCTGGGGAAAGGGCATTTCTTGTCAATGCGGTAAGTGGATCGGCGAGCAAGCGATCCGCGCGTTAGACGGACAACCAGCGGTATATCGCGGCGTTGAGATCGGTGATCGTGAGTGGCTCGTCGAACGACACAAGGCCCTTCGGCCTTCCGATGACAGGCTGCTAGTATCGACAAGCAATTAAGAAATATGAGCTAGGAGGCATCGTCTTGTCGGAACCGATCATGGAGTTCTCTGATTCGACCGAACCCACGGCAACGGACACGGTCGGGCAACCGACGACGCGTCGGGGACGACCGCGATCGGAGGAGACGATCCAGCGCGACGAGGTCATCCTGAAGGCGTTGGGCAACGGTCCGCGCACCAAGGAGCAGCTGGCGCAAGATCTGGGTCTCAAGGACACGCACGTGTACCTGTCGTTGTGGCGTCTTCGCCGCGACGCCAAGGTCGAGAAGGTCACCGATGGTGATGTTCGTCACCTATGGCGCGTCACCGCGTAGCGGTAATGGGACGTGGTTGACCTCGTCGATCACCGACGAGGTCGATCGCCCGTTACCAGATTGTAATCGTATGATCTTGATAATTGTGCTAGACTGGTCTGGATCGGACGGAACGAACGAACGGGCGACGTAACGCTTATTCTGAGCCAGGCACTCGCCGGGCTAGATCGTTCCAAAGATCGCAGGCGTACGGTAGCGTCCGTACTAGGAACTACGCGATCAAAGGATGAACGATGACCAATGACGGCAGTACGACGTTCTCTGCTCGCCACCTACCGTGGATGAAGATCGGACGTACGATCGACGATCCGCACGTGACCGCCGCCGAGGCAGCCAAGCTGGGTGGGCTTGATTTCGACGTCAGTCGATTTCCTACGTTCTACCGCGACGATCAGGACGAGTACCACGAGATCCCAACCCGGCACGCGCTGGTCAACCAGACCGATTCCGCGCATCCGCAGTGGATGTCCATCGTCAGCGACGACTACCGCGTCGTGCAGTACGGCGACGCGTTCGGCTTTCTCGACGAGATCAATCCGCGCTACGTCTCAGCGGGCACGCTACGCGACGGCAAGCAAGGCTTCTTGATCATCCAGCTGCCGGGCCGGGAGACGATCGACATCGCACCCGCTGGCGAACCTGATCCGCATCAGCTGTACGTCATGGTGCGAACGTCGCACGATCTCTCAAAGGCGATCGAGGTCGCGGTGATCACGCTACGCGACAAGTGCATGAACCAGCTCACGCTGCCGTCGTTGACCCAGGACGCACCGCAACGTTGGAACGTGCGTCACATCGGTGATCCGATGCAAAAGCTGCAGGAGGCGCAGCGCGTTCTCACGGGTTCAGCGCGATACGCTGAGGTGATCGGTAATCGCATCGAGCAGCTCGTCAACGTTCGGGTCACGCCTCAGCGACTGCGGATCGTGCTCAAGCACGTCCTACGTCCGACGCTGGCACGTCGTGACGAAATGATCGATCAGATCCTGTCCGTCGCCGGTCGGCCGACCGTGGGCTTCGCGGGTACCGGCTGGGGTGCGGTCAATACCGTGAGTGAGTATTTCCAGTGGGGTCGGTCGACCGCCACGCGGACCGCTCAGTCGTTGTTCACGGACAGCCTGGACGGCGACGGTGCCCGCTACACCAACAAGGTCGCAACGGCGCTACTTGCTAGTTAAAAATGTTGTGTCGTCATCGCTAGGTAAGATGATCAAAGGAAGTGAGGAAGATATGACTAGGGCTACGCAAAAGCTCAGCGATCGGTTGACCGTCGAGCGAATCGATCCACGGACCGCGACCACCATGCTGGTGCACGGGCTGCTGTCGTCGGAGGAGGCGGAAACGTTCCGACCGGCGAACGTCACCGTGGAATCGCTGGCGCGGCTGCTCGTGACGGCTAACGCCGCGCGCAATCGCAAGGTATCGATGCCGCACGTGCTGAAGCTGGCACGCGACATGACGGATGGCCACTGGTACTTCACCGGTGATCCGGTCAAGATCGACGACGACGACTTCGTGATCGATGGTCAACACCGCCTGCTGGCGATCATCAAGTCTGGCATCGCACAGCACCTTGCCGTGCTACGTGAAGCCGCACGCGACGTCCAGTTGGTCACCGACATCGGTCGTTCGCGTACCGCACGTGACCAGCTGACCATTCGCGGTTCGTCGAACACAACGAACGCGGCGGCCGGCGCCAAGCTGCTGCTCAAGTGGCGCTCCGGCAGCATCATGAACAGTCAGTATCAGCCGACGATTCCCGAGATCGTCATGCTCGTCGAATCCACGCCGGAGCTGATCGAAGCCTGCCAGCGCGTCATGAAGATTCGTACGCAGATCGCGCGTGCGCCGATGTCCGCGCTCGTCGCGGCGTACGTCGAGGCCGGCGCGCTGGACGTCAACGCGCGGGACTTCTTCTTCGAAAAACTGACGTTCGGTGACGAGCTGCCGCAGCATCATCCGATCCTGACGCTGCGCAACAGATTCGGCAGCCGAGGCGCCGGAACGCACGGTACGCGGTTCCGTCAGCTCGGTCAGTTGTACCTGGTTGTTCACTCGTGGAACAAGTGGCGAGCCGACGAACCGCTGCGACTGCTGCGCGTGCCGTCGACGCTGAACTCGGAGACGTTCCCCAAGATGCGTTGAGGAGGACGTGATGGCTGTTCAGTTTCGTCACCAACTGCTTCGTTTGTTCACCGATCACCCGGGTAAGATCATGTACGCGGACGATCTCGCAAGAGAGCTCAACGTAGGGCGTAAGTCGATCATCAACTGCGTCTACAACATGCGAAGGACGACGCCACTGCTCAACGATCAAATAGAGGTTGTAGTTCACGGCAACGCGTGGCGATACGCCGGGACGTCTACCGTGCTGACTGACGCGCCGCAACCAGCGAACGGCGCAACGGTTCCGGTCGACCAGTTGACCGCGCCAGCGGCACCGGTAGCGCCAGCGGCGCCAGCGGCGCCAGCGGCGCCAGCGGCGACGCCAACGCCAGCGGGGCAACCGCAACTAACGCGAACAAACGCCTCATCTCCTCGAGTGTTCGAGGAGCTCGGAACGAACAACGAGGGGCACGTGCTGGTCGCCGACGAGGAAGGTAGCATGTACTGGCTGGTACCGACAAAGCGAGGTGCCAGCGCGCCGTGACGGAACGAACGGAGATCAACGATGACGGCGATCATAGAGCATCTCATGGTTACAGGCGCATCAGAGGATGACTGGCGTCACCGGAGCGGTTGTCGTAATCGTGAAGATTCGCTATTCTTTCCCGAAACGATGCCCGACACCGAGGACGAACCACCGTACGTGTCGCCTGACGTCGAGGTGATCTGTAGCATGTGTCCGGTACGTTCCGAGTGCCTCGGCTACGCGTTGGCCAACCGGATCGAGTTCGGTGTCTACGGCGGCATGACGGGCTACCAACGTGGTTTGCTGCTCAAGCGTCGTAGCCGTCAACGATGCCCAGGCTGCGGCTCAGACGAGGTCATAACGCTCGGCCGTGACCAGGTCTGCATCGCGTGCGGTATATCATGGGACGTTTCGGTCCCGCCGGACGACAACGACGACAACGACACGTAGGAACGAATCACAAAAGACACTAGGAACGAGAGAGAATAATCATGACGAACGTAACCGACGACACGACCAAGACGGTCAGGAACATACTTCGTGAGGCGCGGCAGCTTCGTACTCGATACCAGAACTATCGGAACCAACACGCGGATGTCATGTTGTATCAAGCCGCATCCATGATCATCACGAACTCGCTTCGTCACGCGCGGCACGCCGAGCTGCAGGGCGATCTGACCGCCGGTGAGATCTTCGATGAGACCCTCTTGGTTGATGGGCACTACCGTCGATCGATCGGACGCGGTACGCAGCGCGTGCTTGCCGCGTTCCAGCTCGTCGATGCTCGACATGTCGTCGGACACGAATATGACACGGTGACGCTGGTCGGATACGAGGACGACGTCGATCTACTTCATCTGTTCGGTGCGTCGATTGTGCAACAGGCGACGAGCGCGTTGAGCTGGTACTGGAATCACCATCACATGCAGGGACAAGCCGATCTGCTGCTGGCATACCGGTACAAGCGTGACTTCATCGATGGATTGATGCGTGAACTGCTTGGCACGGTCACACGATCACGCACCGATCTTATCAACGAGGCATCCGTCATTGATCTGCTCGAAGCACGACGACGTTACGTGAGTCAGCGGATTACCACGTAACCGACGCGCGACACCGCGTCACCGCGTCGATACGATGTAGCGACGCGGTGAGTCGCGTCGTCTCACATCACGCACTACTAGCAATTAGGTATGATCCGCGTGAGCACATATGTCATAATTATTCGCATCATCGTGTCCATTTTAGCTATCGCGACGTTCGTGGCCTGCGGCTACGGCTGGCTCGTCGGCATCAATCCTACGTAATGACGGTCACGGCATGAGCACGACCGTGCTGACGATTCAGCGCGTCCGACCAGGCTTCCCACCACCGCCATGCGTGGTCCTCTAGTCGCAGCTGCGCCGCGACGTCGCGGCCAGCGTCGGATAGCTCGGCGCGGCGCGACGCGTCCGTCAGCAGGCTACGTAGCACGCGGTACCAATCCTTTGGTCGGTCGGCTAGTAGTCCGCAACCCAGCTGATGTAGTCGTCGATACTCAGCGCGCGGCGAACCGACCCAGGGAACGCCGACAGCGCTCATTTCAAGCGGTTTAAGATAGGACTTAGCAGCATTAAACTTAGTGTCCGCGAGCGGCGCGATACCGACACCAAGCTGGCTCACTCGCATCGGCCAATCCTCTAGTGAGATCAGATCCGCCGCATGCGTCACACGATCATCCGTCGTACCAAACGCCGATGCGACACCGCTGGCGGTTGCTAGTACGTGAAACCGATGCCCAGCATTGATCAGTCGCGCGACCGCGTTTCCGACGACGCCCGGATCGTTGGGATGTGACTGAAGCGATGCCGGCCAACCAAGCAGCTCCGAATCATCGTGCGCGATACCGTAATAGTGCGATGCGAGATAATTCGGAATGACGACCGCGTTACCGCTCGCGCCGTATCGCTTAGCCAACGCTGGCGTGGTACAAACAACGAGCGTTGCCTTGCGACACGCCTCACCGAGGTTACGCCACGAGTGCTTCCATGACTTTCCTACATACTGTTCATCATGCCGTGGATGAAGCATCGTCCATGCTGGATTGTCCGGATGAATCACCGACAGGTCATCATCGATATCAATGACAACGGCGACGCCCTTAGCACGAATGATATCGATCGCCTGCGTCAGATATTTATGAGTAACACGCTGCAGCACGACGACGTCGTAGCCGTCCGGGATCGTGACGTCGGCAACCGTATCGGTGCGATCGTCGAGGATCATCTCAACGTGTCGTTCCTGTTGCGTAACGACTCGAACGTCATGTCCTTGACTTGCGAGCGTCTCACCTGGCCAAATGAGCCGATGCGCTCCGCACCCATACCGATCCGCTGGATAAACGATGACACGCGGTTCGTCGTTCACAGTCACACTCCGGTTTGACGCCACGAACGTCCTGATGTGTTACGACCATGCCACATCCAGTTCCATGTGCGTTCCGGCAGGTGTGTGAACGTCGCATCCACGTCAAGCAATCGTCGCCACAATGCCCAATCCTCGCAGCAGTTCTCGGGCCATTCGGGACTGTTCAACGCCGGAAAGCCACCGACCTCCTCAAGCAACTGGCGACGAACCAGCACGGTGATCGGAATGAAGTTGTTGCGCTGGTACAGCTCCTCAACGTGCGTCTGCGCAAACGGCAATCCGAACGGCGTCACGAGCTCACCGTTGACAACGATGCGTAGTGGATCGCGATCGTTCATTACTATGCCGACGTCGTTCACGATGTCAAACCACGGATACACCAGGTCAGCGTTAGCGTCCTCAGCAGCGCCTAGTAGATGCTCGACGTGCTCGGGTTTAAACGTATCATCATCATCAAGGAACACGACCCAGTCGGCCGACGTCATCTGCCATGCGCGGTTGCGCGTTGACGCAGCACCCTCACCGACCGAGTCGAGCGCTACGTCCACGGCGTCGACCGGCCGCGTCTGCTCGGCAACGGAGCGCGTTGCGCGCTGAAGCATGGCCTCGCGTCCGGGAATCGTCGGAATGCATACCGCGACGGTCGTCATCGCTTTCGTCCCGGTGTCACAAGCATGATATCCGACGAAGCGCTCATGATTCCAAACGGATCGATCACAATGCTCCCCGCTGGATAGTTAAACTCAGCAAATTCATCATGCGCCGTAGCGATGACAAACACGCGTGCTGATCGCGACAACGACGGTACGATCTGCTCGATGTTATCCACGTGCGTGAACTTAACGTTCAGCTCACGAAGATACTCGGCGAGCAACAGCGCTGGTGAACCGTCGACCAGCTGCACGTTCGGCTTGTACGCGGTACCCAGCACGACGACGTGCTTTTGCGCCACCAGTTCCCAGTGCGCGACGAGCTCAGCCAGTCGTCGCGTCTGCGCCTCGCGGGCGCGCGTCAGGAAACCCATCAGGTCAACGGACAGCCCGTGTCGCTGCGCCAGCGCGGACAGCGCGACGTTGTCACGCGGATGACACGCGCCGCCGTCTCCCATGCCGGCACGTAGGTACGCGTTAGACATGATCCGCTGCGTCGCGAACGACAGCGCGTACGAGACGTCGTCGACGTCCGCGCCGGTCGCCTCGCACATCTCGCCCATCGTGTTGGCAAACACGATCTTCATCGAGATGTATGTGTTGTACGCGACCTTGGTCAGCTCGGCCGACGCGATCGACATCATCGGTGCGGGTGCGTTATGAATCGGACGATATAGCTCGTGAACCGATTTGGCGTGCGACTCATGATCCACGCCGAACAACGTCAGCTCGGGCTCGATAAAGTCTTGAACGACCGTGCCCATCGCGATGAAGAACGGATGATAGACCGGTGTGACGTACTCGTTCAGCAGCGGTCGCAGGTAGCGATCGAACGTACCTGGCAGGACGGTCGAGACCACGACCAGCGTGATATTCTTTTGCTGCGTCATCGCCTGCCGACAGACCTGACGTACGGCGTTAATCAGATATGCGTATTCAAACTCACGTGGTTCGTCCGGCGCGACCATCTCACCGCCGTACGCCGGCGAGTGAGGCGTCTGAACCGCAACGAACACGACGTCATCGGTCTCACCGACGACCTTCCCGACCGAGTCACACAGCTCGATCGGCGGTAGGTCGCCCCAGTCGTAGCTATCCGGGTCGACGCCCCGCACGTCGTATCCCCAGACCGCATGATTGCCGCTAAACGACAACGCAGCGGCGCACGGCGCACCGAGCTTACCGAGCCCAACCCAGCCTATACTCATCACGCGTCACTCCCTTATGTACATACCCTTATACGGACGCCAGGCACGCGTCTCCAACGCGACGAGCTGCAGCTCGGGGTATCGCACCATCATGATGTTAGGCGTTAGGTCGTCCTGCACATGACGTTGATGTACGTTACCATCTTCCTCGTCCTGCGGGAAGAGGTATGGCACGATCACGACGACATCACTGCCGTCATCCATAAACAGATCGAGAACGTCGTGCGCGTCGTTAGTCTCCATGTGCTCCAGTACGTCACCCATGATGATGACGTCGTATTTCTCATGCGCACTATCGGCGAACATCGCGACGTCCATGGCGAACACGGTGCGATAGCGTTCGCGTAGGTTTTCCTCGTCGACGGTCGGCTGGTATATCTCAACGGCATCGATGTTCGGATACTCAGGCAACAGGTCACGATACTTACCGCGACCGGCGCCGACGTCAAGTACCTGTATATCGATCGGATACCGCATGGTCACGTATTCACGTACCTGCAAACCGGCCCAGTCGTACGTCTCAGCATGCCGCTCGTATGGTGTTAACCTTCGCGTCACTCGATCACTCATGGCATTCATTGATCGAGGTACCACCGCACGGTACGCCGCAGTGCGTCACTGAACGGCACGGCTGGTTGCCACTCACCGCCGAGCTTCGGGTACAGTTGATCATAGCCGGGTCGAACCTGATCACCATCGACCTTAGTCCAGCGAGGTTCGCGACCAACGATCTTACCGATCTCCTCAACGAGCTCTATGTTGGACAGCGTGGCTTGTCCGTCAAGCTTGATCCGTTCGCTTGGATGTTCACGTCGCAGCTCGGCGACCAGCTCATCGACGACGTTGCCGACGTACGAGTAGTTTCGACTACCGACGACGTCCTCCTTGGCGTGCACCGGAACGGTAAAGCCGTCGCGGACCAGCTGCACAACGATCGGCAGGAACGCGTCCGCGCGCTGACGCTCGCCGATCATGTTGGCACTGTTCACGATGGTCACCGGCAGTTCATACGTACGCCGCCATGCGTGAGCGAATATCTCCTGCGCCGCCTTCGACGCGGCGTACGGGCTCGACGGCTGATAATCTTGGTCGGTCGTCGGCTGATGCGGACCGTAGACCTCGTCGGTCGACATCTGAATGAATCGATCGACGGCTAGGCCGTACGCCGCGTGTAGCATGTTGATCATCAGCTGCGTGTTGTTCAGCGTAAAGTCGACCGGACCGACGATCGACTCCTGAACGTGACAACGCGATGCGACGTTGACGATCGCGTCGACCTCGCGCTCGTCAAGAAAACGTAGCTGCGCGGTGGTAAACGGGATCGTGAGATCGTGTGTTATCGAGACGACGCGCTCACGTGACCAGCCGCACGCGTCGAGTAGGTTGATAAACTCGCCACCGCCGCGAAACGAATCGACGCTGATCACGTTCCAGTCGGTATCATCAAGCAATCGTTGGATGAGGTGACTGCCGACGAATCCGGCGCCGCCGGTGACAAGCACGGTTCTAGTCAAGTACTACTCCGTAAATTATAGGAGAAGTTAGCATGTAACACGTTATAACGTGCACTGTCTCTTACCGATACCGTGCCCGGCCGCCACGTAGAGTCGCCTGACGATGCGTGATAGTGATACATGACGCGATCAACGTATGCCTCAGTCTTAACATGCGGTCGCATTTGTGTCGCCCAGCTGACGTCCTCCGGCGGCACGAGTCCTCGATAGCTAACACATCGTGCAAGCTGGAGTCGAATCGGGTTAAGATGACTAACATCACGATAGTAGCCCGCGTCATCGTCGTACCAGCACGAATATCGTAAGCTATGGTACGTCGGTTTCAACGAAACGCCGTCTGAATAACATTGCATCTGCCAGCCGACGTAATCCACGTCACCGAGCCGCGCGCATACCTCATCGACGAAGTAGTCGGGCACGACGTCGTCGTCATCGACGAACGAGACGTAGTCCGTCGTGGCCTCATCGATCAGGTCCTGGCGTACCTCGGACAACGGTCGCTCGCCGTTGTTGTACAACGCGCAGACGCGCACGGCGCCGTCGTATCGCTCGGTCTGCGGCAATAGGCCATCCAACAGACGCTTAAGTCGTTCGGTTCGTTGACCGAGCGTCGCTACGAGAACGGTCCACGTCGGTAGATCATCAACCATCGCCGTTAATCACCGCCTGAAGCTTGACGACGTCGTTCGCACGTTCCGGCGCGAGCCGTTGATAAAGCGCAGCGACATCATCACGTGAATGACGCGTGAGTCGTTCCTGATGAGTCTGGTCCCACTCACCCTTACCGAAGAGCGGATGCATGTGCTCGGTGATAACGTCACTAAGATAACAGCGACGACCTAGCGTATCAGCGACCTCAGTAAGCCATAGATCATTCATGTCACTACTAAAGTACGGTGGCACAAAGTATCCTACCGCGTCGGTCCAACGGCGGTGCAAAAAGCCGTGCGTACCGAGCTGACCCTGCTGCGAGAGATCATTACCGTGCACAAACAAGATCTTATCATCGCAGTCATCAAACGTATCCAGCACGCGCTGGTCCCAACCGTTACTACGAAAGATAATGTCGTCGCCACAATGCATCATGACGTCGTTAAGCGCGGCCTTAGCACACACATTCCACATCTCAGACAGGACGATTCGCTCGCCGGTGACGACGTGTCCGTCGTATGCGTGGATCGCGTTAAGCGTGTCAAGTTGATTTGGGTCGTCAACGTCGACATAAAACATAAACTCAACGTCACTGGTCGCCGTAGCGCGCGCCGACTCGAGCAAACGTCGCACGTTGTCCGGTCGGTTGCGTGTAGGCACTAGTACGGAGATCATGATTGATCGTAGCCAACGTCATCATAGGTTAGAAGAATATCGGAACGATGGTCAATCGCTTATTTGCAAATGTTCCGGTACCCGCCGAGGTACGAAACATCTGTCGGCAGTTAAATGTGTTACCGGCCACGAGACCCGTTAAGATCGGCGTCGCAACAGTGGCGTGCACACCAACGCCTGCCGAACCTCCCATGGTGTTAGCTTCGGTATCAGACGCGGCAAACACAACCGTGCCAGCGCCGATGCTAGCGCCTTGTCGAATCTCAAACGCCATAAGAGCCGTGTTAGCGGACGAGGTGTTTTCGAGGTTAGTTGAGTTAATAACGAGTACGCTTGCGGATGGCGGCGCGACAAAAGTAAGACTACACGTGGTACCGCCGGTCAACGTCGCCGTGTACGCCGCGCTAGCTGTCGTACCCGACGTGTTCTGCTGGTTGGTGACGGTTACGCCGGTTGAAAACTTATTCACCACTACCTGATTAGCGGTGACGTTTGAGTTGGTTGTGTTTAAGCTGGTTTCAACCGCTTGCGCAAGCGCTTGGATCTGCGCGGCACCGTTAGGCGCGTCGGTCAACGCGGGATACGGAAACGCAAAGATCGGTGTCGTAGGCACTAGAAGCTCTCCTCACCTGAGTCTAGGATGACGCGTGTTCGCGTGGTACCGGTCTGCGGTTGTTCGGCCGTTAACGGAATCTGAAGTGTGTCGATGACGTGAATGACCGATCCGTCGCGTGACGTAATCGTGATCGGGTCGTAGACCTCAAGCGCCGGATTCGGCACGGTAGTGAAGTTGATGTTGTACGGCAGACCTACCGCTTGCTGCAAGATCTTACGCGCGGCGGATAACGCACCGCTGTTGCTAACCAAGAACGATGACCCGAAGAATCGAGGTACCTTACCGAACCTACCGAACCAATACGTCGGGCTATTGGGATCGTTGTCATACACCAACGCGGTAACCGGTGGTATGGTGTCGTCGGTCGTTTCGCCATGTGCGACCACACCGTTATACACACCGTCACGCGTCAGTTCGCGTTGCAGCGTCACCAAGACACCATTCACACCAGAGTTGACCTCATAGACGGGGTTGTCCGGATCGGGAGGATCTTGGATGCGCAGTTGTCCCTTGTAATCCCAAAACATAATCTTGCCGTATGATGCTGCTATGTCCGCAAGAAATCGAAAACGATCTTCATCCGCGATGTGCATTACGGTAAAAAATGAACTACTTGCATCAAAGTCAAAGATGATCGTTGCGTTCGGATATATCTCGTGAACAAGCTGGTTAAAAACCGTCAAGATCGACGTGCCCGCGTTGAACTGCACCGGATATGGCAGTCGGCCATCAATGATCTGGATCATGCGATCGCTACCCGTGATATGAATTTCACCGTCAGGGCCGACGTCCTGTTCGACCGAATCGATCCGAAAGTAACCGAGCGCGAGCACCTCAATCGTGCCGTTGCCATAATCAATTCCGCGTTCGACAAACAGTTCATTGCCGTATGGCGTAAGTAGATCGTTCGGTTTAGTCGGCCACCGTCGGTTACCAGGTGTTATGATTTCCACGGTTTGCCGAATGTCCGTCGACGCATCAGCGCGAACGTCTCCTGAGATGATCCGTACGTCGGTGCCCGTTGGGGCAAGTCCCTCTTGGTACGCGGTAAGCACCTTCACACGTGAAAAGATCTTATGACTTCCACGAATGACCTCGAGGAACGCCTCGGTAACTCCTCTCATGGAACGATCACCTCACTCACGTTACCAACTAGGTCGATCAGCGCAAGCCACGTCGCTTTATTCGCGAGAACGGTACTCCAGTCTACGTATGTATCGATCACGGTCTGCCACGTCGATGAGCTACCAATGACACCTGACCCCGGTGCGGCGGATTCACGAAACGGTAAGATGAAACGTCGCCAGTCTTGTTGACAGCCTCGAGTTAGCAGTGGTCGTTCCTCGTTGGTGTCGTCGACGACGACGTACATAGTTGGTAACGGACTGCGCGCTGGTGCGTGTATGAATAGCGGATCACCGGTGCCGATGATAACGTTCATCGCGATGCGATCATCGATCGTCGGAACGCTGACGTTGATCGTCAGTTGTCGTGCACCACGAACGGCGCTCGTGCCGATCGGCAGCGATCGTCCGATCACCGATGACGTTATGCCATGTCCATCTCGCGTGATCGTTCCGGGATCCGGATCGCACGCTAGTTGGCGGTTCAAGAACGGTCGACCCAGTGACTTCAACCAGATCCCGTCGAGCACCGGTGTGATCGATGATTGTTGTGACGTCGTGGTCGCGGGAATCGACGTTACTACGCCACGCGATACGGCGGTCGCGCCGCCGGTGATCGTGAATATCGCACCGGAGACCGTTAACGCATTGGTTTGAATCTGACGCGCCCACGTGATGCCTTGATCGCTGCCTAACGTGGTAGACGGTTCACCGATCTTGATGAATCCAGCGGGTGACGTCGTCGACGTCCAGTCATCCTGCTTCCAACCGAACGCTAGGACCAGCGCGTTAGTGATCGAGACGAGCATGTCGGGTACGATGATGTTCTGCGCTAATGCATTAAGCACGCCGGCTGCGTCCACGACCGCTAACTGTGCGTGCCGAAGCGTTGCCATCTGCGCGGACATTGCCATGGTCGCGTCGCCGGTACCGGTGAACGATACCGTCGGGTTAGATTCACTACCGGTATGAATCTTGCCGAATAACCGCAGGTTTGCGGCATCGATGAGCCGCTGGTAGCCGGTCGGCGTATTCGGCGTTCCAAAGCCCGACGACCACGTAGCGGCAAGGATAAGCATCAGGTCACCGGTCGTTGACCCGGTTGGGATCGTCGGTGTGACGCTAGCGTTCGCGGCGTGCGCGGCAGCGCCGCTTGCGACGAACGTCATCGTGTCCGCGTACGTGACGCGGTAGTAGTTAGGCACGGCGTCGATAAACTCATAGTCGTCGAGCGTCGTGAGCGTACCACCGCTAACTAACGCGGCGTCACCGCCGCGCACGGTGGTCCACGTGACTTGATCGATCGAACGTTCGACGTGCGCTGCGACCGCGCTACCCAGCGACGTCGCGGTGATACGAACGCGCGACAACGTGTTATCATACGTAAGCGTAACCGTCACGGTATTATCACCTCACTCGGATCACCAATGAGGTTTGTCAACAACGCTGCCCAGGTCGCGTGTGCAGCGATGACGTCGGACCACGTCGCATACGTCACAACGACGGTGTACCACGACGCAAGAATACCGACGACGTCGTCTTCGGGAACCTCGATCTCGATCAGGTCGATCGTAAATCGTCGTATGTCCTGACCACAGTCCCGGTTACGCACCGGCCGCGCCTCGTTGGTCGTATCAGCGATCGCGAACGTCGCCTCGACCGGAAACGTCGCGTTAGGTTGTAGATAAAGCACGTCACCGGATGCAAGTAGATAATCAAGCAGCAGCTGCTCGTCATACGTCAACGTCACCGCTTCTAGCCTAAATTCGTACGCAAGTCGCACATCGGTAGTTGCGACTGGGAAGCTACGACCGATGACGTCAAAGAGACCGATTCGCGCCGTGCGATCCAACGGTGATGGATTAAGCGTGCAATCTAGTGGGCGATTGAGAAACGGTCGTTCGACCGACTTTAGCCAGGTCGCTGATTGGTTCACTGTGATAGCACACGTGAACGTCGTAACAAGTACGTTGGAGCTGTTGTACCCGCGAACACGATACGTTAAGTTACCAATGATGAACTCGTAGTCGTTGACCGTCAGCTGTGTAGCACCGCCGCTGACCGGAACGGCGAGTCCACCGCGTACAAACGAAAACGTCGAGCCACCGTCATCACTGCGTTCGACCGTCGCGGTCGTCACGGTACTGCCCAACGACGTCGCGGTAACCTCTACGCGACTGACGGTCACGTCATACGTTAAGCTGCACACCATTAGTACCCCGTGAAAAAGCAGCCGTAGAGTTGGAACAGGTACGTGCCGGTACCGGTCGTCGTGCTGGTTGTAACCTCTATGGCGTTCCGGTCGCCATACACCCCGATCGTACCAATGTGATTCGAAACGTCGAATGGTCCTAATGTTAGCGGCCCGATGGCCGTCGATACGGTCCACGAGCCGACGGTGTTGCCGTCGACGCGAAGACTGTACGTGGTTGTGTTTGTTCCGGTCCATGCGCCGAACAGACCGTTTACGACGATCTTCGGATGCGCGACGATCGCCATACCGGCCCAGTTGGTCGTCACGGTGGCGTTGCCACGAAAAAACTCGGCGTTTCCCGGCGTACCGGGCGGCACGAACTGTGGGTACAACACCAGAGGGAACTGCGGATTAACAAATCCAGTGTCCTGCGCAACGACACGTCCTAAGACAAAGTACGACGTTCGCGTCTTTAACATCGCAACGGTCGCGCCGGGCGCGACCGAAACGATGCCAGATGATGTGAGTACCGGTACGTTTTCGATGATACTGCCACGTACACGGATCCTATTGGTTCGCGCTTCCGAATCCCACTGTAACACGTAGCCCTGGCGATAATTAAGATCATCCTCGTTGGTCGCGTCGTGCGCAACGTCGCCAAGTAGATCACGTAGTTCAGACATGACTTACCTCAACGATCCTCGAACGTTCGGTGCCTTCGTTCGAATGATCCGCTTGGTCTGTCGTTCGCGTGCAACCGTGACCTTTTCAACGTGCTCGTCGACGGCTCGGTTCCCGATGTATACGTGCACCTCGGGCGCGGTCTTAACGTGCACCGTCGTGCTAGGTGACACGGTCGTTGGCGCGGTGGGTTCATACCCGGACGCACCTGTTAACCGATTAAGCTGCGTTAGCTGTTTGTCGCTCGTGGTCATAGCGACCGAGTCCTCATGCGAGAAGACACGCGCGGCGCGACCGAACGCGACCAGCTCCGGTCCCTTCTCGCCGACGACCGCAAAGTCACCGACATCAAACTTACCACCGGTGGCGGCAAATGGGTGACCGCCGACCGGAGCACCGGCCGCCGCAGCGGCGTTCCCGATCGGGTTGAATCGAATGTTAATGACCCGATCGCGGGTTAGGTTATCCAGTACCCGTCGATATGACTCGGCCGCTGCACGCGCCGCCTTGTCCTCAAGAATGATCTGTGCGACCGTCTTCTTTGGGATCAAACCGAGCTGGACCGCGAACGCACGCGCTGCGGCAGCTGACTTGAAGTATGGCGTCAACAGCCCGATGAGAGCGCTCTGCTGCTGTCGAATCGCCGTGTTGATATCATTGATCGGCGCGTGCTCGGCCTTCAGCTGTGCGATCCGCCGGTTGCCTACATCGATCAACGCGGTGACAGACGATAAGTTGTTCTGCCCCTCCTTGGTGTTAATGTTTAGCGTCTTAGTGCCGGTAGCTAGCTCCTGCCTTGTCGCGCTGAGCTGCCGCTGGTACGCGATGTTAGAGTTAATATCCGCTAGGTCTTGATTCTGCTTTTGCTGCTGCGCGTTGATCAAGTCATAGTACGCGTTACGTTGACGTTCGATCGCGTCCGTCGCGGCGTTACTTGCACCGGTGACCCGGTTTTGCGCGGCCGTATCCGCAGCACGTCCTGAGGTCAGCTGGTTTATGATACCCAGCAGCTTCGCTGCCTCGACGACCTGACGCGCGTGCGCATCGCTGCCCGCGTTAAGCGTTGCGTTAGCGATGTTTTGACCGGCAACCATACCTTCTAGTTTTGACTTAACATCCTCAAGTGAAGAACCTTGATCGACGTACGCATTAGTAAGATCTGCGGTCGAGATACCGAGATCGGTAGCAAGCGCGAACGCGCCCTTATCCTCGAGCTGCTGCGCCGCCTTCTTTTTAATGTTTTCGTCGATCAAACCGTTCTGATCACGAATGGCCTGATTAAGGTCAGCGGCCGTCCTATTGAGATCATTCTCGGCATCCGATGCGTCTTGGTGACCAAGCGCAAACGCGGTAAGCAACGCTATTCCAGCGAGAATCGCGATGCCCCAAGGACCCTTAATAAATGCCGAGAACGCGGCGGACGCCCGCGTAAGGCCAGCGACGGCAATGGTCGCGATCTTAAGTCCTCCCGCGAACAACGTCGCAAACGCGATGAAGGCACGCAATATTCCGATGATGGTGACGACCGCCGTACCGACGAGTCCGATAGCAATGATGAATCGAAAGAAGCCCTCAGGAAGATGCTGGATAACAATGGTAAGAGCATTTAGTACCGGAATAAGTATGCCTGTTAACGCCATGATAACGTTCGCTAGCGCAGGGCCTAAGCCTGCTGACAACGCACCGACCAATCGTGCAATCGCGCCGACCAACTGCCCCAGCGCAGGCAGTGCTGGAGCCAGGGCCTTAAGAAACGTATTGAAACCGTCCGCAAACGCAATGACGCCCGGACGCAACGCGTCGATCGTCGCACCTAACTTACCAAATATCGCCGTGATTCCCGGACCAAGAGTTTGACCGATCGCGACCAGCGCGGGCACCAGATGACCAAAGAACGCGGAACCTAGCAGCACGATCATCGGTGCCAGCAACGCCGCTGCTTGACGCGCCTGGTCAAGAAACGCCGCCACCGAGTTTTGTCCGTGAACACTCGTGAGAAAATTACGAAACGCCTTCGACGCGTTCTCGAAAGTATCGAACAAACCAAGACCGGCGGACTTGGCTGCCGACAGCAACGCGTGTAACCCGACGATGATGTTACCGATAATGCGACCGAGCTGCGCAAGTACGCCAAGACCTGCGGCGATCCACTGTTGCAGTTGACCGGTCGTACGCGCTTGACGTATAAAATTCGCAAACTTTTGCGTGAGCTTTGTGATCTCGGCGCCGATCTGTGGCAGAAATTGACTGCCCGCCGCAACCAGGTCAAGGATGGCCTGCGCGGCTGGCTTGATCGCTGGCCGCAACGCCTTAAAGCCGGCAACAATGTTAGACGAGATACCCTTAAGATCCTTCAACGTACTCGCCTGTTGCACGAATCCCGCCAGGTCCTTCGCCCCAGCATTAAAGACATGAGCTAGGCTAACAAAGTTCTGCTGCACGATTGGTAGGACCGAACGAGCCAGATTGAGAAGGACCTTACCTAGGCCGGCGAACAACGCGTCCTGCACGGCGTTACGAAAAGCCAGGATTCGCGGACGAAGCTTATCGAGCGTCAGCAGTGTTTCCTTGGCGTTAGCCGACAGCTTCGACGCCATCTCACGAAACTTTTCAGGATCCTTAAGAAACTGTTTAAACGCCTTACTTACACCCTGAAGCCCAACCTTTAACGTGCCCATCGCGGCCCCGGCGGCAACGGCAGCCGCGGGTATCACCAGCGCCGATCCAGCTAGTTCATAAAGTCCACCGGCGACCGCTAGCACACCGCCGGAGATCGCCTGCGCGCCGAGCGTAGCAAGCGCGGCGGTCGCCAACGCGATACCCGGCGCGATGCCGGTAGCGTTTCGTGCTAACGAACGAAACAACCGATCAGCCGGCTTAATGTCGCGCTGCAACCTCTTCAGGTCACGACTCGCCGAGTGCAGCTGGTTACGTAGCTCGGAGGCAAATCGTCGCACATCTGGAATGATCGCGATGATCGCCTCGCCGATAACGGCGCCGCCCGCTGCGGTCACGTCTTGCTCCCGTCGGTCATGACGATTCCCATGTTATGGAGGAACGTCTGCGACGCGTCCTCGTCGCCCTTCCACCACGCGGGTGCATCGTTCGGCGTATCGACTCGTTTCCGTTGCACACGTTTGCCCGGCGCCCGCCACTCGCGTGTTTGCAGCTGTTGATCAAGTACCGTACGCGGCCTCCCGGGTTGCTTCTCGTCGCGCTCGAGCCGCTCGAGCATGGCGTAGTAAATGACGTTGAGAAACCGATCATACGGTAGTCGTCGCAGGTCTACGCCACGGCTGAGGAACTCACCGTCAAGCTCGTGCCAGCGTCCGGGTTCTCGGGCCCACGCGCAGAGGCTGAGTCCGATTCGGTAGGGCGGAGCCCGTACTCCTCATACAACCACTTAATGATATTCGTCATGCGCGCGGTTCCGATCGGATGCTTAGTATCACGCAGTCGCGCGATGAATCGCTCGGCGGAATCTGGAAAAAGAACCATGTTAAACATCGCGCGAATAACCGCGATGTTGTCCTGAACGTCGTTGGACTCCTGCGCGCGCTCGGCGAAATCCGCGAACTCGAGCGCTAGCTCGGCCGCGATGTCAGGCGCCGCCTCAAAGATGTCGTCATCCACCTTGAATCGAAGAGACTTTCGAGGCGACGAGAAGTCCATGACGTGATCGTCAACAGGCATGGAAAGCGTCATGCGCGCAGCGTAGTTCACGCCGAGCGCGCCAACGCGTTAGTGTCACAACGCGGATCGCAACGCCTTCGCGAGGAACGGGTTAGCGCTTTGTCCGCGAACCTGCTTAGCGTAAATGGTCTGACCGCTGATCTCAAACTTGAGGTATCCGCCGGCACGCGCTCGGATCGGACCGCGTGTGCCGTCATGCACAAAGTGCGCGTAAGACAGACCGGTATAGATCTCAGCACCCGGCGCGCCCAGGAAGTACGCGCGACGAACGTTGATCGATCGCGCCAGTCGACCGGTGCGCGAATGCACGTTCCGCTGCGCGTGCCGTTGCACCTTGTTCGCGCGACGCATCATGTTACGTCCGGTGATGCCGTTCGGACTACGTAAAATGTGATCGATCTGCCTTTGTTTAAGCTCGATACGAACGCTAATCGGCATGCGTCACCTATCCACGGCTACCTGGACGATCACCGACGTACCGACGCAGCCGCCTAACGGACCGACGGTAGCCTGTTCGCCGAGTACCCAGTCGACGATCTGGTCATCGTCCTTAAGCGTACAAAGCTCGATGCTGATCGCCCGTAACGTAATGAATGCATCGGCGATCAACACATTGGCGGCGTCGCTCAGCTGATCACAAGGTACGTCGAGCACACTGCCGTTCGGTGACGGCGCACAGCGAACGATCTGCACCTCGATGTTAGCAACCAACCACGGTAATTCGCACGGCGACGTCCGCAACGAACCGCGTGCGTCGGACGCATCTGGGAACGCGTCTGAGATGAACCAGCTGCGCGGTGATACCGCGAGCATGCCGCAATCGCACCCGTCCCACGCGATCTCGCCGGGTACGACGCAGGCGCGTTCCGGTCGCCCGGCCGGCGACGCGACCAGCGCGTCGCTCACGGCCGTAACCAGCAGCGCCGAGATGACAGAGAATGCGCCCTGACCGGTAATCATGTGCTAACCCGTCGCGCTGGTTCTACGTCGACCGCGTACGTACCCGAGCGTCGTCGCAGTCGACTCGGGTTGTACGTCGCGATAAAGAGGTTAACGAGGTAAAGGCTAGTCATGTTGTCACGTAGCAGATCGATGACGTTCGGGAACTGGATCGTGACGCCCTGCCGGATCAGCTGTGTGACGTTCGGCGGTAGCATACAATCCTCACCGGTTCGTGCGCGAATCAGCTGGCAGGCTAGTTCACCGACGGCCCAGCGGCCGGACTCGGGCACATCACGGCCGTATTCCAGCGTGACCGACCACGTATTCGGCTGCGTATCCGCAAGGTTCAGGTCGTTACATCGCGGCCACTCGCCGCCGTCCGTGCGCACCAATCGCCGCGCGTCGTCCAATCGATATGCGCCGGTAACCAGCGGCGAGCCGTCGACCTTAACCTGAACGATCCGGTGAACGGGCGCGGGTAGCAGAATCTCGGATAACGCGGTACACGAACAGCCGCCGACGCAGCGCCCGCAGATCACGTTAAACCACTGTCCGGCGACAAGCGCAGGACTGATCCACTGCGTGCCCGGCCACGGCAGCCACGACAACGCGCTATCCGCCGGCCACGGGAACGATGCGCAGTCCTGTCGGCACGGCCGCAACGTCACCTGGCAGAGGCCGAACTGCCGACCGGACAGCGCCCAGACGATCTCGGTGGCGACGGCGGCCGCCTCAGCGGTGACGACCGGCGATTCGCAGCTAACGTCACAGATCCACGCGGGACTCCACGCTTCGCACGGTCCATACGTCGTCACGGTCTACCTCCGGATCTAGCGTAACGGCTAAACGGCTGGCGGAAGACCGACCGCGAGGCAGACCTGCCATATGATCAGGATCGACGCGTACTGCGTCGTACCGTTGTTGACGAAGAACATACCGACGTGCGGACCCGGTTCGATAAACTCAGCGCCCGACCAAGAATACGTGACGACGCCGTTGACCGCGTCGGTGACCAACGCGATGCCGACGACCGTGTTCACGAACTGCCCCTGGATGAAGTCGCCCCAATGAAACTCCGCGCTAGCAAATCCCGTTAGGTTCAAAGGCACGCCATCGGCGTCAAGAAACTGATAATCCAGCGGGAGCGGAACCTCGCCGGTAACGAACGAACCTAGCTCGACCGATGGTCGGCTCATAGTTGCCTCCTCGGCTCGGTGCCGCTGATCACCAACGACGGCTCGCGTGTAGCGTACCCGCTGACGTGGTGCGTCGGCTCCCTGCCGTGAAGTCGACGCAGTCGCCCGGCAGGCAACGCGGATGTGCTCGTCACCGTTGGATCAAACGCGACGCCTACGCCAGGCGCGACGTCAACCGCGATGAACTGATCGTTGTTCGCCGTGACCGTTACGTCGTGTGCGGTGCCGGTTGCCGTTGCCGTTGAGACGAGAACATCGAGCCGCACCAGCACGTCGAGCGCCTGACCGGTCGCGGTAGCGGCAACCACGGCGACCGTCGACAACGTCAACACCGATGCGTCGAACGCCTGTCCGATACCGGATGCGTCGACGACGTTCGTCGAGATATCCGCACGCGGCGACTGTGCGTCACCGGTCCCGGTCGCTGCTTGAGACGACGGCGCCACAGTTACAGTGACATCGTTAGCGGTGCCGGTCGCGATCGCCGCGCCAACGGTCGCGGTCTCCGACGTCGTCACGCTGACGCCCTGCGCGTCGCCGGTAGCAGTCGCTATACCGACGTTCACGTTGGTTTGACCGGTGGTATTAACCACAACGTCCAGCGCTTGCCCGGTACCGGTCGACTCGACGACGTTTACGGTGATCTTAGACGCAGCGTCCTGCGCGTCACCTGCACCCGTAGCGGTAGCCGGGCTAGCAACGACGGCCGTCGTCGCGGTCACGTTCTGCGCGTCGCCCGTTGCGATCGCGGTCAGCGGGTTGACGTCGACACGAATGTCCGACGCGAACGCGTCGCCCGTCGCGGTCGCCGTGACCGGTTGCGCGTTCTCGCTGGTCGTAACGGAGACGCTCTGTGCGTCACCCGATGCCGTCGCCGTGACCGGGTTGACGACTAACGTCGTCTGTGCGTCGTTAGCACCACCGTTCGCGGTTGCCGTGACTGGATTGACAACGACCGTGATCGCCGTGTTTTGTGCATCACCGATCGCCGTGGCGGTCTGCGGTTGCGCATTCTCACTAGTTGTGACCGACGGATTCTGCGCGTCGCCGCTGGCCGTGGCGGTCGTCGGACCGGTATCAATCTTTGGTGCGACGTTTTGTGCGTCACCGGTGCCGGTCGCCTCAGTTGGATTCGTTTGAATCGATGATGCCGCGTTCTGCGCATCACCGGTACCGGTCGCCTCCGTGACGTTAACGTTTGTCGCGGTAGCTGCTTGCTTAACCTCGATCGCCGCGATTCCCCAAAAGTCCGAGGTGATCGAGTATGACATGGTAACGGTGCCGCCGGTACCGGCTGCCGTGGACATCGCCGCGTTACCCGCGCCGTTGCTGTTACTGAAGTTAGTAAGCCACCGGTTAGTTTGAGTCGAGCTGGTCGTGCCGCTGCCGTCAGCGACCGCATCCACAATGATCGACGTAGACGCGGTGCCCGTCTTAGCCACCGACGCCGTCCCGGTATTCCCGAACGCGGTCGTCCCGGTGTAATCACCTGCGACCTGCGACGCCCCGGCAAATGATATCGACCCACCGACCATCGTCGTCGTCGTTGCGGCAGCACGTGTAACTAACACCGTGTTTGCGCCGGTCGTAGGCGCGATCAAACGGAAGATCTCGATGAAACCATCCGTGCCGTTGTTCGTATTAACCTTGGCTACCGACGTCATCGCAACGCTGTTGTACGTCACCGATGAGATGACCGGTGGGCTGCCGATACGACCGATCGCGACCCCAACGATCAGGACCCCGTTAGTTCCTGTGCAGGTATGCGACCACGAGATGGTGGTACCGCTACCTGATGACGTGGTACCCGCGGTAGCCGCATCAAATGTTGTGGCCATCGCCGGCTACCTCCCGGATCGTTACACCGGGCTGTTACAACGTAAAACGGAAGATGCCGTTCGCGTTCCACACTAAGGTCAACGTGCCGTTCGTGACGCTCTGTGAACCGCCGAAGTAATTAAAACAGATGCCTCGATCAGCGGTCGCCGTTGTTGTGTCGTCGTACACCAAACAACCGAAGACGTTCGCTAGCGTCGCAGTCGCGCCCGACGCCGTATCAGTACCGTCAAAGAACACAATACCATTTGTACCCGCGTTCACCGTCTGGCCAGCGAGAGTTTGACCAGCGACCGGCCATTGTGCTCCGTTCGATACCTCATTGCCAACGACCCATTGGTCTACAGCATACGCCGAGTTAGCTGCTGTCACGTTCTGATCAGGAGCAGTGGTGTTGTTGTAAAGCGCGATCTTGATCGTATCGCTATCAATTCCTGTGAAACTCGTCATGTTCGTGACGGTCAAAACGTCAGCGACAAACGCACGAAACATGTCACTACCTGCGGTAGCCCACGTCATATTACGTCACTCCTTTACTGCTTGCGCCGTAGCAACGTAAACCGTGCAATCCTGACCATCATCCCGAGTCGTGATAGTGGACATAACGACGCGACCCTCAGCGTCGGTCTGCACGAACTCATTGCCGACGTAGTCCTCGCGTTCGTTGACCTCGGTCTTACCCTTTGTTCCCTCGAGGATCAGCGGCGCAGTTAATCCCGAGATGCCCTTGCACGCGTGCATCGGCAGCGCCGCGTCGACCGTCCTAGCTCGCGCGTCGCAATTCGGGCAGTACCACAGTTGCGCCACTAATCACCTCACGCTGGGCCACACACCGCTGTCGGCAAAGCTGCAGTTGTAATGTTCCACAGCCAATGCTCGTTAGTGTGAACGATCTCACCCGTTGGTAGATAAGACGGTAAGCCTGCCGGTCCGCTACCCCACAACGTGGACGCGGCGAACGTCTCACCGACGAACTGAAGCGTCGAGCGACCGTTCTCGATCGTGTACGTACCGACCATCGTGTTACCGACGTGCGGCCACGCGTTGTAGATGAACCGCTGGATACCGGTCGGATCACACGAGCCCGAGCCGGCGACGCGCTGCCAAACCTCCATCGAAAACTTGTTGACCGGCTGCCCCTCGGCCATCGCCCAGCCGGTACCGGTAACCGGCGTCACCGCCGTGTCCAGGAGTCGCGCCGACATGACGTACGCGGCAAGTACCGGGTCGACGCTACAGAAGTCAACCGTGAGCTGGTAGCGCTTCAGCGACGGCGGGTCCTTCTGATTGACGCACAGCTCGCCGTCCGCGTTACGCTCGACGAACTCCTCGCCTTCCTCGTAGTCCGGTTCCATCTGGACCTGCACGTAGCCCTTGGTGACAAACTTAAGAGCGCCGGTACCGGTGACCGGCGTACCGCAGTTATCCACCTTGACCACGCGGAGATGGGTCCCCTTGATAGGAGCTGCGCAGATGGCCATTGTTCACACTCCTTAGGGGGTGCCCAACGCGATCGGTACGGCGAGGTGGCAGCAGTCAAACCCGAGAACATATGTGCGCTCGGCGATCATCTCGACGTTGTTGGTCTGGCGGTTGATGGACTGGTTCAACGGGTTGATCTTGACGTCGGTCCGCCGCATGAAGACCGGTCCGGTCGCGTACACCCAGGTCGACGTACTCGTCGGCGCCGCTCCGCTGGGGCTCGTTCCTGGATAGCCGGGACCGACCGCAACTAGGTTGCCGTTCAGCGTTTGAAGCTGTCGATCAAACTGCCCGGTGCCAACGTTGCGCGAGTTGACGACACGCAGGAGGCCGATGGCGTCGAGCGTCGGCAGCAGCTTAGTCGGCATGTGCAGGACACCGACGCCACCGAAGCAGTCAGCCAACGCCTGTTCCAGCAAACCGATGCCGGTCGCGACGTCCAGCGGCGTCGTCCCAGTGACGACCGGCGACGCTACCGTTTGAAGCACGATGCCGTTTGCATCGACGACCTGCGCGTTAGCCGCTAGGTGCGGGAACACGCCGGTGATGCCGTCGACCAGTCCCGTCCAGAACGATCGCTCGACTTGGTAGCCCTCGGTCTGCGTCAACGCCGCACGTGCGGTCTCAATCGCCGCGTCGTTGCCTACCGTGGCGCAGTTGAACCGCGCATACGCCGTGAACGGAGTCGCGCCGCGAAAGACCATACCAACGTTTGCGGTCTTCACGCTCGGTTCGGGCGGCGAACCGCCCGAGCCCGTCACGATGATGCATTCGTCATACGTCGCACGACTAAAATCAGGACACAACGACGGCCACGTGACGCCGTTCTGCCAGTGCGCACCGGCGGTCGACGGCGTTTCGACGACGCTCAACAGCCCGTACGGCGAGGGTGTGAACGCAGGTGCGTCGACCAGTTGGCGCGGACCCGCCACCTACGCTCACCTCCCTCGCCAGGCTAGCCTATTGTCGATCTGCGTCACGTCGATCGATTACAGGTTGCAGCCCGACGTCGACGCAAGCTGCGCGCCGGTCTTACCGTTGACGCAGAACTGAATCGTGTACTGTCGCGACTCGTGACCAACACGTGCGACCAGGTGGCACTCCTCGGACCACGCAGCGGTGTGATCGTTAGTCGCGTTGAGAACCGAGTCGCGCACGACGCCGAGATCCAGCGTCAAGCCGTTGCCCTTAATGAACGTACCGGCCGCGTACACCATGAAGATCGCGCTGGTCGGCCACGCGGTCATCGCGGTCGCCGCACCGAACTGGCTCGCACCACGTACCTGCCAGTCGTTAACCCACTGAACGCGAACGTTCAGCGCCGCAAAGTGACCGTTGATCTCGCCGTTGCTGATCTGCTGAATGTCGACACCGTTGCGCCACGCGATGTCGGCGCGAATCGCGGCCTTGACCCAGAACGGCGCGATCACCTCGAGGACGTCGTCCTCACACATGCCGTACCGTGCGCGGTAGTCGGTTGCAGCAAGTGACAAACCACCGTAGATCTGCTGGTAAACGGGCTGCCCGGTGACCGCGAAACCACCCGTGTCGACGGATGCCGTGCTGCGACTGACCATCTGCGCAAGAATGCGACCGTTCATAGCGTGCGAGTGCGCGGCCATGATCAGCTGCAGGAAGTTGCGCGTCGCCTCGGGATACGCGTCATCGGTCAGGTTACCGGCGGTAACACACTGACCGTAGCACTCGAGTCGCTCAGTCGAGAACGACGGACAAGGAACGCGAATGCACGGCTTAGTCGGTGAACCGGTCACCGCCGCGATGTCGTCGGCCTCGGTCCACAGCCACGGAATCGTGGTCTTGCTGAACGTCGCGCTGAAGCCACCGAAGGCCTGGTTGGTAGTACCGAACACGTTGGCCAGCGACGGCGAGACCGGGAACTGGATACCGCCACGCGTAACACCGAACGTCGGCAGATCGACCAGGCCGTCCTCACAGGCGATGCTGAAGAAGTCATAACGGATCTCGGACGGCGCGCACCAGCCGCCAGCCGCGACCAACGAATCCTTCTTGTCCTGCGACGTAAGATGGTCGAACAATTCCTTAACCTGACCCGGCGAGGTCCGGTCATCGACCGTGTGTTCGAACTCGTTGCGGATCGACGCCACGAGCTGATAGTTCGGGTTGTCGCTGGTCACCGGCATGGACTTCGCCTTGCGCTGAATGATGTCCACCAGGCGATCGACCGAGTCGACACCCTCACCGCGCGCAACACCCGGAATGTCGACGGACGCCGTGACCGCGAGCTTCCGCTTCGGCATGTCAGGCTGCGGAACGAAGCGACGCGCGTCGGACAACGACGCGCGTTCGGTCACGCGGGCCAGTTCACGGCCGGCGACACGGTCACCGAGCACGGAGACCAGCGCGGCGGTGGCACCTCGCGCGGCGGCCGCCGCGATCGACTCGGCGTCTACGTGCTGGGCCTCGGTTGGCTGAACACCGGTGCCCGTGTCGTCACCGGGACCGTGGACGCGCAGCTTCAAGTTCTGCTGGTCGCTGAGCAGCTTGGACTGCGCGACACGCGCGGCCTCCTCGGCACGCGCCTTACGCGCAGCCATCTCAGCGCGGATGCGATCCACGTCATCGGCCAGCCGCATGCCATACTGCACGGTATCGGCGGTTACCTCGTCGAGCCCGTTGATACGGTCAAACTCGGTGACGGCTTGCGTGCCGTACTGTTCGAGTTCCTTATCACTGACGAGGGTAAGATCCTCGGGAATGTGCACGAGCTCGTCGGGCATCGCGCTTCTCCTCGCTTAGTCGTAAGAACGAGCGTAGCTCGCGCACTTGTCTCGCGCCGCAGCGTAACAGGTCAACCTGATTGCGATGCCGTGTCACCAACCACATCCTGCGGACGCGGACCGTTCGCCGGGCTCCACGTCGGTTCGGCCGTCGATGTTGGGACCGGCATCTGCATCGTCGCCGACGCGATCCGCGCGGCACGATCAGCGAGCAGCTGTTCCTGTTCCTGCACCGTTCGATTTCGTTTGTTGCAGTTGCAACCCATTATGTAGTCACCTCCTGTGTCGCTCGAACACGATCTGTGAGCAACGACATAACGCGTCGCAGCGCGAGCTGATTAAGCTGCGCCTCCGACGGTTCCACGCTGGGTTCGCTACCAACCGTCGTGCGGCCAGCGGCGATCAGCGCCAGCGGGGCGCCCGACGCGACGCGCGCACGCGGCGCCTGGATCGGGAAGCCGGGCACGTTGACAGCAAGAAGTCCTACTAGGCGCAGCTGTCCACCGATCCGACGCCAGTCGCCCGAGACGCGACCGGACGCGCGCAGTTCATGCACCCTCGACGCAGCGACGTTCGCGCGAACCGCGCCGGCTACCCAGATGCCAAATTGATCGTTCCCGATGGCGACGTCGGCGACCGCCGTGCCGGTGTTGTCGTAGTGTTCGGCCGCGTGCGATGCGCGATATGACAGCGGCGCGTGCCCGGTGCCGACCGTGACTTGACCGACCGCGACACGCGAGTCGTCCGCGCAGAGCAACTCACCGGTCATAAAGTACGGATGTGAGTTCTCGTGAGGCAGCGTGACGCACTCGTCCTGAAATCCGATGTGGCACTCACCCCACTGCGCGGCGTGTCCGTAAACACGGCCCTCGTCCGTGACCGTGATGCCGGTTGGCACCGACAGCTGCGGATCGTTAAACCACGTACGCTCGGGTCGCCAGTCGTTCAAGAGAACGGCCGCCGCGACCACGTCACGCTCCTCGAGCGGCGGCGGTTCCTGACCAGCGTCGCGCAGGTGCATCGCGAGGTGTACGTAGATCAGGTTGCGTTCGTCGTCCGACAACGTCGTTTGCGCACGAAGCGCGGCGATGGCAGCAGCGCAAGCGGTCAGGTTCGCCGCACCGACGTCGCCTTTCTCATCCACCTCATGATGCAAGAACGAACAATGCGTCTTAGGAACACGCGGCTGGTCCTCGGTCGCATCGACGAATCCATACGCGGCGCGCGCCTGTTCAACGGTCATAATGTTCGGCAACCGTCGATTCGCCGTCGCTTGCTCCCAGGCATCATCGGACGTCTCGGTCTTATGCGCGGCCACCACGGTTCGCGGCGTAGACGTCGCCGTGCTCGCGACCAGCGTCTCGTCGACGGGCACGCCGAGTTGAATGCGCGCCTCAACGAACGCCGGGATGTCAACCAGCGTCGCGCCACGAATCCGACCAGCGTGAAAGACCATCTTTTCGGGCGTCGCGAACAGCAGCTTGAGCGGGTCCTCGGCGTCGACGCCGTCCGGTTCCTCGGACCAGACGAACTCGACGTCGGCGTCCGTGATGTCGTCGGCGTCGATCGAGATGCCGCCCGCGAAGCCGTCGCTCAGCCGTCGCCAGATCTCGTAGCCGTCGACCGATCCGACGTCGATGACGCCCTCGCCCATGACTTGATTGCCGATGCGCCATACGTTGTCGATCCGGCCGACCGACACGGTCACGTCGTTTTGACCACCGTGCGCCGACTCCTTCTGCCAGCGCAGCAGCGGCTGCTCGGCCCAGGTCAACGCGTCGGGTGCAAACTCACGACCGTCGCCGGTTGTGACGCCTTCGACGCACAGCACACCGTACCAACGCGACATGTCCGCGTACTGCTGATCAGGTACGCACTTACCGTTGCCGATCATCCGTTGACCCGGCGGACATTGGTCCTTCTGATCCGACGGTGTCGGTTTACTCGACTTAGCTGCCATGCTCGAATCGGGCATGCATTTACCGTCCATCATGTGCTGACCCGGCGGACACCGCTCGTCCTGCTGCGAATCGGGCGCGTTTCCACCGCCCGGTTGATCATCGGGGCTCGACTTCTTACCTGCCGTATACGTACTCGTAGGCGTGCCCGTAGCTGACGCAGCATAGGTGTCAATCACGGTCAACGCGTCCTCTCCGGCTGCGCTGCTCATCTTATCCTCCGACGCGTATAGTGCAGCAAGTTGCTTATTGGCGGCGGCCTCAGACGGATGACAACCAGCGACCGAACCATCGGCGTTCTTGACGACGGCCCATGGCTTACCGTCCGAGCATGCGTTGTGGTTCTTAACGACATGCCACGGCACGATGACACCTCCCGACGTCGAGGCAACGGTAGCAGTCTTGCCTAGCGACGCCGTGCTACTCACGATGCTTCCAGCCATTGACGCTAACCAGCTCACCGTCATGTGGGAAGATCCGGCGACCTAGCTGAACGGCACCGGTCGTGCCGAGGAAGCATTCGTAATCACCGTGCGTGCCCGGATGAATCGTGACGCCGTCGCGTGTCGCATAGGTAAACGGACACGAGAACAGTTTTTCCTGGCAAAGCAGCGGATGCTTAAGCTTCCAACCAGCGACACTAAACTCCATAACGTGCTGGGATCGCGCTTGCAGTAGCGCGAATGCGTCACGATGTTTAATACGATCGGCTAGCCTGGTCGGATCGCTGCTGTCGCCGGTGCTGTCGCCTGCGCTTCGATCGGTACTCGGGCTGCCGGCACCGCCGCCGGTGCTGTCACCGCCACCTCCGCCGGTACCGCCGTCGTTCGGTAGGTTGTTGCTCGACGTGTGATCGGTCTTATGCTCGCCCACGACGTCTGGACCCGGTTGTCCCATGGTCATATCCGGTACCTTCATACCGGTCAGTTCGTGTATCGCAAGGAACCCGATCTGCGGGTTGGTCGCAAGCTTCTTCAAGACCAGCGTCTCAAGCTCGGTGTCGGTCGGCGCGTCGTCCTCATTCAAACCGATCTCACGACGCAACGTCTTACCAGTCACCTCAAACCGGTCGTACGCCTTCAGGATGTTCGCCGACTTATCCGGCCGCGTCGTGATCTCCGATGCGTCGTACCAGACGCACCAGTCCTCCCAGTCCTCAACGCCCTCGGCGCGTAGCATTGGGTGCAGGTAGCCGTTGGTTAGCCCGTTGACCATGATCTCAACGTCCGGTGAGATAAAGATCTTGATCGCTGATTCCTCGAGCTGCCACAGTCCCCAGTGGTTTAGTGAACCTGCGTCGAACAGCAGCTCGGTCGGCACATTGATCATCGTGGCTAGGTTGCGTCGTGCCGAATCGCGCTTCTCAATGATCTTCTCATCGATCTTCATCGTGAAGTCGACGTGCTTGATCCGATCAATGTATTCGCCGGGCACGCGGATCGGAATCGGGACGACAGCCGCCGCCGTGCCAGGCGTCTCGATCGCGCGCTTCGCCGTCTCGATCCACTCGCGTACGAACGGATCGGGCTCGTCCTGAAACTCCTCGCTGACCGGAAACGTAATCTCGTCCGGAAAGATGATGATGCCGGCGGACGCGAGTCGCGACAGGTACTGTGCCTGAATGTGCCGATTGACCAGCTCCAGCTCGCGCATAGCGCCGCGCGCCGCCTTGGCCGGCGAGTACGCTAGGTGTCGGAATCGCTTATGCGGTCGCCAGATCCGCACGACGTAGCTCTCGGGCGCGAGGTCGCGCCACTCCATGGTACCGAGCGACGACGATTCGTCAATGATTTGAAATCCCGGTCGCAGCTGCGTAGCTGCGCCGCTGTTGCTGCGTCGGATCTCGTCGTTGGATCGGATCTGCCAGCGATTGTGGTCGCTGCGCGTCTCACCGATCAGCCAGCCCTCGCCCGGTATGTCGAGCATCGTCGATAACGTTGCCATCATCTCGGACTGATTGTTGACATGATCATTAAGATCGGCGACTAACTCGGCAGGCCGCCCGCTGTCGGCGATCGCCGGCTCATCCGCACCGGTCTCACGCTTGGCGGCGCGTAGCCGAACCCGGCTGATCATGTTTGATCGCCACGTGACGGCGTAGCCGAACTCGCCCATGCTGTCGTAGTAGTCCCAGAGCTCGCGCTGCCAAGACTCGTACTGCGGTACCAGCGCGCGCCGACCGCTGGTGACGGCGCTCAACGACAGCGCGGCAGCCGTCAGGTTACCGTTCGACGCAACGGTCGGCGGGGGTGGTGCAACGACGCGTTCGGGCCACGCGTCAACCGCGTGTCCGTTCGTAGTAAGAGGCTCGGTCGGCCACCGACGCTGCCACGGCCAGCGTGCCATCGCGCCTCCTGCTACCTACGGGTCAGGTACTCCTCGAGGTGCGATATCCACGGAACCAACGCGGCCATGCCGCCCCAGATCAGCAGTGGGTAAGGTACCTCGACGGTTAACGCTACCGCGAGGGTCATCAAACCGGTAACCCACACGGACATGCACCAGTAGCAACCCGCCAGATATTCAAGCCAAAACGGTACCCAGGACGCCGGAATCTGCCCCGTTTCCTCGTCGCCGGTAAGCCTCTCGCGGGCCCAGCGGATCGGCGGAAAGTTGTCCTGAACGAGCAGCCTCGTAACCCGATACGCGGTCAAAGTCATTAGGATAAACATAAGTCCGAACGACACGATCAGCGTCCGCCCGGCAGGAACGACGTGGTGCCTGATTCGCCCAGCGGCGCTGAGGCCAACGACGTTAACGCGGATAACACGGCGGCCATGCCGGCGACACCAAGCGCGCCACCGATGTTGACGTTCAGGATGCTCAATCCTTGATCGGCGCCCCACAGGACGATAAGCGCCTGCGCAAACGACTTAATCGCGCGATCAACAAGCCCGATCCAGAACGCCTGACCTAACATAACCGCCTCCTACGTGACGTCAAAACCTAACACGTTGAGCGAGTGCGCGGTCGGCACGCCGGTCGGCTGTTCGTGGATGCTGCGCTGAAAATCGGCGTACGCACGCCGCGTGTCGTAGTCGACCTGTCCCTGGTCGTTGCCTGGTTCGAAGCCTCGTTCGTGAAGCACATACTGGATAAATCGAACGGACTGCGACGCCGCCACGTCGTAGAACGCCTGCGCGACGATGCTGACGTTCAGCAGTACGTTGAGACGTGGACCGTACGTAACCTGAGGCTCCGCCGACGTGGACACGGCCGCAGTCACACCCGTGTTGGCGACGGCAGCTGCAGCCGTAGCCGTAGGCTCGACGTTTGTCGCCGTACCGGTCTTACCAGCAGGCGCGGTAGCGCGTACCGCCTTACCGGTTGCCCCGGTGGTCTTGATCTGCTCGGCCATCAGCTTCCTCTCACGTGTCGACGGTAGCTAGAATACCGCTCACCTATGAACCGACGTTCGCACTATGCAGCAAGTCGCTTCGCTAGTTCAGTGGCGATCTCTGCGCCGAGGTTTTCACGCAGCGCGGCAGCGAGCGCGTCGACGTCGACCTGGTCGTTCGCGTCCGCCGAAATGGCCGCGAGGATCGCGGTCTGCGCGGTCGTCAATGATCCTTGAATCGCACGAACGTTAGCGTCGATGTTCGCGATCGACAGGATGCGTCCGGTGTACTGACCGATCGGGTGATTCGTTAACGGTGCGGTAGCTGAGCCGTTGCCCGAGATGTACTGCGCAAGACCAACCAGTACGTCGGCCACGGTCAGCGAGTATTCCTTGCCATCAGACATCTTAGCCGGCGGCAGTCGATCGGTAAGCGCCATGTCGTCGTCCTCCAGTCCCGCGATTATCCTCGCGCGTTGAATGATCTGCGGTCGTTGCGAGATGCGTCGATCGCCGGGGCATACCTTACCCGGACTTAGCGTCCAGACCTCGCCGCCGGACACGCGACCACCGTATGCATAACCCTCGGTGATGAAATTACCATCGATGCCCTGTCGATGATATCCGATCCCGCGTGATGTTGGTCGACTATCCGGGCACGCGACCAGCGGGACGTGGTGCACGTCATGCACCCACGCGCAGATCCTGGCTATGGCCTCGATCTGCATCGTTGTGAATGCCGGTACGGCGTGTCCATCATTATGATTCCAGTTCGGGAACGGCGCACCGGTGTCGTCGTTCTCGATCGCGATGACGCGGTGGTTGCCGTCCCTGTTCGCGGCCGATCGCCAGGCCGTGTCACGCGACTGGTAGATGTGACCGTCGCTGCGGACCGAAAAATGCGCCGCATCCGCTGGTGGGTTGCCGACGATCGTATGAAGACAGATGATGTCGTAGCGTGTCATGTCACCGTTGTCGTGTGTACTCGACGAACCGATCCACTCGACACCGGGCATACGCGCCATACTTCACCTCACGTTTGTAGTGTGAACGATATCAGACCTATAGGTTAATCAACGAAGCGCGATGATCGCGACGATGACACCTACCGCAACCAGTAGCACGCTTATTATCGTTATCACACGTTGCATCGGTGTCCACCGTCGATCGGAGGCGCTTCGTGCCGCCTCATCCGATTTACGGCGCATGTCATCCGCGTCACGTAAGGCCTTCGCCGTGCTCGTTACCATCGTAGCCGCCGATATCATTTGATCCTCGAGGCGTTGTATCATCATTTCTATGCTGCCCGCGCGAACATCGAGTGAGGCTAACCGGTCAGCGACTCGCTCGATGGATCCATTAATCGTGTCAAGCCGCTGTCCATGGCTCGCGAGCTGCTGATCGATCTTTCCGGCCTTCACGCCTCGATCATAGGCATTTGGCTCACCTGGACTACCAGTGACCATAGCTATCTACCTATCGTACGATCTTAAGCTGCGCCGATGTGCCGCCGAACTTCGCACGACCACGCACGTTGGTGCTGACCAGTCGGTTGTGCCACCCGGTCCAGACCATCGCGTCCAGGCGGTCCGGCGAGAAGCCGAGCTCGGGACTCCACGTGACGCACTGATCCTCAAGCTCCTCAAACACGCCGACATGGTGCCAGTCATCGCGCTCGGCGAGCGCTGCCACCGGTTCCGCCCGTACCCTTTTTCCGCGGGACGCGCGAACGCGTCGAACCGGAACGCTGACCCCCATGTTCTCGGCCGCACCGGTAATCGTCGCGACCGCCATGTCGCCGCCAAAGTTTTCCTCAACGACGATGTCGTCGGCCTCGAAATCCAACGCCGCTTGCACGGCGCGCTTACCCCAACCGTCGGGCGACAGCGCGCAGCTTCGATCGGCGAGTACGTAACCCTTCAGGTGCGTTGATAGTCGACCGTTACTGATCTGATCGACGACCTCCTTGCCGGCTACGACGATGCCCTGCTCACCGGCACCGCCCGACGGGTCGACACCGACCGTAATCCGCCGCAGATGCGGCGCTTCTCCAACACGATTGCGATCGAACCAGGCGCGCTTCCACAACGCGGCCTCGTCCTCGTCGAGGACGTCCGCATGAAGTTCCTGCCGACCGATCTGTAGGCCACCATATTCATCATATAGTGCCGTACGAACCTCTTGTTCGAGATAAGGATTATCATCGGTCGACGCACGTGTTATAATGACGTTAGCTGGTGTTTCTTTGACGAGCTGCTTGATCAGCGGACGTGGTTTCGGCGTGGTACTCGCGATCCAATGTGGACGTGAGCCCGATCGCAGACCAAAGCGCATCTGCTGCCAACACTGCTCGAGATATCGCCAAGCAGCAAGTTCTTCACACCATACTAAACACGCGTTGCCCGCCGCTCTTAATCTTTCCACATCCTCTGGGCTCGACGCGCCTAACAGTTTCGCCTGACTACCATTCGGCCACCGAATGATCGTGCCACCAGCCGTCTGCACCATCTTCGCGTCCGGCGAGTGATTACGAATGCCCGACGGTCCTGAAAAACACGCCGTAACCGCGTCGCCGAGCGTCGGTGCGATGATGTTGATCCAGTGAGGTGCCGCGCCACCCAAGCACGCGGGCCCCTCGATGTGCCTAGTAACATAGTTCGCGCAGGAATCCGTCTTGCCGCTACCTCTACCGGCAATAAGTCCCCAGCCATACCACTCCCCCTCAGGTGGCACCTGGTGAGGTAACGGCTTCCATTGCGGAGGTCGCAACATATATTGCTCGAACGCGCGTGCTCCTGCCGCCGCAACGTCCTTATCGTCCACGCGACCACGATAGCAGTCACGTCATCACAACGATGGTGTTAACCGTTGTCGACGCGCTACCGATCGTCTGGCCGCGCGCCGGTCGTCCGCCGTAGCGGCGATTGAAGCCAGCGCAATAGCACGTCCGGCGATTCATCCAGCGGTACCAGCGCGGCCATCGACATCAACAACGCGACCGCGTGATCCGGATCGTTCAGCAGCATGCGTCGAAGATCGCCGCGTAGCTCGGCTGGTCGACCGTTACGTACACGAAACGCGATGCGGAACGCCTCCGCGATGACGGTAGACGACGTCGGAACACCGGTCCAGTCACGCAGGCGGATCGCGACGTCGACGCGAAGCACGTCGGGTCGCACGTCCAACGCCTCACCGTTATCACGCGTCATCGAGACCAGCAGCGTGCGATTCCGCGCGCCGTACTGGATCATCAACCGACGAACACGTGACTTTAACGTCTGTAGCGGTAGCTGCATCTCGACGGCGATCTCGTCGTTGGTCATGCCGTTGGCCATGAGAGCCAGCAGCTTACGGTCCTCCTCGACCGGTATCGAGATCGTCATCTTGGCTCCTAGTCACCTAAGGCGCGCTGGACGCGCAGGACGCGTTCATAACAGGAGTGAAGATACCGGCGTAAAGACTCCCGAACGGCCTTACCATCACTTGTGTTCAATCATGGCCGGAATGGCTTGACGCGTCCAGCGCTGGTCTATTGATCGTCGTTGATACCGCCACCACCGTCATTCTTACAGGACGCTACCGCCGCGTAGATCGTCTGCCCAAGCAACAGCTCAGCCTGCGTCTCGGTAAAACCTTGTTCTAGCAACGCAACGTATAACTGCATACAAAACGACGCCATGTCTCGTACGTCCGCGCTCGGTTCAATCAGCGCGCGCCTTACCGTTTCCCACGCGTCGTCATCAGTCACCGATCACCTAACCTCACCTCCCGTGCAGTGCGACGCCCCGCTCACGCGTCGCAACGAACTGCCGATGCCGCGTGGCCCAGCCGCTGACGGTTAGGTAGTAGTTCCACGCCGAGATCGGGATCATCAGCGGCTGCGCCACCTTAAACGCTAGGTAACCGCTGGCAAACCCGAACGCAAGAAACGTCAGCTGCGTACCAAACAACGTGAACCATCCGATCCGGATGATCCGCGCGCTCGGCACCGGGCCCCAAAACGTCAGTATGGTCGGTCCTACGGCAAACGCCGTTAACGGATTACCTAAACCTATGATCCATGACAGTAACTGATCCACGACCAACTCCCGACCGTCGTTCGTGTAGAACGTAATTGATCATATCAACGGTCAACACGGTCGTTGTGACGTGCCGCTAGACGAGCTGGATCGTCTCCAGTCCGTTCGCATGCCGTCGCGTCCGTCGTCCGGTCGACGTCGGTACCGGCCCGATCAGCAGCAACGGAACGCTGACGATCGCCAGCAAACCAGCCGTCAGCTTGCGGCGCCAGCGACGCCGCGTCGCTGCGATCCGTCGAGCGACGCGCCGGTCAGCGCGTTGCAGCACACGCGTTGCAGCTGGGTCAACCAGCACAAACCGCAGCCCTGGGTTACGACGAACGAGGCGTTGCGCCGGTGTTCGACGCGTCGGATGCGCGTGGTTCTGTTGGTAAACAAGCCCGGTCGTAGCGAGCGTGCCGATGACGGCAAACAGCGCGATCATCGTTCCTCCTTCTCCTTCTCCTCATCTAGCCGATCGGTCACGATCTTAAATAGCGCGTCGACGTCGTACGCGAGCACCTCATCGAGGTCCGGCGGCAGCTTGACCAACACAAGATCTGCCTCCGTGAACCACGGACCGTAGACGTCGACCGACCGCGTCAACGTCGGCGGTCCGCTGTGAGTCGGTTCACCACCAAACGGCGATCCGTAGGCATCGATCATCTCGTTCCACAGTGGACCGTAGTCGACAACCACCTGAATCTTAGGCACCTATCTTCTCTTTCCTTGATCGCTATAACAGTGATCCGAGCGCCGTCACGAGCCATTGTACGAGCAGCAAGCCGATGCCCAACGCGATGATCAGCAGCAGCAACACGCATGCGACCGCGACCGTTGACATGACCAACCACATCAACAATCTCACAACGCCCCCGATCCGACCCGATCTGACCCGATCTGACCTGCTATTACTTATCACTTTTCTACCGTAAACCCACCGACCCACGTGATCTTAAACAGTACCGACTTATGCACACCATTAAACCAGACGTTAACGCGCCGCCAACCCGGAGAAGGCACCGCACGTGGATCGGTGGCGATCACCTGCTCTTCGTCGTTAAGAAACTCAAGGAACGTCGTTATCGCCTCGTCCTCCGATGCGGCGTCCCAGCCGATCGGTAGCTGATCAAGGCCAACGTTGAACATGATCTTAAAGCTGCTCGGCTCTCGCTCCTGTCGGACGTACGCGGGGTACAACGGATCACCGCGCACGACGCTGCGGTTAAACAGTCCCATCGTCTCCGTCCCGATTAGCCAAGCTGCGGCAACCGTGGGTTCGGATGCTCCATGTACAGCTCACCGAACGTACGTGCGTAGATGACCATCTGTTCGAGCTCGATCCGGCGACGTTCCTTCATATGGCGATCAAGCTCGACGGCTCGCTTTGCGTCGTAGTCGGGCAACGACAGCTCGTTGGCGTCGCGTTGTCGTATCAGCTCGGAAACATCGCGTCGATACTTTTGTGATTCCTTGCTACGCATTAAACCTAGTGCATCCATGCGATCATACGTACGTCTTTCCCATATGCTAAAGTGATCTAGCGCCAGCAGGTTGTTCGCCGCCCAGCCCCACTCGAACTGCTCATAATGTTTGACACACAGCTCCGGCGTGATCACCGTCCCATTGGGCCAGTTGCGGCGAAACAGGTCGACGTAGCCCTGGCACGAGCCGAGCTGACGCAGCGTGTTCGCGGTCACCAGCACATCACCGTCACGCAGCTGCACGTTTTTCGGCTTGGCCGCGACGATGTCCCGCGCGTTATCCTCGGCTAGCTCGCCGAACAACCGCGCGTGCGGGACCGTCATCAACATGATCACACGTCGCTTACCGTCTTGGTAGCGGCGCTCGATCTCGTCGCGTTCAACCTGCTGCGCGTGCGTTATTCTGTTCGTGTTGATGTTGTGCTGACGGCGCCAACGCGCCAACGCCGTGTGGTACCGGCCGCGTACCGCGTCGACGCCCGAAAACCTTGCGACGTAATTCGCGACGTCAAGTGCGTGCTGTTGCGTCATGAACTTGTCATAGCCCGCCTGCGTCAATAGAGCTGCCGCTGCCGTATTCCAGGACAGCTCATGTCCGTTCACGCGCGCGTGTCGTTCAAGTTGAACGCACTTCTTTGCCGTGATCCGCGCGCCGTTCGGAAACAGCTCGTTGAAGTTGGCACGAAACCTGGATGTCGCGTCAACCTGCCGCAACCTATCGTCGTTCAACCACATGTCGTTCGTTCCTTTGCGCTCATCGTTACTTCCTAAGTTTGTCGACGTTTCTCTTTGCCGCAGCTCGTGTCGTGGCACCGACCGCGTTAAAGTTGTTTAACGCGTCGCTGCTCAACACGGTCAGCTCGACCTCGTCGGCGCGGTCGACGCGGCCCTCACGCGGATCGAGGCCCAACATGGCGATCAGCTCAACCGCGTCAGCGGTATCGACGGCGTGCGTGCAGGTCATAAGAATCGCGCGCCGTCGACCACGGCGCAGCGCCTCGTGATCGTTCTCAGCTTGATCACCCGGTCGCAGTAGATGAGGAGCCCGCAGGTTGGTCACTCGTGCTCCTCCCGCGATGTTGGCGCGATCGCCTCGTCATCCACCTCATCGTCACGCGGCGGATCGGCGGCGAACGCGATCGCCGGGTCGCCGTCGTTGCGCGCGAAGTCCGGCACGTTCGTCAACAGCCGTTCCGTGTCCACGTGATCGTCGCCGAGCCGGTGCACGTCGACCGGCGCACCGAACGACTCGACCAGGCTGTTCACAAGTTCAGTGAGCGCGTTTTCGGTCATGTTCGTCGGTACGCCCGCGTGCGTGCGCGCATCCGCGCTTACCGGCACGTTGACGACGTGAATCGATCCGAACGGCGCGTCCTCGATCGCCGTGACGATTCCCGTAGCCGCGTCGATCTGTACGCCGCACGGCAGGTCGCGGATCCACGTCAGCACGCGCGGATCGAGGATCAACTCATCCTCGCCCTCGTCGTCCGCGTCCGCGTCGCCCTCACCGTTCGCGTCCGCGTCCGCGTCCGCGTCCGCGTCCGCTGCCTCATCGATGTATCGCATTCCACTGATCGTGCGCCAGACGTAGGCGCCAGCGACCGTGGTCGCGTACGCGCCGACGACGATGGCCGACGCGCGCAGCAGACGACGGCGGGCGGTTCGGTTCACGATGTTTCCCCATTTCGTAGATCGGTCGTTCCGTCCGACGTCTAGACTACCGACCGTTGTCACGACAATAGTGCCGTCACGCGTTCAATCGAGCAGCATGACGCCGGCCACGATGCCAAGCGATAGCATGAGCGGCGCGACCAGCGCGCAGGCGAGTAAAACTACGCGCAACGATCGCGTCTCAAGCACAAGCTGCCACAGCAGCTGTTCGATCGACGAGTCCTCGTCCGTGTAGTTGGTCGGAAACGCCGTGTACCACAACCTCGTCACCGAATCAGCAATCGGGCCGCTGTTAGGCCGTTCACTCATCATTCGTCATTCATCCGATCAGCCGTGATAAACGCAACGTTCTTACGTATCTCGTGCGTAGTGTCGTCGATCATCTTGTATGCGGTGTCGATAAGTTCTTGACGCACCGCGTCGCGTGCATCACCGGTGCGTCCGACGTAGTTACTGTCCTGGCTAGCAAAAGAGATTTGATTAGCATTGTTGTGGCAGATCTCACCGATGACGATGGTCACCGTCACCTCGATCGTGTATTTCGGATCTTCCACACTGATGTGCTCTTCCCTATCGGTCACCGGTTCTCCCGTCGCTTCAATAACCTAGCCGCTAGCTCGAGCTGGCCGGGCTCGCCCGGCCGTACGTCGACGATCTCGCCGTCGATCACGTCGTGCAGCGCGATGGCGACCTTCAACGCGCGTACCAGCGGACTGTTCTCGATCCAGTCGGCAGCCGACGGATACGACCTACGCACGTCGACCGGCCGTAGGCCCTCGCGTTCATGCAGTAGCCGGTCACGTTGGCGCGCCAATGATTCGCAATCGCGTCGCAGACGTTCCAGGAGGTTCAACCGATGCTCCTGATGCATGGTAACCAGCTCGTGTCGTAGTCCGTCTTGCCCGATCCAAAACACGTCCTGATCGAGCACGTCGATAATGCTCATTCGTTCTCGATCACCCTTCCGTCTGGGCCAATGATGACGACCGGCACGTGTCGTCGCCGTGCGTACCGGATCGTGTACCACGTACCGGACCAGCCGCCCTCAGCCACGGTCGCAGGCGCGGCCAACAACGCCTTCGACGCGTCGACGATGTCGCGGTCACGATGCAGGTAGTCGCGTGGTTCGAGTATCAGATCCGCCTTGCAAAACGCGCGTAACAGCTCAACGACCGGCGGATGCGCGACCGTCCGAATACGCTCGCGTACCGCCAGGTTATGCGCCTGTTCGTCGGCACCACAGCAGTCGCCGTGCCGTAGCTCGCTCGGCGTCCAGCGCTTCAGGCATTCCCATACCGTAAGCTCCTGCGCGTCGGTCATGCCGTCGCGCGTGCCGGTAAATCCTAAGACGAACGTCATGGCTTTCGTTCCTTCATCGGTACCGCGACGCGTGTCCGCCCGTCCCAAAAGATCTTGCCGTAGTCGGGACAGTCCTCTTCCAGCCGCCACTTCACCACCTTGCGACACTGCGGATTCGAGCACACCAGCTTATGCGAGCAGCTGTAATACTCAAGACGTCCGAAGTGACTATGGTAGCAGTCCGGCGTGTCATCTGATTTATAGCTGGATCGCTCGAGCCGGATCTCACCGGTGTGCCGCCGTCCGCCGATCTTGCCTCGACACCAGTGCTTCTTGTCCTTGTACCTGCCGCTGGATGCCCGATGTCGTCCCTCATCGGGCTGCGTCGCACGTTTCTCCTGAGGAGACGTGTCGTCGTCGCCCCAGTTCGACCACTTCATAGACTTCTTACGTCGACTCATGCGCGCTCCTGCCCGGTCAGATGCCACGTGCCTGGCGCGCGATCGCACTCGTACGCGCGTTGCTCTCGTCGACGAACGGCACGCGGACCGCCGCCGCGCGGTCCTATCCTGCGCCAGATAGCAAGCAACACGTTGGTCGCCTCATGTTCGGATGAAAACCGTCGCTTACCGCAGATGCAAACCACGGACGGACTCGGACCGATGTCGACCGGTTCCGCGTCAGGTTTCGGATAGCCATACGCAGCAAAATGCCGATCATACATTCTAATAGCGATCTGCGGTGAAACATAACGCTTGATAGCCTTAGCGTCAACTGCCGGTGTCCAGCCTCGCGCACCGGTCCAATATTGCGTCACCGCACCACGCTCGCGACGCATGGCCCAAGTCTTACGTAGCGGATCGACGTCGCGCGTCACGGGTCCACCGCAAACTTACCCAGTCGTTCCCACGCGTCGGCGAGCCGCAACAGTCGCTTCGAGCCAAAGACGCTGCGCTCGCCGGTGACCACCCACTGCCCCGCGTCCGAGACGCACCACGCCAGCATGACGCGATCGGCTGAGATCGCACGCAGCACCGTGCCCTCGGCCAGCGAGTTGAGGTGACCCGGCGTGGTGTACACCGGCCGTTCCGTGACGACCGGTCGACCGCGTTCAAACGCGGCGACCACGTCATCAAACGGTTCATCATCCTCGTAAAAGTCCGCCGGTGGCGTCGGTCCGCGCCAAACGCGACGCAACGCGATCATCACGGCACGGGCCTGCCATTCATGTTCCGACTCCCAGGTCGACGTGTCCAGCGGACGCGGATCATCGACAACGGGCGTACCGGCGCGGTTCAACCGACGCGTGAACGTACCCGGATCGATGATGCCCGCCTGTACCGCCGAGATCTCCTGCGTAGCGGTCACCAGTTGACGCGCCTGGTCATCAGTCATACGAACTCTCCCCAAGTGATCTGTCCAAGGTGCGCCGTTAGCCAGCGTCGTGCGTCGCGTCGCCGGACGACCGGATCACGCACCTCGGCGCGGTTCGGCACGTGCAATCGCGCTAACGTCGCAGCACGCGTTTCCTCGGTTAACATGCGAGCGCGTCGCCAATACGTGAACGTTGCGTGCATCGGTGTACTCGACCAGTAACCGACGTCGATCGACGCCGCCGAGCGCGGCGCGCGCACGATACCGATGATCAATCGATCGATCCGACCGGTGGCGCAGAGATCCTGAAATCGCGCGATCATCGCCCGGTGCGTCGGCCCAGTCGTCCTACGTGTAACGACGTTCGGCTGGTCACGGTCATACGTCGTAATATCGTCGGCGAACGATGCGACGTATGTTCGCATTCGCGCGATGTCGCGATTCTCGATCGTATTCGGCAACGCATATAGCACCACTTCGAGCCGCGTCGGTTCGATCGCATCACCGAGCGGTTCGATCATCTCGGTCACGATTTACCTCCTCGATCACCGAATCCGGCACCGGTGCCCCGCCGCAGACCTGACAGTTGCCTCGTTGCACACGGTCCTCAAGCACGTCCAGTCGCTTTTGTTCGGTCCTTTCGCGCTCGAGCGCCAGGTCATATTCGCGTCGTCGACGAACGACGCGTCTCTCGTGAGTAAGCACAAAACACGGCGTCAACACGATCATAAGCACAAACGCCGTCACGCAGATGATCGCGACCCAGCCGGCCGCTGGGATGCCCAACCAGTGATGATTCCAGTCCTCCGCCGTGGCCATGTCACCCCTAAACCTCACATTCTCGTGTCGAACGTTGCCCTGCGCCTCGCGGATCGTGTCCTGATAGCCGCGTAACGTCCGATCGTGATCCGCCTGCACATCAGCGGGCGACGCGCACGCCACCGCGAGCAACGGCACGAACAGCGGTGCGACCGGCAACAACCTTCTCTTCGTCACCATGCCTCCGCCCACATGATCCATCCGTCGTGCGCGTGCAACCATCTCTTCACGTTTTGTCGTCGTTCAACGCGTCGATAATGTCGTCGCCACGGCGCGTGCCACCGACCGCGCTTATACCCCCGTTCGCCGCGTTTTGGTGTAAAATATCGCCGATACTCACCATCAGGCAGGTTGAGCATTACCATGGTGCACGCGATCCGCCCGCGTGTCAGAACCGCCGACGTCTCGCCCCAGTAGTCCTGCACGGCGTTCACGGTTTCACCGTAGTACGACAGCGGTCCGATCTGGATCCAGTCGTACTCGACCAGCTCACGCTCGTACCACGCGACGTCGAACTTACGTCGCTCGTCGCCGTCAACGATTCCAAGCAGCTCGCCGTCGTTCGCGTACACCGTCTCATCGGTGTCGAACAGGCGCTGATACGTCTTGTACGCCGCTAGCTCGCGGTTGTGCGACGTATCGGGAATCGCGATCAGCGTCAGATCGGCGGCCACGGTGCCTACTCCTTCGCTCTCTCGTTCCGTCACGTTATGCGTACTAGTCGACCGACCGATCCGCACCGGAACGAACGGAAACGATGCGGACCGGCCGACCGATGCAACGGACGCGCAGCAACGCCATGTCCACGTGCGTGCGCGCGGTCCGTTCCCGGTTGTCGTTCCGCGTTGAGGTGGCTGACTCCCAAGCACGAATCGACCGGCTGGTGAACGCGACCGATCGGCGTGGTCGAGTCTGGAGGACGAGACGTGAACCGATCGATCGCGTTCGGTTGAATCGTATCGGTCGACAACACGATAACGGTGCCGATCGAACCAACGATATGACGGTGCGGATGGTTCCCGCCCACATCAATCGGAAACCACCCGCACGTCGTCGGCATCGGCCCTGCTTCCGCTACCGACGCGTCGCCGCGAACACCTGCCCGGTCTCTACGCGGCGACGACGCTAGGCGGGAGCCTCGCGAGAGGCTCCCGTGCTCGCGGCTGGGCAATCGGCGGGTGCCGGTCGGGATACTACGGGCGCCGCGAGCGCGATCAGACTATCGCGTACCATCACGATTGCGATGTTGTCTCGCTGTTGACCACGAACGACAACTGGACAAGCATCGTGTTAGCCGCCGTCAGCGGCGACGGTGTCACGGCCAGCGGTTCGGGCAACGGATCGGTCGTGACGTGGAGCGTTCGATCGGTCAACACGAGGTCGTAGTCGGTCGCTGGCATCGTCGGTCGTTCGCAGATGCCAAACCCACGCCAGTCCTGGACCAGCGGATCGAGGCTGACGTCACGCATGTTGATCCGCGCTAATTGTTGATCGAACTCCGGTGGCGGATCACCGGGGCCGCCGGTCACGATCGGACCGACGAGCGTCGCGTCGCGGTTCAGTAGCGTCTGCACGCAACAGACGATACGCACGACGTGCGTTAGTAGTCGACGATGCCGACGCGCCCGCCGTCGTCCACCCAACGGTCCGTGTGTCGTCGCCGCTCTGCTTCTATGACCTGGTCGACCGTCCGCTCACGCATGACGACGTCGTGGAGCGCGATCACCCACTCGGCGTCGACGCTCGCGCCGTCCAGCCGAACTGACGCCACGGCCGATCGCACGATCTCACAGCACAGGTAGCCCCGCATGTGATCCGCGTCTGGGTTAACGATGAATGGTATCATATCGCATCATCGGCCTCGGCCTCGATATCCAGCTGCGCACGTAGGTAGCGGTCCGTCGCCGGATCCCAATCGGGCGGCGGTTCGCCCAGCGCGTACAACATGCGACGTGCCGCGCGGTAGATCAGCTGGGCACGTTGTAGCTGCCACTCCCGACGTATGGCCGCTACCTGTTCTGGTGTGGTCGCCGGCAGCACGCGCAGCTTTGAACGCTGCGCGGTGTGCGCGTAACGACCTTGTGCCGCGCGAACCTCATGCACCTCATCCGGCAGCACAACGTCTAGGTTAGTGTTCACGTATCTCCTGTGTCCGCGTCAGCAGCTCGTTGTGCAGTCGTACGACGTGTAGCGCGATTCGTTCGCTCACCGTCTCATACAACACGACCTCACGTCGATTATCAAACATCGATACGGGCTTGTCGGCGGTCGCGACCGCCCAACCGCCGATCAAGTCATCAACCACCGCGTACCAGCGGGCACGCATGAATCGTTCTTCATTGTCGCTTGACGCACGTCGTAGGCGTAGATCCTCCTCGACGACCTCAGCGGATACGACGCGTCCGGCCTCGAGGTCAACGAGGCTCTTCCAAACGTCCGACGTCGTTAGATCATCGGCCACGAAACGCAACACCCGATCCCATTCCTCGTCGGGCATGTGATCGATCGCCGTCTCGATCACCGCACCGTACCGCGAGTCCGGGATCGCCTTCCGCATAGCGGCGTGAAACGCCTCGCCGAGCATGGATCGCAACACAGCGGTGGCCTCGTCTGGGTCGGCGTCAGCCATCGGTCGACTCCGCGTCACCGTAGAGCTTCTCGACGACCCGATCGACCGTCGGATTCGTTGGTGTTATGACGCGAATCACGTCACCGGCCTCCTCGATGATCCCCAGCGTCGCGCCGTCGTCCCAACGCACGTGAACGGTGTTTAGTCCGTCGACGTGCTGCACGGTTCCACGCGTACCGGGACGCAGTGCCGACGTCTCGTCGCAAAGATAAACGAGCTCGACCCGCTGTCCGGGCTCGTATTGCTTGATACTGGGTTTCTTCGGCGGTTCGGTCGGCTCCGCGTCCCGGGCAGCCTCACGCCGGTCGGCCTCGGCCACGTTCCACGGCGCGACGGCTTGATCCAGTCGTTCGAACGCGAGCTGCGCGGCCTCGGTGATCTCGCCCTGGTCGCGCACGTATCGGTCGTACGCGGCGGCGAGCCGCGCGGCGCGCGTCCAGGCCGATTGCCTACGCGGCCGTAGCGCTTCCCAGTTGGGCAACGGTACACCGTGTACGTCAAAACCACCTACATGTTCGCCGTACGCGTAGTACGCCAGGCGGCCGAGGTAGTCGTTCTCGTTCAGCTCATCCAACGTCGGCCCTGTCATCGTTCCTCGTTCTTGTTCGTCTGGGTACGTAGCACCGCGCGGCGCCCGCCGTCCGGAACCAGAGGTAGGCATGGTTTTTGCAGCGTCCAGCGGGCGCCGCGCGGCAACGACATCATAGCGCAGCGTGGCGCCGCGCGGCGACGCCCGGAGGGCGTCGGACAACGTCGAGCGGTTGCGTCGCCTCGTCCGCGCGGCGATCAAACGCTAGCGCGACCGGTCACCGCTACCGTGCTGTGACGACGGGCGTAGCGGTGACCGGCCGGTCATCCGACGCCGGTCGGCGTTAGATACCTAGGGAGGAGGTGGCGTCGCCGCGCGGCTGGGGGTCCCGGCGCGGCGAGCTTCGGACCTAGGTTCCTATCGGGCTACCCCCGGCCACCGGTCCTCGGTCTAATCGTCGTCGTCGCCCAGGTCGATCGAGAAGCCCGGTGCGACCTGGACGCCGATGCTGCCGTCCTCGACGTCCATCGTCAACCCGCCGCCGAGGTCACCGGCGTTCGAATCGTCATCCTGGAAGCCTCGCTGGTGTGGGTGGCGCGGGCTGCGTGTCATCGTTCCTCCTACGTTGATCGATATCATCCGTTGGTGCGTGCGTACGCGGAACGCTACGCGTCGATGTCACCGGTATCGTGCCGTGGGCGCAGCTGGCGGCTGGCCCAGTCGATCACACGCGCGGCGGCCAGCACCGACTCCTCGACCAGCTCGGCGTGCCCCGGCTGCCCGACCCGGGTCACGCGAAACACGCGGTGGCCGCAACGGCGGCGCTCGGTGAGCTCGAACGAGAGAAGATCGTGCCACGTGGTGGGGTCGTCGGGGTCGGCGCCGGTCACGTCCAGCGGCGGCTGCGCGTTGAGCCACTCGAGCAGGCGGTCGGCGTTGCCTTGATCGCCGAGAAACGTCGTGCTGCCCGGGCGGCCGGCGTAACGCAGGCGCCAGCCGGCGTGACCGCACATATAGAGCGTGGACGTCGATTCAACCGCGAACAACGAGCCAGATGTCACCGTAGATCTCCCGCATCGTGCCGGACCTGATCTAGCTGCCGAGAGATCCGGTTGATGCGCTCAGCGTCGTGCTGAGGGCACCAGTGCGGCCCCCAGTGCGTGCCGGCCGGCTCGGCGCAGCCGGTCTCGTGGCAGCGGCGCCCAGATGGCACGCGGCAGATGTGTACGTAGTAGCCGGGATGACCGGTGGCGCGGTCGGCGGGTACCCAGCAGGCCGGGTGCGCGCGGTCGGGGCCGCCCTGGTCGTCGGTTAGGCAATGATTCATCAGCGTTCCTTGTTAACGCGATCGATCAGCGCGTCCAGCGCTCGCGCGGAGGACAACGCAACGCAGGCCACGCAGGCGTCGATGCTGGGGTTGGGCGCACCCGAGTGGAGGGAGTCCTGGTGGTAGCATACCGGGCACACCATCCCGATCACCGCGTCCGGCCGTATCACGCGCGTGCAGATACCGGTGACCGAAAAGTTCGAGGCGGACCGCTCGTTGTGGCCATCGAGCTCGGCGCGTTTCAGCGTATCACGGCGGTCGCGAGCGGCGTAGTCCTCGGGCATCGGGCGCATGCGTTAGTCCTCGTCATCCTTACCAGCTAGCGTCGCCAGCGCCGAGCGATCCGCCTCGTTGGCGTCGTTGGCGTCGTTGGCGCCGGTGCTGAGGTACGTCGTCACGATCGTTTCGAACGTCGTGCCCGACGCGGCGAGCCGGAACGGGCTCGGCCCGATCGGTTGGTAGGGCTCGGCGGTTGTGCTATCCGGGGCGTAGGCCGCCGCGTCGTCTATGCGCTCAACGGCGTCGATGACGTCGGCGCGGATCACGCTGGCGGCGTACGTCCAGCCGGCTCGCACGTACGGCGGCAGCGCGCGCCAGAGCCGCGCCGGCTCGAACGCGGTCGAACGCCCGCGAACCGTCGCCTGGTACGCCTGGTAGGCGAGCCGGCCGCGTCGGTCGGCGGCGGCGTCGTAACCGGCGAGCAGCGGCGGCTCACTATGAGGCTCATCATCCGCACTGGGCAGGTAGTCGAACATCGGTCTCCTAATACCTTCTAGTCACGATCCAGCGGGTCGTCGATCGTGCCGCGAGCGTCGTGATAGCGCGGTGGGCGCGGCGCGGTCGCCAGCGTGGCGTGAACCTGCGCGGCGGCCAGCGCCGTTCGCGCGTCGTCATGCGTCATTTGATCCAGCTCGCGCATTTGATCCAGCTCGCGTAGGATCCGCTCGGCATGGCGGTAGTGCTCCTGCGGGGTCACCGGATATCGCCGAGGTCCGCGTAACACGCACACCGTAGGCCTTCGTACGTCGTTAGTAAGGCGGTCCAGGTCAACGTACCGCCGCCCTCACCGTCGGCGAGTATCACACATCGTGTCGGTGGGTGATACGCGCGGCCGTGGTGCTCCACGTGCCAATGAAGATTAGCAAGCGCGGTAAGCAGCTCAGGCTCGGTGTACGTTCGGATCACCGGTCGCCTCGAGGGTCATCGAGTACGGTCACCTCGACGTGGTTTGTCACAGCGTCTATCAGCGCCTCTCCGACGTCGTCGTCGTGCATGTCCAGCCACTCACGGCGCGTGATCCGGGTGGACACGTCGTAGTAGTAGGAAACGTTCTGAAGCGAGGAGAGGCGCACGTATACGTCCTCGTCCAGCCAGGCGGCGTAGCCCGCGCAGGTCCGGCCGGCGTGCGCGTCACGCTGCGCGGCGGGCACGCCCAGAAAGCTGGTGTGGCACTCGCAGTCGCAGTCTGGATCGCACGTGAGTAGAAGCGGGGCGTAGTCGTCGCGGCTCACGTTGGTATCCTACGGCCGGTCGGCCCGGTGCCGGTGTTACTCGTTCACGCAGACGACGTAGACGTCCATCGACTCTTCATCTTCATACGCAGCACCCTACCGGTCGGGAACCCAGCGGCCGGGTAGGCCGCTGGTACCCCGCGGGCGATCGTGGTGGTAGTACCAGGTGCGCTCAGGCGGTGGCGGCGGCGGCGTTGCCGGGGCGTTAGGGCACCTGGTAGCTGCCGTGCAGGAAGTACGTGAACGCGTCGGTGCCGGTGCCGTACAGGACCTGAAGGGCGCCGGTCGGCGTGACGGCCAGCTGCGCGGTACCGGCGGCGTGGTTGCTGCCCTTCAGGAGGCAGACCACCGTGAACGTATCGGGCCACGCGGCGGGGTCGGTCAGCTGGCCGCAGGCGACTCGCGAGGCGACGCCGCCGGACTTCGGAATAACGCCGCCGCGCAGCGAAACCGTGTTGCCGTCGACCCGGTAACGCGGCACGTAGGTTGCGTTGGCGGTGTAGTCGGCGCCCATCACTACGGCTGACCAGGGCACGAACGGCGGCCGATTACCGGTGATTAACGTAGCGGTGCGGTCCCAGTAGTTGGTCAGGAACGCCGCGTCGGCGGTCCAGCCGAGCACCTGGTTGCCTACGATGGTGGCGCTGGCCGGGACGCCGGCCAGGCCGTACAGCACGATGCCTTGGTGAAGCGGGCGACGCGCGTCTATGGCGGAAACGGTGTTGCCGGTTACCACGCAGTCGCGTGGTGCGATGGTCCGCGTCGGGTTGCCCGATACCAGCGCGATCCCGGTCACGCACGCCGTGACGTGGTTCCCGGTGATGGTGATGCGCTCACCGCCGTGCGTGTCGATGCCCTCCCAGTCGATGAGCGAGACGTGGTTCGAGGCCACGATGCAGTCCCGCGTCCGCGCCTCGTCGTCGTCGTCCAGGTCGGTCAGCGCGATCCCGTACGTGTTCACCGGCTGGCCCGGGCCGTCCAGCAGCGGCGCGTCGAGCACGTGGTTGTGAGAGACGGTGATCCGGCGGCCCGAGATGATCATGACACCGGAGTACAGGTAGCGCTCGATGCGGCAGCCGGTGACCTGGGAGTCGTGACACCACTCGAGCCACACGTTGTCGGCGCGTGAGCCCTCGAGAACCAGGTCGCGGATCCGTAGTCCGGTCAGCGGACTGACGGCCGTGCCCACGGCGTGGACCAGGCGCTGGCCGGGGTCGTAGGCGTCGGCGCCGCCGGCGGTCGTCCCGGGCGGGAGCAGGTCGCGGCCGCCCGTGATCCGCAGGCCGGTGAGAGCGACGTCGTCGGCGGTGATCGTGAACGCCGGGCCTCCCGTGACCGTGAACCGGCCGCCGGTGACGCTCGTCAGTGGCACGGTGATCGTGACGCCTCCGCCGTCCAGCGCGATCGGCGGGTCGTCGGGCGCGAGGTCAACGACGACCTCACCGCCGTCCAGCAGGGCCGCCTCGAGCTCGGCGCGCGTCGTCACGTAGGTGGGCACGGCGGCGCCTCCCGGCTTCGGCTGGTCGTATCGATATCCAGCAGCGTACGGGGCCGGTGAGGCCGGGAGGGCCGGTGAGGCCGGAGGGTCACGGTCGTAGCGTCAACTAACGCGGGCGCGGGCACGCGGCCTCGCGCCCGGGCGGTATCCGGGTGATGCCACGCCGCCAGCCGCCACGCCGCGAGCACGACGGCGGCGAGCTCGCCTACGTCCAGCCCCCAGGCGATCGAGGCGGCGAGGCTGGCGGCGGCGGAGGCGGCGGTGAGAACCAGCGGGCGCACGGGCGGTCGGTGGGGCGCGGTGGCGGTGGTACGCTCGCGTACCAACGGCATCGTGCGGGTACCCACCAGCGGCGCCGGTGACACGGTCTCACGGCGGGAGAGGGCGGGGCCGGGGCCGCGCGGTGGCACGGGGCGCGGGGGGCGGGTGCACGAGGGGGAGCGGTGCTGGTGAGCGCGCGGGGTGGCGGGATCGCAGTGGCACGGGGTCCAGCAAGCACGGGGGCGGGGAGCGGCGGGAGCGGGAGCGGGCGGAGCGTTCACAGGGCAGGTCTCTTCCAGCATCGTTACGGCGGTTAGGAGGACGGGGTGCGGCCGGGGCCGGGGCCGGGGCCGGGGCCGGGGCCGCGCAGCCAGTTTACCAGCGGCAACGGTGTTATGGTGCTGTGCTACGGCGGTTGGCGGTTGGCGGTTGGCGGTTGGCGGTAGGAACCTACCGGCGGAACGCGCGGGCTAGGTATGACACGAGGGCGAGGTAGGCGACGGCGAGGCCGATGAGTAGGCCCAGCGCGAGCCACACGTACCAAGGCATCAGGTCACCGTACCGGAGGGGCTCACTCCGGGCGGCCGAACGCTTGATCACGTGCGGTGCGCAAGAACCGGATGAGGCGGTTGCAGCCGGCCCAGTCCAGCGTGACCCACCAGTCGGGTACCAGCGGCGTTGGTACGTCCTCACCGGTGTCACCGGCGGCGTGGGCGGCGTGTGTCGGGTCACCGTGCGCGGCGGCGCGTGGGCTGAGCTGCACGAAACCAGCGCCGCGCGAGCGGTGCACGGCGATGCCGCGTTGGCCCGGTACACAACGCGGAGCGGGGCCGTTGTCGAGGGGAAGGTTCTCTACGTCCGTGGAGAAGACGGTGTCACGTGGCACGGCGTCGCGCCTTTCATTAGGTGACCATCGCGGTCAACCTGAGACGATAGCACGGTGCAATTAATCATAGGTGAAAACATATCTATTAATCATAGGTGAAAACATACACACAAAAAATATCTGGGGCTGGTTTTAATCATAGGTGAAAACATACACACAAAAAATATCTGGGGCTGGTTATGGACCCGCCGGCGTTGTCGATCAAGAAATCAAGATCAACCGTTCACAAGATCAAATTACATTTGCTAAAGCAACACACCCGATTTGCTTTAGCAAAACCGAACTATTGATCTTAGTTGACTGATAGACTGATCGTAGATCAAACGAACGGAACGAACAGACAGACAGACAGACCGGACCGTAGACGGAACGAACGATCGAAGGAGTAGATCTTGAGGAAGTTGATCGTTGGTATCGCGATCTTCAGCGCGACTACCGCTGGCGGAATCGTCTGGGCGGGCGCCGCGATAGCGCGACCGGCAGACAGCGGACCGGTCCAGCTGGACCGATACGACCGGGGCGCTGGCAGCTACGTACCGCGTCCGGAGGACAGCAACGGCTGGGTCTGCCGGCTGGACGGCGACCGCGACTGCGGCGGCGTCTGGTTGGAGCGGAACGGCTACTGATCGACCGGTCCGTTGGACAGCGCGCGACGCGCGTTGTCCGACGAATCGGCCGACCGTCGGCCGGGGAGTGGCTGGCCGCCAGCGGCGTAGCCGCTGGCGTCCCGGCGGGAGCCAGAACGATCTAGGAGGAACGAATGACCGAGGAGCAGATCCAGGCGTGGCTGCACAAGTACGCGTGGCTGGGCACCGAGGAGGAGCAGAACCTCGAAGTCGCCTGCATCATGGCGCAAGACGACTGGAAGTACCTCGAGGTGCGGAAGGAGCACCTACGCGCCCAAGCCTCAGGCGAGGAGACCAACCTCGAAGAGCAAGTGGACGAGTTCGCGTTGTCGGCGCTCTACGAGTGCCACGACGGCCCCCACCTGGACACCTGCCCACGAAGTTGATCAGCTTCGGGCGCCGCCGATCGGGCGGCGGCTGCCCGTGGAAGATCAAACCGCCCAACATCGGGTGCGGTTTGCACAAGCAAAGGATAGGAATCGATCTTGCCCAAACGGTCTATTGATCTTAGTCGTGTGCTAGACTGATCGTAGATCGGAACGACGGAACGAACGACCGAACGGATGTGATCAACTTGCTACAGATCGCGACGCGCGAACCAACCGAACAGCAGCGCGCAACAGCCAACGATCTTGAACTGACGTTGGTAGCTGACAACGGATCGCGGTCAACGCGCTGGATCAAACGCGACGCGCTACGCCGCGCGCAGCAAGATCCAGAACTGTACGCCGCGATCGCGACAGCCGTACAAGACTTGATCAACTCGTACTGATCGACGGAACGGACGACGAACGTGCAGACTAACCAACCGGAATTTCGGTACAGCCGCGATGGCACCTATCGACTGCCGCCAACCGCAACACACCCGTTCGGCGGCCGACCCGGAAAACCAGCGTCGCGTAGCGGACAGCTGTGCCCGTCGTGCGGACTGACACGCAGCGTCGCGAACCGTTGCGACTGCAATAGCTGATCGAACGAAAGGTGATCAACTCGTACTGATCGGTCGGTTGGCGCTGGTACAGCCGCAACGCGGCTGTGCTGGCGGGAACCGAAACGATCAACATCGGAGGAAGATCAAATGAAGTACAAGATGGGTGACCACATCACCTTGACTGAGTTCAACAACGGTGACGAGGTCATTCCCGAACAGCGCGCCGAGGTGTGGGACGCCGAGATCGTCAACGACACCCTCCTCGTTCGGTTGTTGGAGTATGACCGCTTCCAGGATGACGGTATCCGTGAGGTGACACTCGATCAGATCAAGATCGACTGATGGCGCTCGCGAAGAATCAGTGGGTGGTCTTTCCGACCAACCACGACACGATCGCGGACGGCGTCGACGGCAAGATCGGGCGGGTCCTGAGGCTGACGGCCTCGGGGCGCGGCGTGGTCGGCACCGACGACGGTGAGGAGTACGTCGTCGACGAGACCGACGTGCGGGTCCTGGAGGACTAGTCAGTTGCATTAAGCGACCGACCGGCGGACCGACTCAGTTGCTTTAAGCTACCGACGCGCTGACCAGCGCGCGGCGCGCCCGGCTAGCCCGGACGCGGCGCGGGAAGATCAGCAACCCGGCTAAAGAATCTTGTAAATGCCGGGTCGATTTGGCCCAACGTGTGCTAGACTGAAACCAACGGCGGAACCGAACCGCCGAGGAACGAAGGAGAGAACGATGACCGTATCGATCAACACCAACCTGCCGCCCGCGGTCGAACAGGACGAAGGCAAGCGGACCGCCGTCACCGGCGTGCTGACCAAGCTGGGCGAGCTCGGCTGGACGCGCCCGGCCATCCGCGAGGCGCTGGCGCAGCTGGGCAACCCGCTGACGGACAGCGCGGTGTACCGGGCGCAGCGGGACCGCGTTCACACGCGCGAGGTGCCGATCTGGGCCGAGTTCTTCAAGGCCGTCGACGACGGCGTCGTGAAGGCGCCGGAGAAGGCCGGCAAGATCGACGTCAAGGCCGTCGTCCAGCGCGCGGCGCAGGCCGCGAAGGTCCTCGCGGACCTCGGCGACAAGCCGACCGCGAAGCTCATGCACGAGGCGATCGCCAAGGTCATGGAGCTTCTGCCGGCGCCCGCCGTGGACGAGTCGGTGGCCGAGCCCGCGCCGGAGCCCAAGAACGACGCCGGTGGCGAGCAGGGCAACGAGCCCGAGGCCAACGGCGGGCAGGCCGAGGTCGCCTGACACCCAGGCGGTCGGGGCCGGGCGCGCAAGCCCGGCCCCAGGCCGCGTGGGTTCAGACGGAACCCCGGAAGGAACGAAGCGACCGATGACACAAACGTACACGCCCAACGATCGTGACCAGGAGGACCAGCAGCCCGCGCCGCTCAACGGCCAACCAACCGGCGACGGTCCAAGATCAGAAAGGTTGAACGATGCAGACCCAGTTCGACAAGGAGGTGTACGAGTGCACCGGAACCGCGCCTCCGTACGCCAAGGATCACTGCCGCGTGTGGGACCCGGACAACCAGCCCAGCGTCCAGCGGGAGCTCGAGCGTGATCCGGACGCCTACAAGGACCGGATCTTCTTCACGATCCAGAACGGCATGACGCTCAGCATCCCGGGCGTGGGCAGTGCCCCGCTTCACACCGACATGCTCCTGTGCAAGAAGCACGCCACGCGGTGCGTGGAGCTCTACGGACCACCGAGGGAGGCCTAGTGACCATCCCACTGCCGGCGGACCGCGTGCGACGTGCGCGGTTCGTCCTCGGCACGGTGATCGCCCGATGGATCGAGAACGATGACGATGACGAGGAGATGTCCTGATGAGGAAGTGCAACTGACCAGCCGCAACCCGCGGGTCAAGACTAACAAGGAGAAGTTCGTGTACGTTCAACCCAACTTCGCCAGCAAGGCCGCGCTCAAGCGTGCCCTCGCCTCAGGTGACACGGTCACCGTGTTCGCACCCGGCCTCGGCCAGCCCGTTCAGAACGGCATCGAGACCATCGAGGGACCGCACTACCCGGCACCTCACACGTGGTACGCCCGCGTGAACGTGGTCGACGGCCGTGTCACGAAGCTGATCAAGTGACCCGCCGAGGCCGCTGACTAGATCAACTTCCGACCGGTCCGATCGTCCAGCGGCGCCGGCGCCAGCACGTCAGCCGGTGCCGCTGGACCGGTCGAATCGGCCGCCGAACGGCGACCGTCGTCACGCCAATTGTGCTACGCTGGCGTTTACGACGGAACGAAACGGAACGAAAGATCAAACGAGGAGTTAACGTGAACGCACCACGCGCTACCGCCGTCGAGTTCGGCCACGTCGTCGCCGGACACGGCGAGCTCGACGTGAAGCTCTACGAGGACCAGAACGACGCCCGGCCGTTCACGCTCTACGGCACGTTCTACCAGGACGCCGTCGACGAGTCGTTCGACGACCCGACAGAGCTGCTCTGCTACCTCGCCACGCTGGTCGCGGTCGCGGACGACGGTCCCGATACGCAGCTGGCCGTCCACTCGGTGGACGAGGTCGCCGTCGAGGGTCACCACTTCATCCACGCTGTGACGCGGTGACGTCACCCGAGCAGGACGAACGACGCCTCAGGCTCAACGCGTTGTTCGAGCGCTTCAAGGTTGACGCCGCCGTCGACGCCACGGTGCGTGGTCCCTCGGTCACCCGGTACGAGGTCCGGCTCGGTCCTAGCACGCACGTGCGGGCAATAACC